AGATTTGATTTAAATCAACAATCATCAGACGATTTGCGTTGATTACAGAAAAGTGTAGAATTAGATGTTGCTAAACAAAGTAAATTGATTCATCCATTGGAAGAAGCTAACTATGTTTGTGCATTGCCATCTGATTATATGCACATGCTTAACTGTATGGTACATTTTTCAAGTAAATGTAATGTTCCTGTTCCAGCATCAAAATGTAAAATAATTGATGATGATGGATTAAATGGTACATTTTCTTTATGTAGAAGAATTACTGCTAATCAAATCCCAGCTGTATATCAAAACGCTTATCTTAAGCCAACATATAAGAGACCTTATTATTATATAAATACATCTGGAGATGGTGGAAAAATAACGGCACAATTAGAAGAAAAAGCAATTTTAGATCCTTGTGGATTGGAATCTTCCGATTGCATTTCTCCAGCATGGCAAGATGATATTAATCAGATATTAAATCCTTGTACAGATTCAAATATTCCTTGTAATTCTGGAAAACTAATGGAAATTAGATGCGGAATAAATAAAGGATTTTATCCAGATGTTGCCTATGTTGATTATTTAAGATATCCAAAAATAATCAATTTGACTTGAGAAGACACACAAAGCGTTGAAGATAATACTGATGTTTGTGAATTTCCAAATGCAGTTGCTTATGAAATAATAAATATATTTGTTAAACTATTATTTGAAAATGCAGGCGATGAACGATTACAAACACATTTTGCAATCAATCAAACTGTTGGAGGAATTCCTCAAACTGAAAGTAGTAAATAATTATTAACTCTTAAATTTAGAAAATCATGTTTAATTACACACACGAAGTTATTATTAATAGCAATGTTGGCACTCTAACAGGTGGAAAGCGTATTAGCACTTATGAAGATGAGGCACTTGGCGTAAAGCATCTTGTTATTGAGCGTGCAGGTGATTATCGTGCAGACCTTATCTTCCCTCGTGGAGAAGGTGTTGTGTTCAAGACACCTGGTTATGCAGGAACTATTGCTACTGCAACTATTGCTGCACCTGCTTCACTTACTGCCGGTGACGTTCTTCAGTTCTCTGTTTTTGTTAAGCTACTTGATCCTGCAGCAATTGCAGAATATGCTTATCCTAACTGGGCATCTTTTGGTAAGCCTATTATGGTAGGATTTACTCACAAAGATGGCGGAGTTTTTGCTGATGAACTTATTGCTGCACTTAAAGATGCTATTCCTTATAACAATAAGTTTATCACTGTTGCTAAGTCCGGTACATCTGTAGTTCTTACTGCATCTATGTACGGTATGGAATTTGGCGACGTCAAACTTGAAAAACTTGTTGATGGCGCTTGTGACGGATGTTCTTTTGATAAATATGAACCTGTTACTGTAACTGTAACTAAGGTTGCAACCAAGGTTCCTTTCGGAACTGGAGAAAAGCTTGTTGAGAACTATCGTTTCCCTACTTATGGCAACGTTCGTTATGCAGCTCTCAATTCTGATGAGACCCCTGTTCCTGGAGCAATTTACACCATGTACTCTTTCTCCTACGATTCCCCTCGTCCTGGATTTGGAGGTCTTTCTGGTGTTGGTCAGAAAGTTGACGCTGTTACTCGTCATATTTACTGGGTTAAAAGTGATGTAGTTTCTGATTTCGATGCTGCTCTTACTGAGCTTGGAATCACTCCTACTACTCCTTCCGCATAATTATAAATAGATATACCTTAATTGGAGCGGGTGAGGCTTTCTCGCTCGCTCCTTTTTAATTTATAAAGTCATGGTTCTTGATAAATTAACATCTGCAATCTGGAATGACATAGAAGGTGGTCTTTCCAACATGAATGCCAATCCAAATCTATCATTAGAACAATTGGAGGATGAAGTGATAGAGACAAGAGAAGCAGTTATTAAGGAGTGGTATCTTAAAGGTTTACTTAAACCCCATGACTTAATGCTGTCTATAAATTGTATTGATGTAAATTGTGGCGATCCCGCAAAATGTTGTACAACATCTTCTGGTAAATCAGAGGCACATTTTGAAATACCAGTTCTTATGAACGATTTAGGTGTAGATGCAATAGATTGGATTGGAACAATTGATAAAGAAATACGTTATGACGTCTATTTTACAAGAGACGCTTTAAAATATAGAAAATACAAATTAAGAGGTGCGCATAAACCATATGTTTTTATAGATAAAACTCCAAATGAAAATGGAATGTATGATGGTTGAGTTTTTAACGCACCTTTTGTTAAAAAGCTTTCAATAGTAGCAATATTCAAAGATCCAAGACAATTAGAATATTTTAATTGTTGTAATCAAAGTGATTTTTTAGAAATAGGATCTGTTACTAATGAAGTTAAAAGAAGATTAACTGAGCAAAAAATACGCTATTATAGAGGACAGAATGCTCAAGTTTTACCTAATACGCAAACTCCTAGATAATGGCAAACTTACATAATTTTAATGCGGCATATGGACTTGCCGACTCATTATATGGAATCACAGCAACAGAAAGTGATTTCGAAGATATTGCATTAAATGGATGAGAAAGAATTGGAAATAAGCACACGCGTCTCTACAGATATGTTGGTGATGTTGTAAATGGACAATTAATTCTTCCATGTAATGTAGACGTTATAGAATCTGTACATGTTCCTATTCCAGATGCACAAGTTACTAGTAATCATGCAGATTTAAATTACATTGACTCTTTGTGAACAGAGGGTTATATTGATTTCTGAAAAAGAAATGAAGACCCTTATTTTGCAAGAGGTAAATATGTTAAATACAATGAAGGCGACGGTGTGCTTTATTTTACGCACGATTATAAGCATGTTATGGTTATTTATCACGGTATTATAGTAGACGAAGATACCGGATTACCTTTATTAAATGATAAAGAACTTGATGCTGTTGCAGCATATGTTGGTTATGTTTTACTTCGAAAAGAAGGTATTAGAAAACGTGATAGTGATGCTTTAAAATTAGCACAAGATGTTAAAGGCGATTGGTTACGTTTATGTAATGCTGCTAGAGTTCCAGAACATTTTAGTCAGAATGATATGGATAGGATTCTGGACGTTAAAGTTAGATGGAATAGGAAACAGTTCGGAAAATCAGAAAAACCGATATTATAATGAATTACAAAACTGGTTATTGTTTTACATCTAAAGATTTGTTTGAAAATTGAAATTGATTGTCTCTTGGCATAAAGAAAAACATTTATTATAGAAAATATCATTGCAAATGTTTAGAGCATTTTATATCTCAGATATTTTTATACTTTATGTATCTTGTTTTATTGGACATAATTCATAACAATGTTACATTTATGCTTCCGTTAAAAGGAAATAGACACGCAATGATACACGTAAAAGTGTTTGATGGTGATCAATTTCAACAAATGTATGCTGGAGGAAAATTTATGGGTATAGATTTTCTAAGTTCTCTATTTAAAGGATATCAATTATTCTTTTCTTATAATTATCGTGGAGGAGAACGAGAAAAACCAATATACATAAATAAAAAAATGAAAGAATTGTTTTATGGTTATATAAATTCAGGAAAAGAATATTACTAATGGAAATTACAAAGTGTGATAAATATTATGACGCAATTATAGAACGGTGACCAGAATTAACATATAAACAAATAGACAAAATAGTCAAACATGGACTTTCGTCATTATATTTATATAATCTTTATGGAGGAGATGTTTTATTAAAAAGTCCAAACTATACTATGTATTTTGGTAAACTTTTTAAGAGCAATAAAGTATTTTATAAATATTGGCAAATTAAATGAAAAATTAAACTCAGAATTAAATACAAGAAAGCAAAAACAAAGTATGACGGTTATTATTATTTTGGATTAACTGATGATGAATTTAAAAAATATAAATCCAAAATAAAATCTACTGGAAGAAGAAGAACAAATTTTAAATTTGAAAGTTTATATATGTTTAAGATATTAGACGAATTACTTTTACATAAGGAATTTAAGCATATATTTAAAATAAAATATCCAGAAGATTGTGGTTTTACTATGTTTAAAAAGGAATGAGTTGCGAAGGATTTTGACTATATATTAAAAAGAAATAAAGATAATTTTATAGAACCTGTAAGTTATGAGCAAACAAACAGTAACAAATACGTGAAGCGACGGTTTAAATAAAGATTTAAATCCAATAATCACTCCAAATACGGTTCTTACAGACAATTTAAATGGAACATTTATTACCTATAACGGCAATGAATTTTCGTTGCAAAATGATATGGGTAATGTCTATACAACAAAATTATCAGACGGATTTTATCCAATTGGAATGGCAGAATATGGTGGTATTGTTTATATTGCATCCATAAAAAAATCATATAAACGATACTTGAAAGCTGATGTAGCATACAACAATAAACTTTCAGATGTTGTTAATCAAATTGTCATTAACGTAAATAGTTTAGACCAATCTTTAAATTTTAAAGAGGAAGATGCTAGAGCAATTTTAAACGATAATATTGGATTAGAAGCTTCAAATCAACACTTTGAAGATATTGTTTTGCAAGCGTTAAATTCTTCAAATGTTACAAACATTGAAGCGTATGATAAAGAAGCATCTACTTTTGAACTCGGTTCGTTTCCGTCTTTGTCTCCATCTGCTTTAAATATTTCCGGAATATCAAATTCTACTGATTTTTATAGCACAGATGAAATAGATTTTGAGTATAAGTATCGTCCACTTCAGAATTTAATTAAAGTAGAAAATGGAACGGAAACAATCGCTCCTTTTCGTACAGATAATTTATCTAATTATGATTTACAACATCCGGTATCAATTGATGTTCAGTCATCCTATGATGGTTCAGTTAATTTAATATTATCTGATAATTTAAATCCTCCAAGATTAATTAATTCTGGATTTGCTGTATTAGAAAACGGAAAAGGAAGATTTGTAAAAAGAAATCAAAATAATAAAACCAATTATTATAATGAAGAATTTGTAGAACAATTAACAAAATTAATTAATTCTACAACACATTTACCTATTATTGATTTAGGAAGTGATAATAATGATGGCGTTACATCTGGCGGGCAATTAAAGTGTGGTAATTATACATTTTACTTTAGATTTGCTGATGAAGATGGAAATAAAACTGATATAATAGCTGAATCAGGAATTGTATCTATTTTTAAAGGCACTGTTTGTAAACCAAATACAATTTCAGGAGGATTGTATAATGAGCTAACCGATAAGATGGTTACTCTTACAATAAATGGCGTAGACACATCTTATTCTAAGATATATGTTTCTTACGTAAGAGAGTTTTGTGATTTAAATGGTTATCGTTTAACTGAAGCATACAACATTGTAGAGCCTTTTACCATTACTTCTTTTAAACAATCAATAACTATATCTGGATTAGAGAACATAGAAAGTATATCTATAGAAGATCTAAACATTAAATATTTTAATATCAATTCAAATAAAGCTACTACACAACAACAGAATATGTTGTTTCTTGGAAATGTTGATATTAATGAACCAGATAGTAGTGATTTACAGAAATTAAGTTATGAAATTATAGTTCAAACAAAACTTGGTGATGATATTGGAGATGTTAATCCTATAAATTATAACACAAATCCTACCAATCCAGATACTGAACGTAATAAATATGATGCAGAATATTATAATCCTAGAAATATATATTATAGATTAGGATATTGACCAGATGAATTATATAGATTTGGGGTAGTTTATATTAAAGCTGATGGATCAACAACATCTGCATATAATCTAAAAGGTTGTATATTTAATTCCACCAAAGAAACTAATATGTCAAATGGTCATATACCTGGTTATACTTCCAACGATGGTATCTTTGTAACTGGAACAGATGATAAAAAAGGTGATAATATAGTAGGTGTGTTTAAAACTCCGGACAACATTGAGATGCTTACTACTTCAAAGGCTTTATGTTTTAATTTTGAAATACCAGAAACAACATGTGAAAAGTTGCGTAATATTGGTGTTATAGGATATTTTATTGTTAGACAAAAAAGGATTCCAATTACATTATGTCAAGGTTTTGGTGTTGGAATAAATAAGGATTCTTTTATTCCAACCATTAAATACAATAACCAAGGTTATTATGCGGAAAGCTTTATTACAAAGGAATCTGAATCCTTAGAATATAACCCTATAACATCTGATACGTCTGGAACAACTGTTTATGAAAATTCAAAAAATGTAGGTTTTTATTTTAACATTAGTGACCAATACGTAATAGACGAATTAGTAACATTTATAGTAATTCCAATTGTAACAAGAGATCATACAGAATACACGGTTAAAATAATTGGTCCAAACAAAGATGAAAACGATAAAGTAATTCGTGGAGAAGAAGATGTTGTTTATAAGACAGTAACAGCATATGATCGTCAGCGAGCTATTGATTTGGCTATAGACTATTGTAATGAAAATAATTATAAACTAATTGATAACTACATACAAAGTACAAATTCCTATAATAGAAATAATTTAAAACAAGAACAGCAACGATTACAAAATGATGTCAGGGATCGTTTTTTAACAGAAAAAGAATTGCAAAAAAATTCATTTGGATTACTTTCTGTAGAAGCTAGTGTAAATCCAACAATTCAATCAATGTTGAACGGTTCAGAGTTTGAAATAAGAACAAGGGTTGGAGCTGCTATGCGTAAAGATAATCAAATATTTACAGCAAGTCCAATATACCCAAGTCACAGTAATAGTAAAACTGCAAAATTAGTATATTTGCCAAGCGGAACACAATTAAAATATGTAGACAAATACGGATTTTCTAATGTGGTTGGAGATGGAATAAATGTAGATCAATTTGGTTTTCTTAAAAATAGAGAAAATTCAGAATATAAGAAAAATCCAGATGTTGTTAGAGGTACTTTTACACCATATATAGGAGGTATATCTGAAAACAGTAATAATTTTATAGGTTATGTATCTGATATACGTGTACCACATGACTCAACATATAAAAATGATATTATTGCTAGAGCCAACGATATGTCTGAATATTATGCTGTATCAAATAAAATGAGTATATATTACCCTATGGATGTCTATAGAGGGGATTGCTATAAGAATACAGTGTCTATTAGAATGCATAGAAACTTCGTTGACCCAGTTGCTCCTATTGCTGACAAAATTGTAAAAAAGGATTGTTGAAAGAACAATTATTATGGATATGCTAATATTAAAGGAAAAGATGAAGAAACATCTACAAAAACAGATTGAACCGAAATAAATCTAACAGATTTAAATACAGTTTCTCTTGGGCATTGAGTTACATTTAAATGTTTAGCAAATACAAATTTAGGCCTTCGTTCTGAAGATACATCAAATACGTCAGAAATGGCCTTACTTGGAAATGCTAGAAGTTTTTATCCATTAACAGCAGCATCTACTGTTACTGCAATGAAAGTTCAAGATTCTACATTGTTAAACGATGGTTATAGTGCTACCGTTGGAAGAAAAAGATATACAATTAAGCCCAAAACACCATATGATAAGAATGAATTTTCTAATAGAATTATGTTTAGTAACATCTCTATTACAGATTCGTTTACAAATGGGTATCGTGTATTTCAAGGACTGTCTTATCAAGATTATACAAAGCAGTATGGTGCTATAATTAAATTGTTACCTTGAGGAAATAATATTTTCTGTGTATTTGAACATGGAATAGCAATAGTGCCGATTAATGAAAAAGCATTAATGCAAACGACAACTGATCAATCTATTCATATATATGGACATGGCGTTCTTCCAGATCAACTTTCTGTAATTTCTCAAGATTATGGTAGTATTTGAGCAGATTCTGTTATTAGAACTCCAATTGGAATTTATGGAGTTGACACTACTGCAAAAAAGATTTGGAGATTCTCAGATTCTAATGGATTCGAGACATTATCAGATATGAAAATTCAACGTTTCTTAAATGATAATATTAATTTAGGACTAACACGGCAAGAAAATCTTGGAATTACAAATGTAAAAACACATTTTAATAACTATAAAGGTGATGTCATGTTTACATTCTATCATACAAGTTATGATGAAACTAATCAACCAGTTAAGAAAGAATGAAATATGTGTTACAACGAAAGACAAGGTTTGTGAGTAACAAGATATGATTGAATCCCAATTTTTTCTGCGAATGTAGACAATGTTTTCTATTCTATTCCTTTAGAGTTATATTCAGATAATAATGATTTTTCTATTTGAAAACATGGTAGGACTGGAATAGATTCTTTTGGATTTAGACCAACGTTATGATACGGAAAGCAATATTCTTTTGAATTTGAATTTGCCATAAAAGATCCTGTTGGATTACACAAAATATTTGAAAATTTAGTAATAACATCCAATAATGTTCAGCCAAAAGAACTCGAATTTCAAATTATAGGGGATGCTTATATGTTTAACAAAGCCAGAATTTATCACGACGCTAAAAACATATATGGTAATTATGGCGAAGACAGACCTTATAAAATGGATTGGAATGGCTTTACAAAAGATGATTTTTCTATTTCCAACTTTAAACCTATGTTTTATAATGCAAGAGTTGAATATGATCCTGTATTAGATGAATATAGTATGATAATATCTCAACAATGTAAGAATAAGGAAACATATGGTGTACGATTAGGAAATATTCAATATAAAGAGGATGGATGATATACTAATATAGAACCACTTAGATATAATGTTAAACTTAATCAGCAATCTGCTACAGAATTTAGTGAATCTGATCCTTTTGCGTCTGCAAAGATCAGAGACAAATGGTTAAAAGTTAGAATTAAATATGCTGGAGACAAATTAGCAATTATTAGTGGTGTAACAACGTTTGAAAATATGAGTTATGCTTAAAATACATAAACAATTAACATCAGATCCTTTACAGAAACGCTCTAACATTTCAATATATCCGAGTGGATATGGTATGGCATCTCCAAAAATGCAATCAGAACAAAAGAGGTTTGAGCAATTAAGCAAACAATTTAATGGCATGAAATCTAATCCTGAAACCACACAAGGTGGAAATAGTGCAAGTGCACCAGGATGGATGGGAGTTGTTACTAATGGAATTGGCGCAATAACAAAACCGTTCACTCAAATGAACAAAACAGCAAATCAGACTTCTTTATCAATTAGAGATACAATATCTGATGCAGCAATTCAGTCTGGAAACCCTTATGCTATGGCCATCGGTGCAGCTACAAAAATTGTAGATGCGATAGGTGATGCTACAGGATTTCATATTGATGATATCGACAAAGATGCTGGAAATCGAGCAGGAGTAAGTGGAGGACTTAGATTCTTAAACAATGCTATGAATGCTCTTCCTGGAAATAGTTTAATTATGGCTGCATTTTCTCCAGGAAAAACTAATGAGGCATCTCAATTAGATGAAAACGGTACATCTATTATGGCAGGATATTCTGGTTCGCAAAAAGATATTGACTCTGCAAAATCTCTTTCTGGAAAAAGAACTTTGTTTGGAATAGGAAGAAATAAAATGAACGATTTTATTGAAGATACTAATGCAGATGTTAAATTGATTAATCGTATAGGATATACAAATTCATTAGCCAAAAAATCTGATTATAATAGAGATTTAACTCAACAAAACTTAAACAGATATGCTGGAACCAATTATCAATCTTATTCAGTTGGTAAGAATGGAATGAAAATAATGTCAAGAAAAGAACTTCAAGACATATTAAAGGCAAAAAAGTTACAAAGTGGAGGAGTTATCGGAACAGATACAAACGTACTTCCGGAAGGAGCTTTACATGCAAGATTAAATCATCTGCAAGATTCAAATCCAGATTTAGAAGAAGCCACGCGTAAAGGCATTCCAGTATTAGATAAAGATGGAAATCAAGTTGCAGAAATAGAACGCGATGAAATTGTATTTCGTTTAGAACTTACTAAAAAAATAGAAGAATTGATGAAAGATGGTTCAGAAGATGCTATGATTGAGGCTGGTAAATTATTAGTGCAGGAACTAATAAATAACACCCAAGATAATACTGGGCAAATAAAAGAGGAGGATTAATATGGATTCTAAATATAATATTATATTAGCATTATTAAATGATATCACAAATAATCCATCTAATAAAGCTGGTTCTACTGCTGCAATAGCAGAAGCAGATATAAAGAAAGATGGATTGGATAGAAAAGATATTCATGAAATTGCAGCAAATTCTGTTTTAGACCAGATGGGAAATCCTCTTCAGAAAATTCAGTTTACCTTTGGAAATCATCCTGAATTAATTGAAGATATTTCTAAATGGGCAGAAATGGATGTCACACCAATTCTTCAATCTGATAGACTTGATATTATACAAGAAATGCTCTCTGAATATCTCAAAGAGCATAATATAAAGGCGTTTGGAGAAGGTGGACAGTTTGAATCCGATTTAGACATAATTCCTGTAAAAATTGGAGACAAAACATATAATCTTTTATATCTATATTCTGAAGAAGAAAAAGAAAAGGGACTTATGGATGTAGAAGATATGGCAGATAATGAAGGTGCTATATTTGATTATTCGGATGATCCACAAAATGATTTATCTTTTTGAATGAAAGATACAACGATTGCTTTAAGAATCTTATTTATAAATAAAGATGGAGTTGTAATATCTGCACATAATGGAGAACCTTTATCTGAAGAATTAATAAAAGAAGAATCTGAACCTATTTATTGAGTAATCGAATTAAATCAATCTGAACAAATACCTCAAGGTACTTACACAGACCTTGCTTTAAGAAAAGAACCTGATGCAGAACCTGAAGAAGACGATGATAATTCAGATGAAGATGAACATCCAGAATTAGGTGTAAATAGTCTTTATATATATGGCTCAAATGGAGAGGTTCAAGCTGAAATTCAGGCTGGTGCTAGAATATTTAGCAGAAAAGCAACTAAAGTAATTATAAGGAAAGCAAAACGTGCGTTCTTATCAAAATTAGATAAAGATTATAAATCATTAGGTCGTTATGTATTTAATGAAATTAAAGCACAAGATAATCGACCGATTGAATACGTTAATTAATTCTTACGATATATAACAAAAATGCCCTCCTATCTAAGACAGGAGGGCTAATAAAGAACTGATTTGGGTAAATATATTTAGTGTAGCCACATATTAGTTCGTCACACTCTTTTTCCAATCGTTCTAAGTGCAAATTTAGTTAAAATAATCGAAAATTACAAATTTATTTTTTAGTTAAAATATTTGCAAATATGAAAATAATTTACTATATTTGCGGGTGATTAATATGGAAATAAGAGAAGATAATATATAAACTTTTAAAAATTAATTTTTATGAAGCTAATTAAGAAATTTCAAGCTGGCGGTCCAATGGGTCAAGACGCTGGTGCTCAAGTTGATAATGGTGCAATGCAAACTGGTGCAGAACAAGACCCTATGATGCAGATTGTAGAAATGTTTGCACAAGGCCTTCAATCTCAAGACTGTAATCTTTTAGCACAAGGTGCTGAAATGTTTTTGTCATTAGTTCAAGAGGCTCAAAGTAGTGCAGAACCAGCAGGACAACCTGTATTTGGCAAAGGTGGAAAAATGGTATCTCGCAAACAAGCAAAACTTCAGCTTATTTGCAAGTAATTATTAGATTTAGAAACTTGACTCGGGATTGGGACACTCAGTCCCGAGTTTTTTAATTTATAATCGAATGAGTCAAGTTAAAAAATTACAAACAGGTGGTACTCCAGAAATTCCTGGCATAAAGCCTTTAAAATTTGAACCGATTCCTAAATTTGAACCAGCTAAATCAACAACCGGATCCCTTACAATCGATGGAAAAACATATGAAGCTACTCCAGAACTAATTCAAGCTTTGACATCACATCTTAGTGGTTTTGGTGAAACAGCTGCTCCTCTTGCAGGATTAACTGCCGCGTTACAAAGAGGAGAAAATGTTGTATATGATTCAATTGGAAACACAATTACTGGAATGTCTGGACAATGGACAGGAATTGATGATAAGGCTAATACAAAAAGAAATTCTGGAACAAGTCAATGAAGAAGAAATTGGCAAGCCACATTTAATACAGATGCACATAAGTTTAGAAATGCAGTAAAACTATTATCTGGATTTATATACAATCCTTCTTCTGAAGATACATCAAACCAAAATCTTAAGGATATATACGGCAATAATATTTGGTATAAATACGATGTTGGTGAAGATGGAAAGAAAACTTGGTTAGATAACGCTTCTGAAAATCTATCTATTGACCAAAGATTAAAAGATTGAACATCTTATTTAGGTGGGACAGATGACGATAGAAAAGGATTTAGACTCGGAAGTCAGTACGATGATCCTAAAGTAGAAGCAATTAAAAATCTATATTCAAGATACACTCCGGAAACTTGAGATGCTTATCTCAAAGAAATTGGAAATAGAGCAAAAACAGATACTCTTAGACCAGAAGATATTGCATTTCTTGCTAATTTTAATATTGTAAAACCTGACGAATATGCCAACCAAGGAACAGGTAACAGGTCTAGAATAACTTCTGCAGATAGAACTAAATGAAATAATGCTGGTTTTGGAGGACTAGCGGATTTACTTGGAGACCGTGCACATTTAAATGATGATGGATCTCTTTCTTTGAACGATGGAGAAAGTTGAGGATGAAATCTTGGCGATTTAGATGGAAGAAATATTTGGTTTAACGATGATTTCTATAAAAGTAGATATGGAGCAGATGGTTCATTTGACCCATTTAGAGGATTAACACTTTATAGAAATAGATTATATACATCTTCTAATCCTGTTTTGGCTAGAATTTTAAATTCAGAAGGTGGATTTAACTCTATGATGAAAGCTGGAAATTGAACTGGTGCAGATAATGAAATATTAACAAGATTTACAGATGCAGCAAGAGAAAATCCTGCGTATTTGCAAAATGATAGATATTCTACATTCTTATCTAATCCAAATTATAGATTTTCCGATTTGACTGGTCTAGTTAAAACACAAGACATGAACGAAGATGATCAAATAATCCAATACATCGATCTATCGGATGATTCTTTAGTTGGGCCATATCGTCAATATAGATATAAATATGCACTGCTTGATAATAGAGGTAATCTAAAGAAACAATTAAATTCTGAGGATTTGATTGATATTCAAAATGGTTCTTCTAGAGAAGGCGGATTAAATACATATAGAAGAATATCAGGAAACGAAAATCAGGTATATAATAATAGATATTACGAAGATATTCTCGATAAAAGCGGAAATGCAACAGGATTTAGATTTTATCGTAGTATATCAGATCCTAATGGAGATGTTATAATGCATATGCCAAAAATATATGCATCTGATGCTGAAGATAAAGATATCGTTCTTCCGAAAGAAGTTGCTCAAGTTTTAATGCAAAATAAGAATTGACTTCAAAATGTTGTTGGAAATGCTCAAAATAAAGAGAATTTTATGAAAATTATATCTGGACTTGTTCAAAGTTGGTGAGCTAAATCCGACAATCTTTGGTATAGAAATGAAGCGAAAGAATTAAGAAAAATGGGATTATCCGAAGAAGAGGTTCAAAAATTCTTACAAGCATGAAATCAAGCGAAACGAGGTAATCGTATGCAACGTAGACAAGATATGCTTGTAACTGCACCACAATTTAAAGATGGTGGTGTGATACTTGAACAATCTGGAGGTAGAGCAGGTGGATCAAAATCTGCAACTGGAGTTACAGAAAAACGAGTTAATACTATAAACACTAATCCAAATAATGCTGCAACTATAGGGGACAGTAAAAACTGAACAGATGCTGATACAAAAGATGTTGTTGCATTACTTGGTGATTTAGGTTCTCTTGGTTTAGCCTTTGTTCCTGGAGCTAATGTTGGTTCTGCAACAGTTGGTGCAGCATCATCTACAGCGAGATTTCTTGCTGATAAAGAAAGAGGCACAAAAGGCGCTGGATTAAATTATTTAGCAAACTTAGGAATGGATGCTGCTACATTACTTCCTCTTATAGGTGGTGCAAGTAAGACGGCAAAAACAGTAAAAGCGGTTAAGAACGCACTTCCATTAATAATTAAAGCCGCATCAGTTTACGGATTAGGTTCTGCAGTAGTTAATTCTGCAAATAAAATTGCTAATGGTGAAAACTGAACAGTTCGTGATGTCTCAATGGTTGTAAACGCTCTTACAGCCGGTGTTGGATTATCAAAGCAAGGTGGTCTTGGCAAATCTAAAGTTAAAGTAAAAGAACTTGAACCTGTCACATTAAAGAGTAAAGATGGAAATATATCCTTAACTTTAAACTCTGAAGAATTAAAACAGATTAAGGATCCAGACGCATTACTTGACGCAATGTTTAATAAAGCAAAATCATCTAATACCAATCTTACAAAGGAACAATTTGGTAAACAATTTGATGTAAATTCTTTACTTAAAACAGCAACTAAATGGAAACCTGGTTGGAGTCCTAAAAATTGGTTTAGAAAAGAGTCTGTAAAAACATTTAATCCAAAGGTAAAATCTGCAAAGCAAAACGTTGAAGCTGAAGAAGGTTCTTTTAAAGAGTGGTGGCACGGTGTAGGTAAAAAACAGCAGAATTATAACGAACAACTTAGAGGAAATACTACAAAAGAAGTTACAAATACAGAGCAAAGAATTGTTATTCCAGAAAATTCTAAACCTGGACTTATGGATTTAAATGTACCAGCTGTAGTAGAACAAGTTCCTGTTACAAGAACAATTAAATTACCACTACAAGGTATAGCTTTGCCCCAATGAATAAATGCATTTACTTCTGCAAATTATCAACGTAACAAAGATGTTCAACCATCAGGTGTAGTTATGCAACCTTTATATCAAAAGAAAGGTGGAAAAATTATAAAAGCACAATCTGGAACATTAACTGATAAAGCTATTACTGGAAATTCTCAATTCAAAGCAGTTCAAGATGCTCAGAAATGATTAAAAGAATCTAAGGCAGATGATTGGTCTAAAATAGAAGGTGGTAATTCAGGCTCTCAGTCAGATGAACCTGGAAAAGCATATAATCTAGATTTTAATCCTTTAATGAATTGGGCAAGAGCTGGAATATCTATGTTCGGAAGTGATAAGCAATTGAAAAATTGGCTAAATCGGCCAAGATATAGAATGCAAGCTCCTTTATTAAATGCTCCAAGATTTGTTAGTTCTGGCGCAGGTGATGCGTATAGACAGATGGCAAGTAAGCTTAGATTATACAAGCCTATTTCTTCAGATGCTACTGATGTAGATGCTTCACAAAGAGCTAGATCTGAGAAAGCATTAGAGCTTGAATTACAAGGTGTTTTAGCAGATGCTAATGACTTTAAAGAATATATGCGTGGATTGGATGAATTTAATAATAAAAATATTCTTCAATTAACAGATATTGCTAATCAGAATCGACAATTTGATTGGCAACACGATATTGAAGATGTTCAAATGAAAAACGCAAATATTGCCGAAAAATCTAAATTCTTTGACCAAGCTGCTTATGCAACTCAAGATTGATATTCTCGTCAACATGATCTTAAAAACGAAATTGCTGGGATTAATGACTATAATACGGAATTGAACAGATTACAAAATGAGTATATACTAGATCTTGCTAAGATAAACGCAAGACACAAAAATGATCCAGATAGTGATGCAGCTGCCCAAGAATTAGCCGCTCTTAGGAGTCAACTTCAAATGAAGCAAAGAGGATTGGAAATGTATCCAATGAAAGCTAGATTAGCTTTTCCTTTTTCTGCTAAACGTGGCGGAAAAATTGGAAAGGATTCAAAAGTAACTTATTCAAGAGATCCATATCCAGAACTGCTAATTCAGAACTCAAAAGACTCAACAAAATTAGTAGAGAAACTGAACGATTCAGTGATAAAACTATTATTACAAACAAAACCAATACATGTATCTTAAAAGGAAGTATCAAGTAGGGGGTATTGCATATACCCCCTATCTTCCTGCTCAAGCCGGTTCTCCACAAGAGAGTACTTCTAATTCTGGTTCGAGCAGTAAAAGTTCGCCAGAAAAAATAACTGGCACTATAAAAAAAGAAATTGTAGACTTATTAAAAGAAAATGGAATTCCAAGCGATGTTTCCACTTTTTTAAATACAGCTAATAAGTTTTTGTCAAAATCTCAAGCATTAAGTAATTATTCTATTTTTGGTGGAGACGACGATGATTATGATTTAACCGATTTAATTAAAATTCAACAGTTAGTTAATGATGTTAAATATAATAATAATCTTAAAAACGAAGCGCTTAAACAAGTAACAAAAGAAGCGGCTGGTTCAGAAGTTGCGTTAACGGATTCTGGACATATTTATGCGTATAATTCTGATGGTAATATTGTAAAACTAACGCCAAAAGAATTCAAGGAAAAATCCAATGATTATCGTGCTATTACAAATAATGAATTACTTTATTTAAGAGAGCATGAAAATGGATTAGCATTTAATACAGGTATATTAAATGATTTAAATAATACCATTGGTATGTCTACGATTACAAAGCAGTTGCGTGATATTATAAGTGCGTTTGGCTCTGATAAAGTGGGAGGATATACCACAAAAGATGCGGCTGTTAATCGTGGAATGCAGGCTTTAATGCAAGCAGGACCTGATGGTTACTATCAGTTTACAAATGAAGAGGAATTGCGAGATGTAAATAGAGCTCTTCGCTACTTATATAACAGTATGTCTGAAAATGCTAAAAATCTTCTTAGAGCAAAGACTGCAGTAGAAGGTGGAGATCCATCTGATCCAAATGACATTTCTAATCTGTTATTACAGGCATTATATGAGCATACTTCTAGAGAAACAACTGTTAAATTTGATAAATCCGCATCCGATTATGATCCACTACAAAGTGGAAAGAAAGGTGGATCTAAAGATCCAGGTGATCAATTAACTCAAAATAATTATTTACAAAGAGTTGGTTCTCTTCGTGGAGATAGAACAATTGTTTCTATTGCTCCAAGAGCAGCTAAAATTTCAGATACGGCAGCACTTACTGCTCCTGCATTTTCTTTTGGTGCTGTCATTGATAGAAGTAATAAACCTGTTGATAAAATGAGCCTTGCAGATCTTTTAAAAGAAGGTTGAGCATTTGCAGCAGGAGAACCAAACGATGTTGTATTTGGAAATAAATTACTTAAATCATGAGAACGTGAAGCTATTATGTTTGATGATAGTAGTAATTTAACCGCAGTAATGCTTCCTTATACAAATCAAGGTGGACATATTATGCCGGATTTTGATAAATTTGATGCTTTTAATAAACTTCAGTCAATTCTATCTAATAATTTATATGTTTCACAAACAGAATTAAATCAAGAGGCTAGAAAACTTGGAATCGATCCTTCTGAATTAAATTACGACCAAAAAACAAACACAATTACATTTAAGGATACTATGGCGTTTTTGACAGTTAGTGGATACGCTGGTGATGATACTCTTGATTTAAATAAAGAAAATAAACAATGATTAGAGAAAGTAGATAAATCTGATGGACAACATCTAGCTGATTTCTACAATAATATGGTTAAATTTGGAAAGCTTCGTCCAGCAAAGAAAGGAAATGTTGAAATTAAAGGATTCTCTAAATCTGAATCTGGTGATTTTTGGAGAGGAAACATTTTTATTCCTATGAAAAATGCTTTTAATGCAATGAATTTGAGTGGAATTGGAGAATACGTTCCTAAATCACAAGAAACTGATTTCTATGGTAGAGTTGCAGCAAGAGCACAAGAGAATGCAATGCTTCAATACCTTAAAGAGAATGATCCAAATTATGCTATAAATTCACAAATAGGGCAGTTTAGAAATGATTAGTAGTAAGAAAAATGACTGGGTTGCCATTAATTTAAACGCACCCGAAGGAATGTCTGTAGATGCTTTACATGGATATGGTATTACACCAGATAATACAGGTTTGCAATCTGAAGATTATTATAAGTCCCAAAAGCAAGTTATAAATACATTTACAGATAAAAATGGAAAATTTGACGAAGAGCGCTTTCATGCCTTTTATGAGAGCGCTCAGCGTTCATATAATGACTATCAAAAGGAAGATTTTACAAAGAAATTATTAGATGATATTGAGTCTTCACCTTATGACATATTTTCTCTTGGAGATGCTAACATAATGGACACTTCTGCAATAATGTATAGAAGTAGAGATCCACAAAGAACAACAATGGGCCTTGGCAATGTTTATGAAGTAGGCACTCCAACCTTCGATGTTAGAGAAGTTGCTCAAGCAAATAAAGCAAGAGATGAATATGGAAATGTTTTGGATTGATCTCCTAATGATAGAGGTAATCCTTTTAAAGGTTTGTTTAGACCTGCAATGGCACTTGCTACATGAGATGAAGACGAATATGATGATAATGGTAGACTTCTACATAAAGCTGGAGATCTTAAATACGATGAAAATGGAGATCCATTTTACGAAAAATTAGGAAAGAGAGAAGCTTACGGTAAAGAAACATTACATTATTGGGACACTATTACTAGAGACGATTCTGCTTGAAATAAAATAGATTTTATGGATAGTGACGGGCTTACTAAAAGTATTGGTGGTACAATCGCGAAAACTGCTTTTTCATTAGTTCCTTATTTTATTCCTGGAGTTGGAGAAGTATTTGGATGAATCGGTGCTTCTGTTGCATTAAGTCAAACATTGCCAGTTCTTGCTAAAGGTTTGGATGGTATTATAACCGGAACTACTGATAATGAATTCGGAAGAAATATGACTTGATTAGAGAATGTTACTGATAGATTTAGAACATCTCAATCAAGAGCTTCTATGGGTAAATTCCTTAGTATGGAAAATCTTGGGGATATTATCAGTTCATCTGCTGGTCAATTATTTCAACAGAGAATGATTGGACAAATTGGACAAAAACTTGTTAAATCTGGAGGCAATATGTTAAACGCTTCTAAGATTGGACAACGACTATCTCTTGGTTATATGGCTGCTACATCTGCAACAGATACTTATCAAACATTTAAAGAAGCTGGAGCTGATGATCGTACTGCTGGTGTTGCCGTGCTTGGTTATATGGCTGGTTTATATGGTTTAATGAACGTAGATTATTTCAAGGATATGTTGTTTACTAACACTTGGTTAGATGAAGATATTTCTCTCAGAGATACTATGCACCAACTTGTTAAAGAAACAACGATAGAACCTTTTGAGGCTTTCGCCGCTTCTACAAGTAAACCAATGACTGAATTAGAAAGACGATTTGCAAGAACTAAACTTTATAAAGCTATTCAAGATAAAGTTGCTCCAACTTGGAAAAACTGGATAGAGTCTGCAAAAGCTGCTAGACCTACAATTCATCAGCTAGATAACGCTATTACTAAAGAAGGCGAAAAGGCTGGAATTTCAGCAGGAATGAGAGCTTCTATGTACCTTTCTAGAGCTATGAATGAAGGTATAGAAGAAACTATGGAGGAAGGTCTTACAGATGTATTTAAAGCAATAACACTAGGATTAGATTCTTTAGGAGTAAAAGTTACACAAGATGATAAACAACTTGATTTCGGACTTTCTCTACAAGATATGATGCTTCGTTATGCTTCGTCTTTCGTAGGTGGTGCTATTGGCGGTGCAGTATTTGAAGGATTTAATCATTGGGAAGGCGGACCTTATGATAGTTTACTTGAAAAATCATTAGTAGAACGTCTTGTATGGTACGAACGAAATGGATATGATAAAGAACTTAGAGCTCGGATTGATAATCTTTATCGTAAAGGAAAACTAGGAAATAAAAATCTTTCATCTAAAGGAAAATCTATTAAATCGGTTGATGGCAAAGGCGAAACCGTTGTGTTTGGCGAAGGAAGTGAATCTGACAATCAGAATCTCTTTGTTTATAATGTTATTAATAGTTATCTTGACAGACTAAATAGCGCATTGGCCAACAACGGATTGTTCTCTACTGACAATGAAATCTTTACTAAAATTTGAGAATCTGTTAGAGAAAAACGCGGAAACAACGACGACGATCCCGAAGTAAAGCTTTATCATTTTTTGGAAGACATTGATACAGCAAAAGCATTAACTATTCAAGAAATGGGATTCTTAAATGCTGTTAAAGAGGATGCAGATAAACTTGCTTATGATATTCTTAGAAAAGATGGAGAAATAAAGAAAGTTAAAAACGATATTCGTAAACGTAATAATATTACTGATGCCAATCGTTCTGAGGAAGATACATTGTTTAAAAACAATCAATATCTTAAGACTCTTGAAAAAGAACTTTCTGATATGAAAAAAGCCTGGGATCAAATCCTTAATGGAGAACGTAATGGTTATTACATGGGATATGCTGCTTTAATGGCAAATGGTACATATCTTGATCTTTATGATAATCCTAATCCAGCCGCAGATGTCTTTAAGAATTTACAAGAAGTTTTTCCTAAAACGGGTATTGAGAACTGGACAAAATATACTTACGGTTTGGAATTTGAGTCTATAACCGATGAAGATCTCAAGAAGAAAATTCAAGATGAATATTCTGCTTATTTGAATTTATCTGGTAAAGATAAAATGCGTAGAATTTATGATATGCATATTCAATTTTCAGAGAAGTTCGCTCCAGATATTATGGCAATCAATGAGAAATTTGCAGAAAAGAAAACGGTAGATCCAGTTACATATTTTACTGAATTTTTAGGTAAATACTCTGATTCTATTGGTCACACTGTTGGAAAACAAGTAGCTTTGGATTTAACAGAAGCATTTAAACAAGTTGATAAGTCAAAACTTCCAGAACAATTAGCAGCGTATCAAAAAATGATGCTTCTTGAAGGTGCTTTAAATCAAGTTTTTCCGGATATTGCTGGATATGATTCAACACAAGATAAACTTAATTTTATACAAGCACTTAATCAATCTCTTACAGATGATAATGCAATTATGGATACAAAAATTATCCGTAATGGTATTATGAGAAGTATTGTAGATAAAGATATTAAGAGAATTGCAGATGAAAATAAAGCAAATAGTCCAGATAGTGTTAATTCTAAATTAAATAATAGGCTTGGAGAATTATCCAAAACTCTTATAAATTCCACATCTGAATTAAATGTTTTCTTAGATAGTCTTTCTGACGAAGAAATTGATTCTGAACCAGCATTTAAAGATTATATTGATTCTATAGATAAAGAACAATTTTTATCTGAGAATGTTGAACAACTTGGGCAAGCAATAGAAAACATACTTCAAGATAAAAATAAGTTACTATCTGTTGGTTCAGAAAGAACTATCTTAATGAGTAAACTTAATGATATTCTTGATGCTATTGCTCGTAATAGTGATAGTGTCCAAAGTCTTTATGAAAATGCTATTAAATATCTTTCTGAAAATTCCGGATTAACAGAATCTGAAGCAAAGTCTTTTATAGACAATGTTTTGTTCCCAGATGGAATTAATCTTGTAGATTTTACTGTTCAACAACAAAAAATCGAAAGAAATAATAATTCTAATGCCATTGAAGAACTTCTTGAAAAGTTTGATATTTACACAGGAGGCAAGATTTACAATGCCATAAAGCTTTTAAGAGATCAAGAAGCTTATATGGAAAGACTTGCTAATCCAGAAGAATATTCTATTACAAGTAAAACCATTGAAAAAGAACTTGAAACAGCATTATCATTCTTAAGAGTAATTAGCGCTATTATCAATAGTACAATTGATGGTACAAATGAACAAATAAATCTTAGTAGAGATGGTGAGCAATTAGCTGTTACTGATGAATCTTTAGCACCACTTTATAATAATCAATTACTTGACGTTATAAATAGAATAAATATTCTATTGGAAACTTCAAGAAAAAATCGGCTTAAGACTACAAAAGTTCAACAAGATACAATGTTGAATATGAATAAACTTCGTATTCAGTCTTTAAAGAACATTGGAAAAATTAATTTCGATGGTATTGAATTAGATTTTGAAAAGATTTGGGCTGATACTGGATTTAGTCTTTTTGATTTTAAACTTGATAAATCTAAAGATGCAGATAAAGCATATCGTCAATTCCAGTCAGAAATATCCAAACAGCTAAAGCCAATTCTTGCTAAATATCTTAGTACTGGAGAAATTTCTAAATTTATAAAAGTTCTTGTTGATAAATTTGGAACAGATGTTTATAGACAAGATCCTGGTGTATTTAGTGATGATCCAAATATTGGGATTACTCCATATTCTAATGTTACTTATTTGTTAACACTTGCTAGTATTGATGCTGCAGAATTTGATGCTCTTTGAAAGTCTGTTACTGGAGAAAATGCAGATTTAATTCCACTTTCTAGTCAGGAATATCTTGTAAGAGAAGCTTTTGCACATATTATAGACTTCAAGAATGGAAATAACATTTTTGATTCTCTACATACGTATATCCAATCCAATTTCCCAGATTCTATTTCCCAACATAATAAAGATTATGTTAAAGGACGTGGTGTTGCTAAGAGGTTTATAAATATTGATGGTATTGGAGGCACTGGTAAAACAACTGGTGTTGATTATTTGTTAGATAAGTGCTTAAAGAAATATTACGATGGAGTATCATCTACTGCATCTAGTATTACTCTTTCTGCTGCAGAGAATCTTCATTCTGCATTAAGATTAGGAACGGATAATATTAAACCAATAACAATCCAAGATATTTTTAACACACTTTCTAAGGATTCTAGTGGTAAAGTTGTTTTTGATTTTGATACAGCTTATGAAACCAATGGAACGTCATATCAACTTAAGAGAAATGCTGATGGTGAGATTATAGATGGAAAAGGAAATAAGTTTAGCAACATCAACAATATTGATTTCTTATTTAATTCAAAAGACGGTCTTAGAGTTCTTTATATCGATGAATCTGGATTGGTAAATCGTCCTCAAATGGAGTTGTTACTTGAACTCGCTAGTAGATTTAATTTCTTTGTTGTTGGTTCTGGAGACGTTCTTCAAAATAAAGCACAAATAAAAACAAAGAAAGGAGATTATGATCAAACAGGTATTGAAGATCTTGTTTATCATAGAACTCCATCTTTAACAATTTCTATGCGTTCTGAAAATAATGGTAAATATAAAAATACAGAAGCCATTAAAGACGTTTTAAGAAAAGTTAATAAGAATTTCTTTGTTGATCCTTCAATTCCAATTTCTAAGTTAAACGATGCAGTAAAAACTGCTATTAGTGAAGCCTTAGGTTCTACTTCTGAATTGAATTTAATTTATGCTGATTCTAATCTTGCAGGTGACCGTTTAATAAGAAGTTCAGAAGTTTTGGATTTCTCGAAAAAAATGCTTACTTTTGTAAAAGAATTAACCGAAAATGAGACCGATCCATCTAAGAAACATCAATTGGCGATTGTTGTTGATGACGAAACAAAAGCAAATAATTATCGAAATCAACTTGCTAGTTTTGGAGATTCTGTAGTTGTTATTGATTCAAAGAAAGTTCAAGGTAGAGAATATGATTATGTTATTGTAGACAAACCATTTAATGATACTAATCCATATGATGCTCTTACCGATTTCTATACAATGATGACTCGCGCTAAGATAGGTAGTGCAATTGTTGATGATAATGGCGTTATTAAGAGTCTTAATATAGGTACTCATCCTGATGATACAGCATCAGAACCTGTTTTAGGTGCAGATCCTGAAACAAGAGCTCAGTTGTTTAAAGAGTATTCCGAATGGCGTAGAGGTCTTATGGAAGATATTCCAGATTTTGTTAGAAAGACTACTACAAGTACACCTGCTGCTACTTCTACTGGAGGTTCAACTCCATCTGGAGGTAATACTTCTGGAGGTGGCACAGGCACTCCAACTGTTGTTCTTAACGGTCCAGCAAAAGTAGATACTGAATTAGCGGAGCGTTTAAAGAGTAAAAAAGAACGTGACGCTTATTACACGCAACAATTACTTAATGGTAAAGCAGGACATCCATATTACCAAAAGTTGTTAGAAGCTAGAACAGCCAAAGTAGGAAAAAGCGGATATATTGATTTTGATACTTTTATATCAGAGTTAAAGGATTTTGATAACGATTTCTTTGAAACACACCCACTCTCTATTTTAAATGGAAAAACAATTGCAGGAACTGATTCTAAATTAGCTTATAGAAGTATAATTTCTGTAATTGCAAGGGCTATTTTAAATAACAAAGAAGCGAGTGGACGTTCTCAATTTATTCAATCAGCTACAGATTATCTAAAAGAAAAACTAAATAAAATTGGTTTATCTTCAGATACTTTCTGTACAGATCTTGCTTTAAGTTTTGAAAATGGAGGTTTCTTTGTATGTAATAATGGCCATATTTTCTATACATTTGAAACAAGTGGTAGGCAAGTTGCAGTACCAATTTCTGCTTATACAGATCTTACATTAAATGATTCTTACTTTGAAAATCTTGAATTTAACATCGAAATTGGAAGTATTCCTGTAAGTACAATCGGTGAAGTTTTCGTTCCTGTTATTGATACATTATCCGAAATAGACGGAGTGGTCTTAGATAAGAATGGAAATCAATACGTTGGTGTAATTACATATACTGATGAACTTAAAAATGCCGCTTTAAGATTTTTTAAAAATCAAGATGATAGTGATGCGAGTAAAAGAGCTTCTGCAGCATTTAAATATTTACAAAGAAACTCTGGTAAATCAATGCTTGCTGTTTCAACTGCTTCGTCTCAATTTGAAGATGGTGATTCTGTATTTAATGTAAATTGGGAAGGTGGTAAACCTACTTCTGCAACAAATAAAGAATATGATACTAAAAATTTTGCTCAAGAAACAGCAATGATTGGTATACAACAGATAACCAACATTCAAGATTGGTTTAGAGCAGTAAGTATTTTATACCGAGCCGTAAGACATAAGGATGACATTTCGGAATCAGATAGTGCGTGATTAGATGGATATTTTAATGAAGAGCATGTACTTGATAAATTCAATGCGGTAACTGCTGAAGATCGAGTTAATATTGCTGCAAACTATAAAGTACTTGCTTCCTATAAAGTGTTAAATAAAGAAGCTGTTAATGGTCTTAGTTCTGCAATATTTAGATTTTTAAACTCAGAAAGAATTAACGAAAACTTTAGAGCAAGATTCTGGCAGAATTTTACTAAATGATTAGGTGACAAAAAATCAAACGATGATACAAGAATTCATCGTAAAGGATTTGGAATTAACTTTAAAGATGCTGATGGAAATGCTTATATCTTTTCTGTTGTTCCTAAACCAAATCAAACTGGTTATGATATTCTATATCAAGACAGTAACAATCCAACATGACAAACTGTAGCAAGTAATCCAAGCGCAGAAATAAATACTCTGTTTTCCGGAACTAATTTTGATTTTGTTCAAGCTATTACTAAAACACTTTCTGAAATAAGCAATAGTAATATAGCCACAGATGAAATTAAAAATCTCGTTTCATCAACCAATAATAATCTAGATGATTCTTTATCAAATGGTTCTATCATAGTATTTCCTATTGATTTATATACAGATAGTGAAACTGAGCAGATTGTTGGTTATTATTCTCCTTTTGAAACAGATATTTATAATTGAATGGTTCAGGGAGATACTGGCCAAGTTGAAATTGAACCTGGTGTTTTGGATGCATTATCTGAATTCTTACAGAATGATACAATCTTTAAGAATAATATGTATAGAAATATTGCTGCAACTCCTAGAGAGGATGGTTTATCTGGATGGGCTCAATCTAAAATGGCATTAAACGGAGAAGATATTTATACAGATGTAACAAAGGTTATTGCTCCATTATATGCTCTTGGTACTACTTCCAAAGTAGATCCAGAAACAGAAACAGGTAAACAAATGCAATCTAAAGTTGGAAACTTCTTTGCTTTAAACAATGGAGATACAGGTCCTTCTCTTAACATAGACGAAGTGAATCCTCCAACTTTAAACGGAACAATTATTCATTTTGCAGATGGACAACCTAAAGTAAATAGAGATTGAATTTCAGAATTTACAACATCTGACGGAGATGGAGGTTCAATAGAATCTTTAAATGTTGGAAATAATACTATTACGCTTTCTAACGGAACGTCTTATACACTTAGCAATGACGGATTAAACGCTCTATTAACTATTCCTGCTGTAAAATCTATAATTGATAAAAATCTTATCAAAGATGTTTCTGGAAAAATTACAATTGTTGGAAATACCATTTCTGTTGCATTAGATGGTGGTGGAAAGCAAACTTTCTCAAATGCCTATCTTATAGGAGTTAATGAAAATACGTATAGCTTTGAAACTTCGTCTGGAGTAATTAGTGTCACATTAAATGAAGAAATGGCTAATAAACTTGGAAGAAGAACTCGTCAAGAAGCAATTAATCGTGGTATTTATTTAGGAGAACATCAAGATGAACTTGGGACTTCGTTCCATGTTTACTATACTCCATCAGATTTGATTTTAATTGAAGGAAATGATCCATCTAATCCGACTCAAACAATTCCAATTAGTTCAATAACACCAACTGCAACAGCACTATATGCAGGAGCAATTAATTTCACAAATCCAGAAATTATTAACAATTTTGCAAAAGTATTTAACCCAAAACCTGATTTTTCAAAAGCGTCTAAGACAGATGTTGGTAATGAAATAATGCTTATTGCAGATTCTCCTGTAATTAACGGTTCTTGAATTCAAGGATATACAGATGATACTATCGATGAAGAAAAGTCTTATAGAATTCTTGCATATGATAATAATAGAATAGGAATTTATACAGACGATAATTTATCTACATTTACTTGGATTTCTCGTAATGATAAATTTGATAGTAATGAAATTAAAGGGGATAAATCTAACGATGTTATAAATCTTATTGAAGGTACTGACATTGATTGAAGTAATCCTGCAGAAGCTATTCAGCAAATTATTTCTATAGCAAACGAAGATGAAGTTACTAAATTTGCAGATTTAGAATCTAACGATGATACTCTTGTACAATGGGTTTGACAAAATGGAACTATAGAATTATCAGAACAGCCGGATATAGAAATTGAAGGAATTTCTGCTAAATCTAGGAGAGCTATTTATAAATATCTCAAAGGGATTATTGCTGGAGAAATTTCAGATGTTAAGTTCTTCAGAGAAGGTTCATTTGAAAATGAAATTACAGTTGAATTCAAGGTAGATGGTAGAACACAACAGGAAACTTACAAGGTTGCTGGAGATAGAGTTGTTCCTCTAAAACCAGAGGTTAAGGACGCTTTTGAAACAATTGAGGCAGAATTTAATAACGCTTTTAATTCTGCACAAAATAGGTTCAATGAACTTCAAAATCAATTAGGTGTAGGAGTAACAGCAGATATGCAGGCTGAAATTCAAAATGAGTTAAATGCCCTTTCTATTCAGTTAAATACAATGCAGGCTGTTAAGGATGCTATTGCTGATCCAACAATTAATAAGAATTCAATTATATCAAAGTTAAAATTATTAGATGCTGCCACTAGAAGGCTTGTATTACAATACTATAAAGCAAATAACGATAAAAATAAATGCTAAATTATGGCGTGTGATGTATTAAGACAATATTCAAAGGATGATTATTTTAACATATATGCTGAACTTGAATTAGCAGAAGGTGATCCGATTGCTCTTTCAGATGTGTTTGAGAGTATACATCAGACATATGAACGATCTATAGCGGATGCAATACAAGCTGCTATTGAGAATGGTACATTTGATGAAAATTGGGATATTAAACCGGGGACTTTACCATCCCCGGTTCAAACCCAATTTAATGTAAATGGTGCTAAGAATTCTGAAATAGAACCAGATCAACTATCTGATTATTATTACAATAAAAAGAATGGTTATGTTCGTCTTAGTAATATGACGAAGAGATTTTTTGAAGACATTATTTCTAAGACAGTATTTAACAAAGACACAGGAAGCTTTTTTAGACCAACAACAAACTCTATAAATCAAGCTTTGTATGATTATAAAGTTGAATTACTTAATAAACTTTGGAATTTTACTGGAAAATCATACATGGCAGAATTAGTTGCTAATGAAGATAACCTAACATTAGTTATTAGTAGGACTCTATCGGATTTTGCTACAATGTCTACAATAGATGGTGCAGATACTATATGGGATGATTATATTATCTTAAAGCAATTTGATAAGCTTTTGAATGATTATGCACCATTTATCAAGAAGGATGCTGCTTTTGAGAATACGAATTATCAAAGTAAGAATATGTATAGATGGGATCCTTCCGGTACATATAGACAAAGTTGAACAGATTCTGAGGATTCAGATATTTCCAAAACAACATCCCCTTTAGTTAGATTACTTGCTGATTATTTTACTTGTGCAGATGCTAGAGGAAATGAAATAAATAGGCCAATCGGTTTTACAACATTTAATATTGCAATGGCTACACTTGCAAAGTGAATGCATGAAAATAGGCAATGATTAGATGTTCAAGAAGTCAATAGAGATATTAGAAAGAACGGTTTATCTGCAGATTTAGGAAAAGCGATTGATGTTTATATTGCACATGCTAATCCAAATGATTCACTAAAAGAAGTTCTTTATGGTATTAAAAAGCATGTCTTTAATAAAAATAACGCTATTCCTCTTAGCATTAAGCAAGCATTTGCCAATCAATTCTTTATTACCGCCAAATACTCTTATATGGCATATCGTCAGAATTATGAAGAAGGTCAATTTGATATAAACGGACAGTATTTGGAAGATTCGTTTGTTAATATAAAAACAATGAATCTTATGAAAACCTTCCAAAACAAAGTTTGGTTTTATCAATGAAAACCAGAATTATTTGCAAGGCTTAAAAATAAACATGGAATTGTAACATCTGTTAAAGATGGAATTATAACAATTAAATTTGATAGTACAAAAGGTTGGGGAGATGGATTTAATATTACTGTTACTAGAGACGGAGAAGGAATTTCTATTAGAATACCCGATACCAAAGTTATAGATGATAATGTAATGATTTCATTAATTCAAGATACACTTGATATTCTTATTCCTTCTGATTATCAAAATGTTCTTGATGCAATGTCTGTTTCAGCACCTGTGCCAGCTACATTATTTAATACTTTTATTCAACCTATAGCATTAATGCTTGCAGCTTCAGAGGAAGGCTCTGATTTTCCTTCTGTTTTCAGTTATAACGAAGATTCCGAATTAATTAATACATATCACTTTCAACAAAGATTTATACAATCTGGTAAATTCCAAAGTATTGTAGATGGTATTAATGACCTTAATGTACTTAAAAATGGTGAGGGAAACAATCTTCCTATTTATCAATTAGCTCCTGCTATATTTGATATTTTTACAAATATCGACGAAATAGCAGATGCCGCGAATAAGGATAAAACAGGCAAATCTGTTGGAGGAATTACTTTAGAAAGTACTGTTTCTAAAGAACTTGGTAATTGATGGGCAGCTAAAGAAATTTCTAGTGTTTTTGGAGAAAATCTTTTTGTAAAACATAGAGATTTACTTAAAAAAATTATTGTTCGCTCTGATATTAAAATTGGAAATATAACAAAATCATCTGATAAACTTACAGCATCTGAAGTTGCCTCTGTAGCAATCTTTAATGATTTTTATCAAAATCTTGTAAGAGAGCCAGATGCAAATAATCCAGACGCATTAAGTGGAACCATTCTCATTCAGCCTATTACTTACTCTGATAAGAAAACACACTTTCTTCCTGCAATTGACTTAACAAAGCTCTATTTGTCTGTTGGTTCTGATCGTGTAAAAGCAATTGATGTTTTTAGAAGACTTGTTAGACCTGATTTAGAAGGAAGATATAAATATGTACAAGCCGTTCAAAATGAAATAGCGAGAACTAGAGGCGAGAAAACAAAAGCACAAATATATAACCAGTATATCAGATTTAGAAACGCTATTCAAAATGCAGATTATGATTCCATAGAAGTTGTTGATAAATCTGGTAGAGTTTGGAATGGGAGCGATCTAATGAACGTCTTATTAAAAGATATTGTTTCTCCGAACGTAAACAATTATTCTAATTTTGATTCTCTTACTGGATTTAAGGCGGTATCTAAAATTCTTTCTAATTTAAATCAATTTGAAGATCCAATTAAGTTACTTCGTGCAATCTTTAAGAGTGCAGGGACAATGCTTAATGAAGATTTTGATATCATTCAACTTAAGAATGGAAATTTACAAGGAAACGAATCCCTTTATTTTGCTGCTACAACATATACGCCTCAAGGTATTGAAAATTACTTAAAACAAGAAAAACTTAAATTTGCATTTGACTTACAGGAATATGGTGTATCAATGGATGTATTAACACACCCTGAATTAAGAAGGTATATAGATACATTCTCAAAGGATACACAACGCATATGATTTGATCCTCACTCTAAAATAATGCGTTTATTTAGAGTGTTTCAAACTGAAGCAGATGGAAAATTAACTGAAATATTTCCGACTCAAGCTGACTTTGAAAACGATGTATTTAAACACAGGTCAGATTTAACTGTACAACTTAATCCAATGCTTGAAGGATTTTTCCTAGCAAATTCCCTATTTGGAAGTCAATTTAATGATGTAATGTTTGGTGGAACTGAAGGATACATTCCAAAGTTTTCAGGATCTGTTGATTTTGATAATGCCAATCAATCTATTATTGGACAAATGATGGCATCTCGTCTTGCTAATGAATTTAAACGTACTACCTATGGTGGTGCTGTTAAACGTAAATTTGCGACAGGTCTAAAATTTGGCGTTGCTAATAAGATTAGATTTTCTATTGTTGAGGATGATGAGCCAAATCTTTCTACATTAAGAGGTAATACAGAAGGACAAGTAGCACAAGATGGTTCCGGTTGGGTTCTTCCTTTCCTTGGCAGAATGATTAATAAATCTCTTGTAGATTCTCCTGTTGGAGATGTTAGAAAAACTATTGCTGGATGAGTTGATCCAAGAACTGGTACACAAGTTCACTTTAAATGGGCGGAAACAACAATTACTGCTGATATGCGTCAAAAAGCACAAGGTAATGGTTCTGCTGAAGTAATGTATCGTAAAGGAACAAGTGCTTTTGATATCACAAATAAATTTAAAGCGATAAGAGATTTAAATCGTTATTATGATATTAGGAAAAATGCTCCAGTTATTATTATAGAAGACGAACAAATAACAAGAACAAAACCTATATATCGATATGACTTAGATTCTGGTCAGTATTGGAAACTTGAAGCTATCAGAAACACAGATGCTGGTTTTGAAACAGCTTGAAGTCTTGTTGATAAAAATGGAGAATTAGTCTATCGAGATGGTAAATCTGTTAAAGCTGCTTGAACAACTCAAATTCATACTTTATATGATTTAGATCAAGCTCTTGGTGGTGCTTTTGTATATGAGCTTGATGAAAATGGAGATATGGTTACATCTGAAGGAGTTCATGATATTCTTACTAATATTATTTGTACTAATGATATGAAAGAGGATTTCATTGGCTATATTGTAAATCATTCTTCTGCAAAAGCTGGTGCAATTAATGTTAATGATTACTCTACATTAAATGACGATGATACAACACTTAATCATCACTATTTAAATGCAACTGGTATTGGTGTTCAGATGGATGCTGACCACGAAATGGATTTTGCATCTGTTACGGAAATGTCACAGATGGTTTCTCTTCTTACACAAAGTGGTACTAATATTGAGTTAGTAAACAAAATTTATTCGGACATTGGACAAGTTGCTGCAGAAGCCATGCGTGATATTTTAGCTGCTGTAGAAAGCGATGATGCTGATATTTATCGAATTATAGGTAAGGCGCTTCTTGATACATTCGATTCTGGAAGAAAAGAAGAAATTGGTCTTGCTCAAGCTTTTATCAGAAATGCGCAAAATGCAATTCTTAAAGAGAGAGGTTTAGATAACATAATTCTTCCTTATTCTGCAGAAAGTGTTAGAGGTTCATTTGTTGCAGCTGTTACTTCTTTGATTAACAAAAAGGGTATTAAACGTAAATATGCTGGGTTCGGTGGCGTTCAGGTTCCTGCCGATAAAACTATGCAGCATTATCGTTATCTAGCAAATGGAAAAGAAATAATTACCGATTATGTAGGTTTGAGAGATAGAATTAGACCAATATTACAACAAAACGGAATTACTTGGGAACAAGCTTCTACGCAACAAATCATAAACGGTAAATCCAATCCATTCATAATACCAATAAATCAAAAAACTGCTCAATTTGAAGACACAGTTGTTTATAAATTAAAAGGTTCTACTGAAGAAGGGACTGTTCTAAAAATCCAAACAGCTGAAGATTTAGATTTAGTCCATAATCTATTAGATCCTAATTTATATGACATTTCGCTTTGAACAATTAAGCCAAGAGAGCTTGCACAAAGTGATATTCGATTTAATTCTGAATTTGGAGAATTCTCTGAATATGACATTGATGCTGTTCGTGCATCGTTCTATTTAAACGACTTAATTGATGTTGCTGAAGGAAAGAAAACGTTAGAATCTATTCCGTTCTTAGAAAGAAAACTTGCTGTGCTTAATGCAGCAATAGTTGATTCTGATTTAGTAACTCCTGATGGTACACAGATAGCAAGCACTACTGATTTTACTGTACTTAATGCAAATATTCTAAGAAATCTTAAAAAAGTTTGTGTTCATAAAGCACAAGAAATCTTTAGAAATATTGGAAAAAATGATATTCCTATACAAATGTCAATGGTTAATGACGATATCAATCAAACTAGAGAATTAACAATTGATTGAGGCGTTATGCCTTATATGATTAAAGTTGATAGGAATTACAAAAATCAAGTAATGCAGGTTATTATTGGACGTAGAAACTTTGCTAAATTTGGAATCGGAAAGGGTGACAAGCTTGCAGACATTAAAGAACAAGGTTCTAAATTCTTCTATAACAGATTGTTAGAAAAAACAGGTACCATTGATAAAGTAAAAACACAGATTCCGATTTCGCGATTTGATGGTGTCTTTCAATTAAGTAACGGTGAAAATATGCTTGTGTTAGTCGGAGATCAAAGTGACAACTTACAACATTTTAATCCTTCTGATGATTTTGTTATTTCTGATAATGCAGTATCATATAAAGGACAGATGATAGTAGATAATACTAAACTTAAAGGTCTTGCAAAAGTAACAGATTTTAATTACTTCACTTATGTAAATGATACAACTGGAGAATTGATGCCTGTTATAATGATTCCGGACTACGATGTTTTTGACAGAATTGCAACATCTGAATCTGTTACATCTTCTTTATATGTGTATAATGGAACTAATTGACTTGATGCTATAAAACACAAATATGCTTCTAAATTTAAGGATGATAAATTAATTGAAGATTTTACAACAGATTCTGGAGTTTTAATTAATAATAATCCTTCCGAAACAATTTATGAAGAATTAAATAAGAACGAACATAAAATTAGAACAAAAGCATTAAGCCGCAAAGCAGATACGCTTTATAGAAATTTCTTAACACAACTCAACTATATTCAAACACGTATTCCTTCTCAAGCTATGCAGTCTACCACAAATATAGAAGTAATAGACTTTGCAGATACTGATACCAATTATATTTGAGTACCTAAAATGATATTTAAATTACAAGGAAGTGATTTGGATATTGATAAGGCGTATTGTATGGGTTATGACGTAGATGATTCAGGAAATATCTATGCTATGTCAGATTTAATATATAAATCTAAATATAATGTAGATGATATCCTATCTTTACCTAAGCCCACATATGGCAGTATGCGTTTTAATTATACTGGAGAAGGATCTGATGTTCAATACAATGTCACAAAGGATATTGATGAGATAATGATTAACGGAGGTTCTGATTTTGAAATTTTACAATACTTAATTGGATTAATGCAAAATAATCCCGGAAGAACTGTATCTATTCAGTATGCTCCTCAAAGCAATGCTTTTAGAGACAGAATCAAAAATATTGTTGACGATGTTAATATACACGAAAACTCTTTTAGATCTGAATCTGAAATAGAACATGCCCTTCGTAATCAAGTATTATCTTCTGCAAGAAGAGTAATGAATAATCCTGCATCTCAGTTGGACGCTTATACACCTATTGCTATGAAAGAGCCTCGTGATGCTTCTAAACTAAATACTGCATTAGGTTCTAAAGAAAAAGAAATGACTCTAGATAACGCAATGTCTATCTTTATTATGCAAATTCAGAATATGTCTGGTAAGGAAGTTATTGCTATGACTGCTACCGGTATTAAATCATACTTTATGGTAACAACATACTTTAATACTCTAGCAAAACAGATTGAAAACGATTTGGCACAATACATTAAAACAAGAGATATTAATCTCATGAACAATATTGTATCTGCTTTAAATGAAATGACATTCAATGGTAAGCTAGATGATACAGAAGTTCCTTATCTATATACATTTGCTAACATTAATTTCTCAGGAATTCTTGACATAATAAATAGTACACCAGAGTTAAGAGAATCATTAAGGTATGTACCTTATACAACACAACTAGAAATTACTCCTGCGAATAGTAGTTTTGAAGTATATGTTAATAATGGAACATTAGAACTAGTAAGACTAATAGAGGATTTGAATCAAAGAGCTAATGGCAACATTTGACAAATTAATGATAAAGGCAATTATGAATATTTTGTTGTTAATGCGCCGGATTCATTAAGTGCGTTGCTATCAGCAGCAACTGATAACGCTAAAGAGCTTATTCTAGACAAACTTAATGCAACATCTAAATTTGCAGACATTTATACAACGCTATTGTCACAAGGCGTACCATTTATAAAAATTGCACAAATGATGACAAATAATGCATTTAGAATTGTTGCAAAATACGCTCAAAGTAATATATTTGATACAAGTACTTCTGGTTTTAGAGTACAAAATGCTATTGATTTCGTTCTAAATAAAAAATCTCTTCCAAATATTAGTCAGGGATTGTTTGAAAGGTTCCTCACGGATAATTTTGGAATAACCACCGAACATAAACAGAAAGGATTCTTAAAAGCTATTTTTGAAGAAGGATTGAAATTTAAAGACTCTAAAGATAAGGTAAGTAGTCTTCCAGAATTAATTTATGAAGAATTTCTAACAAGAACTGGACAAACAGAAACTGAATTATTAGAATCTTTAAAAGATAGAAATCTATTATTAAACACTAATAAAAATTCTGCATTAATTATTGGAACAATAATTGAAAAAGGAAATAATAATTGGAAAAATGAAATTGCAAGAATTATTCTTGATATGTTTAGTGATATAGACCATCAATCATTAGATGGAGTTACTGTTGCAGATTATTTGAAATCTGTATTATTACAAAATTTAAGGCAAGGTATTCAGAATTATGCAAATAATACCAGTTCTCCTGTAAATGATAATAATCAACAATGAGAACTAGAGCCTGAATACGATCCAATTGAATCAATGATGGATATGAGTGAAGAAGATTGAGAAAATGCTGTTCAATCTAATGCTCAGAGACAGGCTTATTGATTTAATGGCCCAATCAGAGGAAACGAATTAACAAGACTTTATCGTTATGCTGTACAATATTTTATTCCAAAAACAGAACTTTGAAATGCTTTAAATAAAGAAAGTCAACGTAAAGCAAAAATGGACTTTGAAAAGTTAAGTTCTCAGATTCTTTATGCTGCACAAGAAATGAAAATCTTAGGTTCAATTGGCAGTATCAATCAAGGTTTAAGATCTAAAGATTTTGATGAATACAAATTTGCAGCAAATATAGCTAAATTCATAAATCAAGCTTATATTAGTAGAGGTAATGGAGAAATTACAGAAGAATTTGATTTGTTTAGATTTTTAGGCGATAAAGCATATCATGACAGACACATTAAATATTATGATAAAGTTAAATCAAGTATAAACATTCTTAGAGCATTAGATGCTACTGCAAACTTTAAAGAAATGTTTAATTATGTTTTAGTGAATCGCAAAGTAATTGAGCATTCTGCATCTATTAAACTTGAAAGAAGTATTGCAAAGTCGTTTGTTAATTCTGTTTCTAAGATTGATGAAAATAGCAGCATTAATCGTGGTTCAACCCTTGTTTTAAATGATCTAGAATTTAGAATATTAAGTCAATATGTTAGAGATTCTATTGTTTATAACTTCTTTAGAAATCTTGATCATTTAAGATTTGATGTTCCAGCTGGCGAACAGTATTATGATCCAACTAAAACAACAACAGGTGAATCAGAGTTAATAAATGCTCGTTCAACACGTTCATTTGATATGAGCAATATTCATAATCTTGCTACATTTAAACATTTAATGGATTGATATATTATTCCAAAACTTCAAATGGATACAAGATTTAAAGATAACGCTTTTATCAAGAATCTTACTAGAGATAGATTTACAGATGAAAAAACAAGAAAGGCTATTGTTTCATTTAAAGTAAATGTGCCTCTTGCTAATATAGATAGTTCTCCTAAAGCGAAAGATAAATATAGTGATATTCTTACTGCTTTTAACGAATTATTATATATGCCGTTAGATTCTGAATCTGCATCCGAAAAGTATAATATTGGCAATTGAACAATCGGAAACCTATTCTTTATTTATAATTTACTTGTGAATAAAGATCGTATTGGAACAAATGCAATGACAAGATTATTTGAAGATCTTATTTCTTCTGGAAACACGAGTTCATTGCCTTATATTTATTATAAGTACATAAGCGATCTTGATAACGGAAAGATAAAAATCTTCAATCAGGATGGTTCAATAAATCAGGATTCTTTTGTTGCAAACTTGAATGATTTAAAATACAGACTTTCTGGAACACCTAGAGCAAAAGACAGATTTGGAATAACGGAAAGTAAAACTGGGAAGGCAGTTACTCAAGTTGAAATTATTGAAGATGTTAATGAAGCTGGAGAACCAATTAGAATTAATCCAGAACCAAATGTATTTAAAGTTTCTGACTATATATTAGGATTACCATTTGCCACACAACTTGTTAGTGACTTAAAAGGTAGTACACATAATAAGTACGCTGAAGGATTTAATTCCGAAGATACTGTTTTGGCAAGTTCAAAAACTGTTTTTGATACACTTACTCAAGAATTAGCAGATACATATGGAAAGGATATTCCAGTTGAAGTATTAACTGAAGATGAAATTGATACAGAATTTACAGATAGAACACAAGATGAACGTGATGCCATGAAAGATGCTACAGGATTTATTGTAGATGGAAATATCTATTTAAATGGTAGTAAAAATAGTCTTGATGCGCCAATGCACGAAATAATGCATTTTATTGCTGCTGCTATGAAGTTTAGTAAAGATCAAAAAATTAGAAGTAGTTATTATAAACTTCTTGATTGAGTTACTAACTGATTAGATGGCAAAGTTAAATCTGGAAGTAAAGATGATACAGAACTTCGTCAGCGCCTTCTTGATAAAACAGGACAATATGGTAATCGTCATATGTCAGATATTAAAGAAGAGATACTGGTAACATTACTTGCTAGAGAATTTAAGAATCAATTTAATAGTGTTTGAGGTGATTCTAGAACTATAAATTCTCAATTAGTACAAGCAAATGTAAAGCAAGTTCTTGCTGATGTACTTAACACAGATAAGGTGCTTGATTTAGATTTTAACGAACTTGGTAATGCAACACTTGGTTCTGTCTTGAAAAAATTTGCATCGCAAATTCTATCAACCGATTCTACATTATTGTCTATGGCAATAAATCAAAATCAAGAGATGGCCGATTTAAAGGATTTATTGATTAAAAGCGGCTTTATTGAATTAAGTGAAGATTGTTTATAATATATGAGTTGTGAAGTAACACTAACTGATAAAATAAAACTCAAGGATCAAAGAAAGGCTTTCTCTTCGGAGGAAGCCTTCGATTCTTGGTTATTTGAAAATAGAGTCGCCATTAGTCAGCAATTAGAAACTTCTGGTTTTAAATCCGACAAAGTTAGTCCTACATTTGCTATTACCCTTACTCCGGTTGAGGAAAGAAAGGCAAAATGAGATAAGTTCCTATCAGACATGTCCGGATTACATAGTAGAGCCAAAGATACTTCTGGATTATTTACTGGCGCTGGTATGGATCGTATTATCACAATGGGAACTACAACATTATTCAAATACGTTGGTAATGCTGATGATATGAATAAGCCAGTTAATGAATTTGATTCAGTTGCACAAAGAAACGCTTTTATGGATCGTATGAAAAACAAAGGTTTATCTGAAGCAGAAGCTGAAAGAAAGTGACAAGCAAGAGAGAAAATTCATAAACTTACTACAATAGATGGTACAATTTTTGGTGCTCTTGTTCAAGATAGTTTAACAAATACAACAAAGGATATAGACGCTCTTAGAACCAGAAAGGATTTTCAAGATAATTTAAAAAGTGTTGGTTTAACCACAGAACAAGCAATTCAGCGTGTAAGTTCAATTGCAAATTCAGCAATTAAACAAATAAAATCAGAAATCTTTAGTAAGTACGGAAGCGATGCTAGAATTTTTACAGAAGTAGAGGTGTTTTCAAAATATCTTAGTAAAGATTTTAGTGCAGCTTTACATGTTGCATCTCTTCATAGTGGTAGAAAGGAAAACGCTAATACTGTAAATGGTTTCTTAGATATCGTTGTACAAGATTCATCTGGGCAATTGCACACATTTGATGTTAAATTATCTACACATAAAGCACAAGATTGATGGTCTCCAAGTGTAGAATATTCTAACTGAAAATACAATGAAATTTCAGCTCAACAAATGGCTTATGCAACAATGGCGGCTCAATGAGGCGTTGATTTTCAATCTATTAATATTATACCAGCTTATGTTGAATACGATGATGATGGAAATATTCAAGCTATTACAAAAGAAGATTTTAGAACATTTAGTTTAACAAATCCTTATGCTATTGCTTGTGAAAGATATTTTCCTGTTCATACAGTAACAGATTCTAAAGTAATTAGAAATCTATCAAAGTTAATGGAAGAATTGTATCCTGGTTTGCAACTTGATACAAAAGCACAGACTGTACAGTATACCAAAGATTTCATTATGAATAAACTTGTAAAAGAGCGTAATGGAAAGTATTGGTTAAAACTTGATAGTAATTATGATGATGGTAATTCTCTTTTAAATAAGGAAATTTCCTTTAATACAAAAGAGGAAATGGAAACGTTTGTTACAGAGGATTATATTCCAAAAATGAACGCAGTTTTCTCTAGTGAACTTCGTAATTTTGCTAAAGATTTTAGAAGAATATCAAATTCAAATAAATCAAGGCAATCTATTACAGATGATTTAATGGAAGTTGCACGTGGTATTACAAAAGATAAATCAAAGCAAGAATGGATTGTTAATAAATTCAAAAAGTACGCAGTACAACATTGGGATTTGGTTTCAGATGAAGATAATTTACTTGCAGACTACGGAATATTTATCTTTAAGAGAAACGGACTTGCTGAAATCATAATGATTGATAAAACAGATCTTTATGCAAAAGTTGAACTAGGAAAAGCAAAAAATACTACAGTTCTCGGCAATCTTCAACATAACCTTGATCCAGGAATGGATGACTTAAATGTTATGCAATCGCTTAGAGGCAATCTTATGCTTATGAAAGCACTTGCTTTTGTTAGTCAAAATGATATGACTCTGTTTAACAACGTTAAAATCCAAGCCATCAAAGCATTAAACTTACGATGGGGACAAGAAATATCAGAAGCTAACGGAAAACTATTGAATAACTGAAATCGTCTTGCAAGTATATATAACATAAAAAATGATGGTGATTCTTCGAAAACAAAATTAAGAACTATTAGTGATAATAGTCTTTTATCAACAACGCTATCATATGTAAATCAAGCAAACGATATTGCAGAAACTTTCTTAACAGATAAAGTTCATTTCAAAGGTCATATGGATAGACTTGGAAGTTTTTCTGATGATAGTGCAGAAGATATTCTTCGATATATGAAAAACCTTGCATCTGAATACAATGTAACAAAAACTGAAGATTGGAGCGTACATACGGATGCATTTGAAGCATATAAATTATTAATGCAAGCTTATATGTCTGTACGAGGCTGGATAATGTCTGTAGAAAATGATGTCGGCGACTATATATCAAACAAAATCTTCCTTTCTGGTACACGTTCATCCTCTCCAGCAGAATCTCCATCTACAACACTTCGTATATTCAATCAAATTGAAACTACATATGAACAAAAACTTCGTGATGAATTTAAAGCTATTGTTTTTCCATGGCAAAATTTAATGGCTGAAGTTTATAAAGAAAATGGTGGTGATAATCTATTCGGAAATGAAAGAAATCTTTTCAAAATGTGCTTTGAAAGAGATTCAGAGGATAATATCACACAAGACTTTTGTTTAATTCCACCGGATGAAAATCCTTATCTTGCAAATAAACCAAAGCTTAAAGCACTAGTTCAAATGTTCTTAGAAAAGATAAATGAAATTAGAATTCCAAATGAAAATGAACGTGAGGCTTTAGCACTTCGTAGAGGTAGTGTTTATTATCAAGTCCCTCTTACAGAAGCAAGTTTTACGCAACAAGTACTAAATGGAAATCTTTGAGATGCCATTAAATTAAAAGCTCAAAATACATTTAGTGAAGTAAAGAACTTTGCTTATGGACATCCTATGTCTAACTGAGAAATAAAACAATTTAATGATGTAGGAAAGGATAGAGTTTATGATCCGTATTTAAATATTTCTGATGAAGCACAAACCTCACGAGCAGAACAACTTAGTGGAGAAAAAACAGAATCTGGAAGAAAATATTCTGTTAATACATTTGAAACAAGTCTTGATACAGTTTTCTTAAAAGCAATGGCTTCTGCTCTTCGTGCAAGAGTTAGTGAAGAATTTATGCCTCTATTTACTGGAATGCGTGCTATTCTTGCGTTTAATAATAATGTAAATGGTGCTGAAATTCCAGGAATTACTAAAGCATTAGACGACTTTATTAAATCTGCTGTTTTCGGTAAACTTATTATAGAACCTTCTAATCAAACGATTTATCATATAATTGGATTACTTAGAGCTATAACATCTACTACAGCTCTTGCTTTCAACTCAGTATCTTTTACACGAGAAATGTTAACTTCTGCTATTAGAACAAGCATTAATAAAGAAATTGATCCTATAATGAAAGGGCAATTCTCTCAAGCAGATTATGTAGCAGCAATGTTTGATATTATTGAAAAATCTCCAGAAAACTTAGATGTCAGAAGTAAATATATGCAGTTAAATTTTATTTACGGATTAGCAAATGCATCTGAAGAACATTTGGCAAATGCGTCAAAATCTAATTGAGCAAATCTCGCTAACTGGACGGATGATATTCTTTTCTGAACATCTACTTCTCCGGATTTTGTTCATAGAAACGGAATTTTAACAGCTGTTCTTAAGCATCGTGGTTCGTGAGAGGCTTATGAATTGAATGAGAATAATGAACTTGTATATGATATGAGTAAAGATAAATTTTATGAGGTTTTTTGAAAATATAAAGATCATTATTCTGAAATAATGGACGATAAAACCAAACTACAGTTTAAAGAGCAGGAACAATACTATATTAACGCTCTTAATGACTGAAATAGAAGTTACGGAATGAATCTAAAGTATGGAGACGCTCTTCCACAAGCATTATCTCCTCAAGAAGCTAATGGTATAAGAGTTTATGCAGATCATTTATATGGTAACTATGATAGAAACACAAAATCACTTTTACAAAAAAGTTTAATTGGTTCTGTTGTATTGCAATTCAAGACTTACACTTTACAACAATTCTTACAAAATGTTAGAGATACCGGACATATCAATGTTACTAAACAAATTCATCGTAAAACCGATGATGGCGAAAAGCTATATTGAATTCCATCTGTAACTATGGAAGAATTTGATGAACATGGAGCTTGTAGAATTGTAAAGGAAAGTGAGTTAGAAAATCTGACACAAGAAGAACGTGATAGAGCTCAGCCATATATTGAATTTGTTGGTAGTCCTACTGGTGGTAAAATAGCAACTACTGTAGAAATGGCAAAAGATGTATTGTTTAATCAAGATAAATTTCTTGAAAATTGAAAAAATCAAGTATATAGAGCTAATTTATATATGTCTCTTATAGACAATCTTGGAATGCTTATTATGGCAATGCTTCTTAGACTTATGTATGGTGAAGATACTATTAAAGATATTAAGTCTGAAGATTGGTGAACAAGATGGACATATACTGTTTTAATGGGCGTTGCCCAGGATGGACCAATTGATCAAGTAATAAATGGCATTATTGGTAATGGTACACCACCATCTATTGCCACACTTCAATCTTTTTATAGAAATGCTCATAATGTTATAACTGGCAATGATTCTGCTATCTATGGATTTATGAATTCATTTGGTGCAACAAGACAATTTGCTGGTATGTTTAATAACGTTAGATAGAAAAAATAAGCCCCCTACTCATCCAAACGGACGGGTAGGGGGCTTTTGTATTATATTAAAGTTTTAATATTATAAAATAATTCTTTTAGAGAACCTTCATTTGGTATCACAAAATCAAACAAATTTGCATTGTATAAATCAATTACTTCTTTTTCAGAAGCATGTGATCCAGGTTTAGCCTCAGATCTAGAAATATAAATTATAGTTCCTTTCCTTTTATATATTTCCATCATTTCTGTTTTAAAACGCAAATCAGATATAATTAAATTTTCATTAGACTGTGCATTTAATGTTGCATTTATTCAAGTTTTATCACCTAAAAATTTTCTTACAACATTAGTTCCATAATACTGCATGAGTTGCCTTATGGAAACAACATTATTTTCTGGAAGCGGTTCTCCTGTCTTAATACATTTCTGAAATTTATTTTCCGATAATTTAACAGCATCTGGTACATCTGTTTTTGGATATAATTCTAATGTATCAAGATTTACATAATAATTCTCTTTGTTATATCTATCATTAAATCATTCTATAGGACGATTTAAAATAACAGATAACGATTGCTTAAGTGGTTTTGCAAAAGCTGTAATTTTTCATTTGTTTTTAAAAGGCCATTTTTTCAAATAATTATAACATCAATACGTTTGAAAAAATTTTGGCACATTTAAAAGATACAATAGCATATTAGCACATGTATCTTTACCGCTATTTTTTAGTCCAGCTATAGCTATTAACTTGTAATTTCGTAATGGAGTTGCCATTTATCCATACTTAATAATTGGTTGATAAATATGTACTTCTCCTGATTTACAAAATCTAAAAATACATAATCTTGTCCTATTACATCACACAAAGTTTTTATTTGTGCGTCTGTAATAGGTTTTTCTTTATCTCTTGTGTCTAAACATATGATATGATTGCCATGCTGCTTAATTCACCCGTTAAGCTCAAGTCATCTATCTGGATTATTTGTTTTCGGAATGATTCCAGAATCCATTAAACCGTTAGATAATCCCAAATGGAGATATGTTATTTGCGGATCACTAGAACCATAATAATCTCCATTTGGTGCTATTCACCCAGCAGCCTTACATTTATTTGTTGGACTCATAATCAGTATTTCGATATTTCTTTAATGCATCTTGATATGCTTGAGTATTAACATATCCACAACTATCCATTTCTGGACAAAATCCTCTAAATACACAATTAGGTACACATTTTTCTGCCATTATTGGATCTATTTCTCCAACTGCTTTTACAACTTTCTGTCAAGCATCTCTTGTATCTGGAGATGCTTTATTGCAAAGTCGCTTACGAGAGATGTTAATCATCGCTTGAGCATTAACAGAAAAATCCATATCGTTTAATGCACCTTGAGGCAATTCATCTCTGGGTACATCTAACTTTCTTCTATCATCTCGCTGTGAATGAACAAATGGAATAAATCCTAGCCAATGCCTAACTAAATGTACAGTTACTCACTGTTTAATATCTTGAAATGTTATATCATATTCAACTAATCTAATTGGAGAATGCTCAGCTAATAACATTTTTGCTTTTCAAGAATCAGATGGCTCTTTATCAAGTGGTTTTTTACCTACAGTTCTACGAGCAGCATTAAGAGCTCGTTTTCATGTAGTAGCAAATTCAGCTCTAGTTACTTTTGTTGGAAACATCTTGGTTAAACATTTTTAAACCATTATCAAACAGATCATTTTTTGCACAAATTCGTGTAAATTCAAATTCTGTTAATTCATCTTCAGTTATATCAATTGAATCTGATATAAAATATGTACAATTATTATTTGCCTTATAATTAAAATGAACTTGTAGGGTTTTGGTATTTAGTTTATATATACTTAACTGTGTGTTGTCGGTTGCATATTCCAAGCAAGAATTACAGCCAATAGGTGTTAAATTTCTTAAACAATAAAACGCCAGGTCTTTCAAATCTTTTATATTATTTTTCATATTATATATCGGTTTTAATAAGTATGTAACTATATCCTTTATTTTCAGGATAAGCGGCTTCTATTGTATGTTTAGCTTCAAAAGAGTCTTTTGCAGAAACCCACTCATTAAAAGAATCATCTATTTTAAACAGACTATTCTTATGAATTATATTAAATGTATATTTTCCCATTATATTAACATGTAATGATAACCTTCTGAATAAGGATATTCTTCTTGTATCATGTCTATAGCTTCATCTTCAGAATGTGCGTTTACTTCTAATTGAAAAGAAATAGAACCAATACCTATTATAAAGTTATATGTTTTCATAATACTTTTTATAAAAATTTCTTATAACATCTTCTCCAACAGAATTATCTCTATTTCTATCTCTTTCTATTGCAACATCTAATGGTACTTTAAATTCTTTAAATTCAATATCACATTGAGTTATATCTGCAACCTCTTTCCAACCATCGATATATTTTGGATTTAAATTTGTATCGTCAACAATTACATTCCATCCAAGAAGAATCGCCTCTTCCGCAATATCATATTCAACAGCTTCAACTAGATATTCGCGTTTGGGAAGTCAATACTTCCCAAACATTTTGCGAATATCATCACGGTTTACACGAATCCAATTAGAATTATTTTCAACAAATTCTTTAGCTCATGTACTCTTTCCTGAAGCTGGAATACCTTGGCAAACTATTATTTTAGACATCTTGATTAATAAATTTTAATTTAGACATTTTCAAAGCACCATCAGTATATTCTTTTAAACGATTCCTATGTTTTATAAAATATTCATAAAAAACATTAAATATTGTATTCCAATCAGTGCATTGACCATTTACAATTTCTTTATATGCGATTTGTGGTTCTTTAAAATTAAGTATTTTGTGGTTTTCTATAATTTGATTTATAAACATTACATCTCTAATTATATTCCATAAAACCTTTTGTGCTGTTATTGTATTTCCAGCTTTAAACATGTTTTCAGCTGTTGGAATACAAGCTTTATAATGTTTATCAAAATCTTTTCTTAATTGCAATGGATTTGTTTCAAGTAGTAGCTTTACATGCTCTTTATGAATAAATTTCTTTGGCAAACATGCACAAATCCAAGCCAATAAATCTCCTCTTAACACTCTTTCAAACCAGTCTTTTATAAATATTATTTCAAATTGTAAATTTTCATTTTCAGAATCACAAAATCCAACTATATTTCCATAGGAGCCCTGTGCTTTAGGAAAATTCGGAATATAATCATTTTCACAAATGATAATAAAATCTCTATCCTTTACACTTGGAAATAACCCGTATATTTGTAATCCAACTTCGTAAATATATAATACCTTAGGATCTTCAATTAGTTTATTAAGCATTATCCTCAATGTTTTCAATTCCAGCATCTGCATCTCTTCCTTCTTTATCTATGAATTTAAAACATTTTAATTTAAATGCTGCAGATTTCATATTATCAATTTTAATGACCAATCCCTCATGTGCTACTTTATTTACACAATGTGGAGAGTTCATTTCCATATAAAAGTTTTTATCTGATGCAAGACGATCTATAAAGTTTTCATTCCAATGATTCTCTTTATCTAAATCCGGATATAAATCACACGCTTTTCCATAATAACATTCTTCTACAGGAATTAATCCATGCGTGTTACACCAAATCTGTACTTCTCTTGGAGAAAATTCATGAACTAAACCATCTACATTTGTTAAGGTTATTCTATAAATACGTACCTTAAAGTGTTTTTCTGGAGTATATGTTTCTCCAGCTTTTGGAGGAACACAACCATAATCATAGCTTTTTTGAATATATCCACCATTTGGAAGAAATCCAACAATCTCATAATAAAAAGTCATTCCCTTCTGCAGATATGGCCTTAAATATTTGTCTGCTTCTCCCCAAACATCAACGCCATAATATCCGGCGGTTACATTTTTATTATAATATTGATTCTTTATTACACTTCTAGATGAATATAGATAATCATAAATTTCTTCATAAGGCTCAAATCCTTTTCCAGAAATAAGATTTCCAATCCTCTTTATTAGACCGATTGGATGTTTTGTTAGCACATAAGCAGAAATTCCAGATGTACCATGTATCTTATAAGATAGATGAATTAAATCATTTGGCTGTATTGCTGTAGGCTGTTTTCTAATTAATACAGTATCATAATGATATCTGAATTGAGTATCAATAACTTTATCAAAAGATTTTAGTTTATTTTGTCTTCCTCGATAATGTTTTTGAGAACTATCTCCAGAATTATAATGTTGTACAACATATTTTTTACAAACCCAAAAAGATTTGTCATTATGCTCTACTGTATCGAATTCTGTATTGCAATCAACATCTTTAAGTTCTATATTAGTTGAATCTAATATCCAATTATAGAAAATATCAATTGGCAAAAGAAATCCTTCCGAAACACAGCCTCTTAATTTAATTGCTTTAACCCTACCATTATCTTCAAACATTCCAGTCTGTTCTTGATTGGAATTTCTTTCTGAGTGACGATATAAGTTAGCGAACGATAAAAATTGTGGATTGATAGTAGAGCCGGTTGGGAAATAAACATATTTACCGGGTTCATTATCAATACCAATAATAATATTATATCCATCAACATATGTACATTTTAATTTAGTTACTTCTGGATCTGGATGTGGATGAAAATCTTTCAGTTCCACAATCTTTGCTAAATAATTAATATTAGCATTTTTTGATTTTGTCAATCTCATATTTTCAATTTTAAAGAAGTTAAATATATAAAATGAGGTTCTATTCACAAACTATATTAAACTTATATAGAATTGAAAAGAACCCCATTTAATTAAAATTTGGACTTTATTTTATTATAAATATGTTCTAATGTATACCATTTTCCAGAAAGTCTAATGTCATTTGAATCTTGAAAATCTTCATTATCATCAAGCCATTCGCTTAAATGCAGATATAAAGTAATAGCTTCAATTTCATTTAAATTAATTTCCATTTATAAACTCAAGAATTACATTAGAATCTACTTTTTGTCCAAATTTAGAAATACAAGCTTCTTGAAACTTTTTAAAAGATGATTTCTGTTTTGGTATATCAATTAACGTATTTAAGTAATCAATTATATCCGCTTTTAATGGCTCTTTTGGAAGTCATTTTGATATAATATCAGCTTCTATTCTTTCTTGAAGACATAAATCTAATTTTCCTACATTTTGATAGATATTTTCATTCTCTTCACGTTCTTTAAACATTCGTTTAAGAATATCTATAGTAGAAAGATTAGAATCTTTAGATGAAATATAATTAAAATCGGATTTAATATTTCTTAATCCAGTAAGTCTATTTTCATTTCTTGCAGCACCAAGAATCATTTCATTTTGTATTTCTGTGTCAAGAAATAATATAAATTCTGTATTATTCATTGTTAAGATAATTAAGAATCTTGTTTCCTATTACATCAACACTATCGTTAATCCAATCAGTTTCACGATCTATAACGCCAAAAGCATCATTAATATATGAACATAGTATAAAAATTAAATCGTTTATGGAACATCCAAGATCTGTATTCCACATGTCTATATTTATGTCATAGAATTTTGACATTGCTAAATGAACGTTTTTGATGGTATTTACAATAAACCAAATATCCTCTTTTGTTAAAGGATAAAGTGCATCAGTATCATCGTTAACCTGATTATCTTCAGGACGACATTTTGGTTCTTCACACTGTTTATTACTTTTAACTTTTATTTCAGAGACCATCTTATCAATAGGTGTTCCTGTTACAATTGAAAGTAGTTGTACGATAGGATCACTTTTTAGTTTATCAATTTGTTCTTGTGTGTATTCCATTTTATTTGAATATATTTTTAATTATTAAACCAGGATTATCATTTGACGACCAATAACACGTATTATTCTTTTTATCACAATACATTGTATGTGGATTAGCAAGAATTTCTTTTCTTTGATTTGCGCTAAGCGTTTTACTACGTGTTTTAATTTGTACTAATCGTTGCATATCTCGTAACATGAATTTATTTCTTCTATAATTTCTTCATCGGGAGGTACAGGCTCTGTTTCAAAAGCATAATCAAACCCACTTCAATTATCTACACCTGCGTGTTCAAGTGCATAATATTTATATGCAATCGTTGTAAGGTCAAAAAGATCTTCTTCGGATATTTTATAATAAGTCATTAGTCTAAATCAGATTTTCAACGAACAGCTTTAAATACTGGAAGATTAGGTACAGGGTGCTCAGTATTTGTCATTCCAAAATATTTAACTGTACCCATTTGTCCAACTATTTCATCAAGATGTTCTCTATACCATTGTTTCTGTGCACGATCTCCAACAGGTTTTGCTTTAAATGGTGTACCATCTTCTGTTTCCATTGTAAAACACATATCTTCCTCTCTTAGTCCTTCAGCAATACCTGTAATTAAAAATTCTCCATCCGTGAAGATTTTAATTTTCATCATTCTATTATCTCTAGCTCCGGGCTTATATTCTTTTTCCGGATCTCGTACAACCAAACCCTCATAACCAGCGGCTATTGCTTCATCATGCATTTGCATAATTTGATCCAATCCTTTGACAGGTCTATGCTCTACAAAAACAATTCTAGAGTTATCTGGTCTGGAATTATTTAGTTCTCCGAGTTTTCTCGCCCTAAGTTTAAATGGAGACTGTGTATCTACAATATCATAACAATGAAAAACTAATTCTTTGTGTTCTTCTTCAAGAGTTTCTTTACGACAAAGTCCACTAATCTTCTGAAGGTTTCATAGATGGCGATATATTTCACCATCAAGAATTATTTCTGGATTTTCTTTAAAGATTTGTTTTACATAAGGATCTTCTCGAATGTAAGTTGCAGGAATATCATAATCCTGCCCACCTCTAGAAGAAGTACGAACTTCTCCATCTCGCATAAAGAGTAAACAACGTACCATAATTATATTAACTCTGAGACTCTTTATTCTCAGATTCTGCAGATTCTATATTCTCTGCAGTTTGGACTATATCTTCAGTATATTTCTTTAAATAATTTGGAATATTTTTGCAAAACATATGTAATTGTTCAAAAGAAGCATTTTGTTTCATTGTATTTGCCATCATAGAAATAATGCAAACATTTCCTTTTATATATCCTTTTTCTGGAATTATTTTATCTAAAGAAGGAACATTTTCAGGATGTTCTCAACGGATAGATTCTCTTCAATTTAATGGTGTTTCAAGAATAGGACATTTTTCCGGAATAATCAAATCGTCTAATGTAATATTAAACGGAATGTTTGCTTTATCTGCTCTATTTTTTGCATGTCTCAACATTTCTTTTAAATATTGTTCTTCCGTTAAAACACTTTTTGTTTTATGCTCTGTTTGTCATTGTTGTTTTCGTTCCTTCACCTCTGGTCTAGCATTGTATTCTGTCCAAGATGCACTAACTTTATCCAGATTATTTTTCTTTCACTCTCTACGTTTTGCATTCTCTTCTGCATGTCTTGCAGGATCTGCCATAACTCGCTTATGATACTCTCGATCCTGTTCTTTTTTACATTCTCTACACAGAGTATTGTGACCACAAGAATTTCGTTTATCCGTACAAAATTCATCAATAGGTTTAATTTGTCCACAAACTCTGCATTTATTATGTGTTCTATTTGCACCTTTGAGAATGATTTCTTCAGTTTCAGTTAAATTTTCAATTTGCATAATACTAAATTTTAATTTGTTATTATACAAATATACAAAAATAATCTGACACCATCAAGTTATTTGATAAAATTTTAAAGAAATATACTGTTCCGTTTTCGTGGTACTTTACCGTCCAAATTTTGGATTCCTTGTACTAGTCTCTACACCTTTTAAGTATTACTACTTAACTTGGCTCGGTATTTCCATCACAGGATTCACCGAATTTACGGAATTTAAAGACGGCATACGTTAAATTTTACCGTCATGCTTATAGCTTGCTAATCACTGTTTGTCTGTTTGTGAAGGTTTATCTCTGTCCATAACCTTACAGAGCATTGGTTTTATCATTCCGGATTGATCTGTGTTTTCAGTAGGAAGTGCATCTTCTGCAGCCTGAAGTGTAAGATCTACAATACCAAGATCTTTAATATTTTTATAGCCTTTGTCCAGATATTTTTTAAGTTCACTTTTATATTGAAGAGTTGCTTGTTCTGTTACTGTTCTTTGTGCTTTTCCCATTTTAATAATGATTGGTGGTGCAATAACCTGTTTTCCATTTATCAAACCACTTGAACGCTCTATTACATATGCATGTAATGGATCAGATCAGTCACATGAAATATCGACTCTTCTACATTTGCCTTTTGCATCTCTAGCAATCAACAGATCTTTGAAACTCGCCATAATTTGCCCAATTTAAAGGATGTCCACCAGTTGATTCAGCAGATGTTGCATTTTTATAAAAATCAAAATCTGTTTGAACGTATGGTGAATCTTTAGTAATTTTAGCTTTAGCTATATCGCGAATATTGTTTATTTCGTGAATTAATCTTTCGGCTGACGCTACTTCAATTTTATTATTTTCTAATTCTTGAAGTATAATATTCAAAAGTTTATTTAATGCAAGCTCTATATCTTTCATTATTTACCAGTACTTCCAAATCCTCCAGAACCTCTTTCTGTTTCGTCAAGGTTTTCTACTTCATTAAAATGTATAGTTGGATAAGGAAGAATCATTATCTGACCAACCTTATCACCAACACAATACCAATCACAAGCATTCCATTGGTAATTAGCAGCGCTTCCTGGATTAACAATAGATGTTGTTGTCCATTGATAATTGGTCCCTTCACAAGGCTCATTTTCAATACGATAATTACGTTTAAAACGTAATTTTAATTCTCCTCTATAACCGGAATCTAGAACCCCTACGGAATTAGCAAGAGACAAGTCATATTTACTTACAGAACTTCTTGGGAAAATTAGCATTACATATCCATCTGGTAGTTCAAAGGAAAGACCTGTACCATATTCAATATATTTATCTGTTACATTGATAGATACAGCTGTTACATCCATTCCTGCATCTCCAAAATGAGCATATGTAGGAATTACAGCTTCTGGAACAAGCTTTTTAACATTAACATTAATCATAATTTATATAATTTTCATTGTCATAAACTTTCTTTTTTAACAATTCATCATAAGTATATAAAATTGTTTGAAAGTCATCTTCTAGTAAAATCCAAGAAACCTCGGAGTCTTTGTAGCAAAGAGTATTGTATACAAAGTCTTCGAGGTTTTCTATATTTTCGGGAACATTTCTAACTATCTCTACATTCCCAAGTTCATAATTCAGTACAACTACTTGCATATGTTTAATGACTTTTCGTTATTCTATAGTAAAATCAGCATCAAGTTCATCAAAGCCTTCTGGAGCTGGACATTGTTCTTCAATCAATGGTCAGAAATCAGTATTGTCAAAAACTGGTTCACTGCAATAATCTCCATCTTCATCATATCATTCATCTAACTGATAATCAGAAGTTTTTACTTTAATCTTTTTGCCTATACTATATCACACATAAAGTTCAACTTCTATCTCTGGATTTTTAACTTCGTTATATGGAGCTCTTGGGTCATTTGCAGCACCAAGAGGATAATCACCTGTACTATTCACAATCAGAACTAGTTAATATTAATTTACCATCTTTATATACATATTCATCTGTACAAAATTCATCAAAGTCAGCCAATCGAATAGCCTGATATTGATTTGCAGGATGAGATAATTCCATAGCTTCTGCTATTTGTTTAAAGTTTCAGTCATTTGGAACATCTTTAATATGATAAAGACATTTAAAAAATTTATCAAATATTATTACTTGCATTTTACATATAATGTACAGTGACATATATCGTTTTCACGATATTCTTTGCATGGACACAATCTATCTTCATGTGTTAAACCTGGATTTTGACAAGGACACTCTCCATTATTTAATTCGCAACGTTTTAAAATTGCATTTACAATTTTATCGTTTGGATTTAAATTTCATCCTTCTTTTCTAAGAATTTGTATCATTTACTAATTGTTTTATTTCTGTTAATGTAAAATCTCCTTCAAATCATTCTCCAAATTTATCATGATATAAGTCATATATTCAATCCAAAATATACTCAAAGTATGATTTACAACAATCTATGTACTTTAATATTACGTCTGCTTCTTCGTTTGATATTTCTTTGAAATATAAAGTTTTTGGAGGAATATCGAAATCTATATTATCAAAATATTTTCAAAAATCTTTACACTTTCATAGGTATTCTAATATCTCTTTTTCTTTTTCTGTTAATATATCAAGATATGTATTATCTCACATTTCAACATAATGTACATTAAAGTGTCATAAATATTTACTCATTTCAAAACTTATTAGTTATATCATATCATTCATTTGGATAAGCACTCATTTTTTTTAAAATTGTGCCTTTTGCATAAAGTTTTTGATTCGTTGTTTTAGAAGTAAGTGGTCCAAGTTCTTCAATATACGGCCCAACTTTTATATAATCAAAAATTTGATACATTTTTGGTTTTTGCATTCCTGAGTATCAAGCAATTCTTATATTTGGATAATATTCTTTGACTCAAGTTGCAATATCTACAAGTTCATTTGGATTTGCGTCTCCGCCCATAAAGCATATACAAGTAATGCCACCTCTATTAGATGTCATTAAATCCTGTATGGCGGTTTTAGTAAGTTTATCTCCGATATCTTCTCAAAGATATTTAGAATGACATCCAGGACACTTGCAAGGACAATTAGATATATTTAAACAAAGCGTAATTTCATCCGGAATTTCGGAAAAAGTTACAACGGCATCAACATATTTTAACATTTTAAATTACTTGCTGGATGATATATTCTAGTTAGTGCTTCTTTATAACGCTCTTTATCAAATTTAGGAACTGGTCTTAAATATCCTATAATTCTAGTTCAATCAGTAGTCTCCTTACTTCCACATTTTGGACATATGTCAAAATGATGTTTTTCAATATGTCCACATTTATCACACTGACAATTAGGGACATTAAAAGTAAAATATGAACATCCAACTTCAATAGCATAATTTATTAAATACTCATATTGTTTTTGGGAAAGATGTTCTTCAAGATTACAGTGTAATCCAACTCCACCATCCATTAAACCTGTAAATTCACGACCGTGTAATTTAAATCGATCAAGTATTGATGTATTTGGATCAGAAGCAAGATAAAAATAAGAATTATAAAGATTTCTATCGGAAGGAACCCAATATCCATCATTCTTATCTCAATTATAATTCTTAGAAGAGAGACTCTCGGCAGGTACAAATTCTTGGTTGAATTGGAATTTCTTTGTAGAATTTTTACGATTTAATTCACTAATCGTACCAGTAATTAGTTGACAGAATTTCTTATAATTTTCATTATATGAACACTTAATTCCTAAAAATTCAGCTGCTTCATTAATTCCATTTAATCCAACTGTAGAATAAAGTTTAGACATTGAAATATATCCAGCTTTACTTGCAGTAAACATTCCATTAGCTTCCCATTCATATAACATTGTTTTATATGCAATATGGTATTTATGAACTCTTTCAACGACTTCCGTTAATGCATATTTAATATCATTAAAAGCTGCACCTAAATCATGATTATCTTTTACTGCAGTTTGAACAAGTCTATTTAAATTAATTGTAATAACATTACATGAACCAGTTTGAACTCCAGTTAATCCGTTTGTAAATGTAAATACATTTTCATTTATTTGATTACGGAGCCTACAACATGAAGCTAATGAATCAGGATTATCTGATAAATAAGTAAAGAAACTATGCCCTTCAGCATACATTTCTGATGTAAGTTGCTTATAGTTCTTATCAATTACATCCTTTCCATCAGTAAGTAGAGCCATTGTTTCTACTGGGAACGTTAATAATGTTTTAGAACGGGTCTTATTAAACCAATGAATAAATTTTCGTTGAAGATAATCAATCCTTCTTCACTCTGGTTTAGAACCATCTGGAAATACAAACTCATCAAATAGAGCATGCCAATAATTCTCATCATAATAAGATATATTAGTAAAAGGACTTTGTGCACCTCTATTTCCTGCAGGTTGATTTCAATTAAAGACAACATGTTGAAACTGTTGCTCAATTTTTTGCCCAATAGTCTTTGGTTTTTTAACTACTTCTGGATTATCAGCCAATTTATCTTCCTTTAGATCATATTCTTCCCCATAATCCATTACAGCAAAATGATCAAAGAAATTAAAAAATTCTCCAAATGCCACTGCTCCCTTACATTGTGAAGCAAGCAAAAATGTTGCATTTACCAATTGTCCACAGAAAGAATCCAAATGATCAGGAGCTTCTGTACTAGTTCCATCTAAGGAACCTGTGCCTTCAAGTAAAGGATATAATGTAACAGCTTCACAATAATTTTTAATTACTGGAGTTGATGCTTCATCATGAGAATAAATTATATGAGAAGTTAAGTCAGTTAAGTACTGCTCTGCTAATTCTTTTCCATATAACTTTTCAATTTCATCATAAAGTATTGTGCGCTGTGTTTTACGATTTTCAAACTTATATACTTCCGATTCCATATTTGCAACATTTTTTAAATTCATGTTTGCGTTTGGATCAGAAGCACTTGATGTAGCCGCATTTTCTCCATTTAGTTGATAATCTTTCATATATTGAATACGTTTACGACGTGCACGTTCTTCTGCATGTTCATCACGATATTTAATATATGCTCTAGCTACATCGAATCATTTAAATTCCATTAATGTATCTTCAACAAAATCCTGAAGATATTCAACGTTTTTATCTTCATCGAATGTACTTGATACAACTCTTAAATAATCAATTAGATCGTCTGGTGCTTCCCAATTATATACTGCAATAAATGCTTTATTTACTGCATTTTTTATTTTGCTAAAATCAAACGGTTGTAGTGTTCCGTCTCTTTTTATTACGTTCATATTATAGATTAAATAGTGAATTTAGCAGAAGTGTAGATTCAATATTATTAAAGAAATTTTTGCTATCTCTAATAATTTCTGTAAATGCATTATAATAATTAAATACACTACACTGTTCTGTATCTTTTACATAATACGGAGACCTAGTATCTACATATACATCCTTAAAAGCATCCACTACTGTTGCAACTGACAATTTTGTTTTGCCAGATAAATTGCTTCATTCAAGATTCATTACTTTTTCAATCTGTTCACCAAGAAGTAAATGAATAGAATCTGGATCTCTATCCAAAAAAGTATTTTTCATCTTACGAAGTCTTATTTCCACATCATTTGTGGCCTCCATTAAACTCTTAATTGAGTACTTAAACGATTCTCCTTCTTGAAGTTCTGTAACAGATAATCATGACGGATTAAATACGCATAAATTTAAACATGCATTATTCAAATAATGTCTGGCAACTTTATAAACTGGAGTGCGTACATCCAATCCATATAGCAAACTATAAACTTCCGAATGATTATCAATTGTATATTTCTCTGGCATTACTGCCTGAATCCAAACTCTATTATATGTTATATCTTCATCACCATCTGTAACTGTAATTTGATTTGGAGTTTGAACATTTACGATGAATTTATCTGTAAATTTAGCCATCTCATCGAAAAATGGCTGAACATAATCTGCCGTAGAAAGGTATTGTTTACCTTTAATAATTGTAGGTTTACCTTTAAGCAGTAATTCCGGCGTTATTTCCATTGTTTAACTTTAAATACTCAGTTATTAATCTCTCTCACTTTTTCTCTCGTTTTTTGTTTATAAGAGATTCTCTATTTCACTCTTTTGTGTTAAATTTTGATAAGGTTTTACTTGAATTTGTAATCAAATAAGCTTCTAGTATATGAGCTTCTTTAGATGTTAAACCCAATCCAACAATTCTACAAGTTCAATCAGAATTTACTGTATTTATCAGTAAATCATTTTTATGATTAAAAGGACGACTTTTATTTAATCATTTTGATTTTCCATAATGTATTATATCAAAATATCGCCCCATTCCATAATAACGTTCTATTTTAGAATTGTCTTCAAAAATATAAACACAAAAATCTCTATCTCAGCTATCAACATCTCTCTTTTTAAATATCTGAGTTAAATCTATAAGCCTGTTTAGGTCAATAGCATATCCATCTTTAGGATGGTGTATTATAGGTAATAAAACCTGCATATAGATAAAAAAATAAAGCCAGGCATCATTAGATACCCGGCTTTATTATTTCTTTATTTAGCCGAAATCAGTTAAATAATATTATTAAAACTGACGCTCGTTACCGAACACGATATAGGTTCCTTCCTTAGTGTTGGTAGAAGGAGTGTACTCAAGAGTAAATGCAAGATCCTTACCCTCAGTTACATGATAAACAATAATGCACTCGAGGTCAGTCTTAAGATCAGACATAAGCTTCTTAGCCTTCTTCTCAGCATCAGACTTCATAGATGCGGTTGCTACAACAGCACCAGTGTCTTTACGACGAACTTCATAAACACGCTCTACACTCTTCTTTCCCTCAACAACGTTATTGGTGTATTTATAGGGACGCTCACGAGTATCAGCAGAACCACCGGCTACAACAACGATAAGACCAACACCTTCTGCGTTGGCAAGATGATTCTTAGCAAGAGCATCAACTGCAAACTCCTTGAAAGACTTATCAGTGACAGGAGCACCTGCATTTTTCCAACTTACAGTAACATTACGAACAACAGTAAGACCCATTTCGGCTGCTTTAGCCTTTGCCTCCTCAAGGGAGAATGCATTAATTTCAAAACGCTTCATAATCAATAAATTTTTTAAAACATTAATCCTAGAAAGTTCTTTTACCACCTCTGCCTTTCTTAAAGAGGTTTTGATTTCTTTAACATTTTGTATCTCTCGAAATCAACAATACAAAGATACAACTAATTTTTTAAACTTCCAAATTTATTTAAATAAAATTTTAAAATTTTACTCAAACTCAATTGGAGTTTTCCATCCAAATATTTGACAAGCAGCTACTCTCTTTAATAATTCTTCAGCTTCATTTTTACCTTCTTTTAGCCAGCCAGAACTTACATTATAGCATCTACTTGCATAATCTGGAAGTGTTTGCACAACAAGCATATTAGCTTCAGATTTCCATCCAGCTTCTTTACTAGCACCATATTTTTTAGAACAATATAGTGATAACACCCACATATACAGATACATCTGACGATAATAATGATAATGTTGCATAGATCCATATTCTTCATTCATAAACCAAGCAACAGGTTTACCAGTAGTTTTTAAATCATTTAAAGTAATAATTTTATTTTCTGCGTCTACTGTATAATTGTCAGCTTTCATTTTAAAACGAAGAGTTGTACATTTACATCCTTTATATGTTACAAGAAAATCAATAAAGAAAGCTATTTCGTTATATGATTCTATAGGATCTCCAAATACATCTATAGGATGTAATTTATCCATTATTTGTTTGTTATCAAAACAAGATTCAAGACATCCAGAAACAGTATCATAATCATTATCTGATAAAAATATTTCTTCTACATTAGCTTTCTTCCATCTTGGTTCGTCTAATGCTTCCCAATAAGGAGTACATTTTTCAATAATCCCAGGGATTTTAGAATTAATACTATTTACATAATATCCAACCTCTCTACTTGCTTCTCTGATAGTTTCTTCAATTGGAACATTATCTTTTTTATGTGTATAAACATAATCAGCAACTTGTCCAAGTTTAGCTGTAGGCTTGTGTAATTTTGGGCCTAAAACAAAACTATCTGGCTGAAGCAGACATTCATGTACAGCACTACCAATATTTAGTGAACTTGTTGTAAAATGAGGATTTGATTTATAAAGTTCTGGAGATCCTTCCTCTAATGGATCTATATATTTTAAACGACTATTGCTAATATATCCCTGATATTTTCTGGAAAAATATAAATCATCGCTAATATCAAGTCGTTTAATAGAATCCATTATAGGAACAATCTTAAAATCTGAAAAATTAAGTTTCATCTTGTAATATTTTGTTTATTTTATTTATATGCGATTGAATATAATCACTTCCAAAAATGTCTCCAACAATAAAGACTTTTTCTCCATCATATTCAATAAAATTATGGATTAGTTTATTATCAAACATTAGTTTAGATGCAATAAAATACGGCAATTCATTAAGAACCAAATAATTTAAAATTGTTTGAAAATCATAATGAAAAACCAAATCCACACAACTGAATACATCATAAAAATAAGAAAGCCTATCTAATTTATCTAAATCGCCTTCTTTTAAATTATTATTATATGTATAAATAAGTTCTTCAGAAAAAGTGTTTTCCATTATTTTATAGGCAAATTTAAATTATAAATTCTTCTATGTCCAACATTGTAATATTTGTTATGTGGCGCATCAACTAAATAACAAAATACTCCTGCATCAATAGCATCTTTGTAATTTTGAAATTTATCATCACAAAGAATACTAACATTGTGTTTCTTTAATAATTCTACCTTACTTTCATTCCAAGGAACACAATATACTGGAGCACAAGGAAACCCATTTCTTTCCAGATTCTTTTTAGTCCATTCAACAGGAATGGATCTACTTGTTATATATAAATCAGGTTCAAATGTTGGCATGTGTTTTGTTGGAAGAGTTGTCCAAAATTCTTCATCTTTAGATAACTCTTCCAATTTAGCTTTCATTTCATAAGTTCCATTCCAGTAATCATTACATTTAATTCCTGTTCTTTGTTCAAAAGCACCTATGAAATCTAAACACACATCATCTATATCTAATGCAACAATCGGCCGATTTATAGGAAGAAATTCCCGATTATCACCAGCAGGATTTATATAAAAATACTCACTAAGTATTAATGCATTTGTTGCTACTTCTGCAATAGATAAATTTCCTTCTGGTGTAAAATCTTCTCCTTTTTCAAAAGCTAATAAATGCTTTTTAAGTGAAGACAAAACATCTGTCCAATTAAGGCCATGTTTCCATTCTCCAACCTCATGTTTATCTAACTTTGAATTTAGAACCTTATGAACCTCCTCTATACCTCTAATTGGGATTAGATCGTATCTCATATTTTCTAGTATCTACGTTAAAGATAATTCGGTTTGTAACAAAATAATAATCATCATCTATTTTTACAATATCTGAACTACTCTCTGTTCCATCCGGATTAACAATAATATTTTCGTCTATATAGCTTTGTGGATAAGTATCTCCTCCATATCTACCGTATACACAAACCGCCTCTTCAGAATTAGGTACATAATCATCTAGACCCTCGCAAAACCAGCAACAATCATCACAATAATAAGCTTCTGCCCATTCTGACCAATGTAATTCATCGGGAGTATCTCCATCATATCCATGGAAAACTGCACCACAATTTTCACAGGTATATGTATCTCCTCTATATTCGCCATCGGTAGAATCTAACACAAAAGCACCATTACCATTTGTGGTATAAATAGTCTTATCTCCATCAAAATATCTAAAAGAATCTACATATGGATAATATTCATATGATTTCTTTAACGTTATTTCGAACGCTCTAGTATTTATATCTGTATAATCATCATCTGGACTATACCATTCCTGATCCTCTCCTGTACTTAGCAAACTATTATTTGCTCTAATCCACCATTTATGCTCCTTAGCATAATCAATAAAACAATTCTCAAGATAGTCAAAACAAGTATAAATCCTATCCAATATTGTAACACCGTCTACTTCCCAAACAATAGCACGTCCAGTAAGCAATCCATCCTTTTTAGTAATTAGCATTTTTGCATTATCTACATACATGTCAAAGAAAGGTTGTGCATGTGAATAACGCATACAACTATTTCCTAATGTACCATCACACTTATAATAATGTTCATCTAAATACCAATAACGAATGTCTTCACCTTCTACTAATTCAAACTCAGCACATTGACAAAGTTCAGCCTTGAATAAGTTAGTGAAAATTTCCCACTCTCTTGTTTTAAATTCACGTTTAAGTAACTTTTGGAAAATTCTTGCAGCTTTTCCAGTTTGTCGATTTCTTCTAGCCCACGTTCTATTAGGGCCATATTCTGGTTCTTTTCCTTTTGGCAAAAAAGATACTTCAAATTCTCCAAGTCTTATAGTAATCATTCTAACTTCATCAGTTATTCTAGAATTAATTACCTTATCAACAATATCTTCTCCAAGTTGTGGAGTAATACCATAAGACATATCGTTAAAATTATTAACGATAATATCGATATCAAGTAATTCTTTTGCAATTGGATCAGAAGATTTATTATAAATTGATTCTATTATTTCTCTTAGAGAACCACTTAAAATTGGTAAAAGTTTATCCATCATACTCCTTCGTTGATAGTTATATTAAGTATCATCAATGGGTATTAATTACTCATATTTCTTAGCATTGAAATAATTGCATGCGCTAAGTTTACAATAATATCTTTGCTTACATCTTCATCTTTTTTTATTTCTGGCTCAATTTGAACTTCACTGAATTCAAGTGAATCAGAATTAACATCATAATTCATTGGAATTACAACGATTCTATCTTTATTGTTAATTGTTATTTTTATATCTGCCATAATATACTTTTTCCTCCTTTTGTAGAATGTAATATATAATTTATAGAATTACTTACAGGATATGTTCTTAAAATAGATGAGTCTTTCGTAGACATATAACAAAAGCTATCCATATAAGGAAAGTTTGAATAATTATTTTTCAATGGTATTTTTATATATAATTCCTTCGGATTCTCATAATTATCTTCTGGTAATAGCCATTGTTGTACTTTGCCATACTCAACATATACGTTTTTATTCAAACACCCCCATTTCATTGATTTAGCATATTCATAAAATTTATGCTCAATAAAATTTTCAGTAGTATAAACCCTATCCATTAAATAAGATCCCTTATATGGCCATAATATTGCTCTCCCTAATATACGCCTTCCACGCTTTGGAGTCATAATCAACATCTTAGCATTATCTTCATATATCTTAAAATAATTATCTTTTTGGCATTTAAGATAACGCATGCAACTCTTATTTAAAGTACCATGACTAGGAACATAATTAGCTCTAAAATAAGCTTTAGTAATATCACCGCCTTCAATTATTTGAAAACGACCTGTATCAGAAAGAATAGATTTTATTTTCTCACAAATATGAGTAATTTGTGCTGATGTAAGACCACTATACGCCTTTTTTAAATATTTACCAATAGTACATTTTTGATACAAATAAATAGATTCAATACAATTTAGTTCTTTTACAATTGTAAAATAAGCATATTTATCATCAACTATTTGATCTCGATACTGAAAAGTATAATTATCAGATTCGTACTGATCTAAATCTTCATATCCATTAAAGATATGTTTCGCTAAAAAATCTCTTATATAAAACATAATAAATAAAAAGTGAGGACTATTAAATGTCCTCACTTTTAGAATAAGGTTTAATTAATTTATAAAATAATGATTTATCCATAATTACAGCTTCGCCAACAGATATAATATTAACCTCTCTTTTTTCTTGTTTTGATCATATAATTACAAAATCTTCTGGATTAACTGTAGACTCAGATCGTATTTTAAAGTATTGAGGAATATTTTGTGTACACTTTAATTGAATTGAACATGGAAGTTTATTTTCTTTATCAATTAAGTCTACTTTATTATCATCCATGGCCTTAGATTCACTTCTACTTGTAACAATCCCAGAAAATCCCAAATCTCTTAACTCTTTAGCAATTTTAGTCTCATAGTTATGTCCTTTTGTACGACTATAAGCTTTGCTTCTTGTTCTTTTCTTTTTAGGAACTTCTATCTCTTCAAGTGTAGGAAGTTCTACATTTTTGTTACGTTTCGCCATAATATTTTTTTGCTTTGTTAACTAATTCCAGCGTTTTAGCATATCCAAATTTTTTTCTATAATCAGAAAAATCTTTTGCGTCGTTTCTATTTAGCAATAAACACTTTAATTCTGGATATTGTTTGTGAATCTTATTTGTAGCCCTAACTCCAGGTAAATCATTATCGTACAATAAATATATATTTTTAAATTTACTTTTAACTTTATTATATTGCGCTTCCGTTAAAAATAAATTTTCAGAACATGGTGCAATCGCAGGTATTCCAAATTCATATAAACACATTACATCTTTTAATGATTTCGTAATAACTAAATAGTCGCCTCCATCCTTAGGCAACATGTGTGCACCTTGAATATATATCGATTTCCAGTTAGATATAAATCTAGCTATTGTACGTTTTGGTCAATAAATACGTCATTGTTCTATACCATCTTTAATACCTCCATAATATCCAAAAACAGGTTGATCTGAAACATTAGTATAAAACAAATTACTATTTAGTCAAACAGCATCTATAGGATAAACTTGAAATTTTGTTAATGTTGAACGAGAGATACCATATCTTCCTCATCAATCCAATTCTTGCTGCTTAAACTCCCTAGTTTGTATTTGAATAACTGCTGATTTCTGCTCTTCAAATTTAGTGCCAGTTGGATTAATTTTTGCTTTATTTATTTTTAAATCAGGCCTATTTATAATTCCAAAATCGTTTGCAATAATTTGAAGTGCCATATAATAAGAGACATTGAATAAAGCCATTACATAAGCAAAACAATCTCCACTAAAATTAGATCCGAAGTCTTTCATTATTAATCGACCACGTTTATTTCTATATAATCCAACAGTAGGCTTATGATCTTGTCTTAACTTTGAACAAAAGAGTCCCTTTTTAATAGGGACTCCATAATGTTCAAAAATTGTTTCTTCAGAAACTTTACTCAAAATTAATTCTTTTGTTAGTGGTTGTTCTTCTTCTAACCCAACGGTTTCTGAAAAATCAAATAGTATGTCTCCCATTAAATGTTATTAGAACGGCAAATCGTCAGAAGTATCGTTTACACCAAGAGCTTCACCTATTCCATCTAGCGTAGAATTAGAAGTAGCCATATTTGTAGGACGACTGTTAGCCGCAGCAGCAATCTTTTTCTGCTCAGACTGAGACAAAACCAAATCGTGTCCAATAAATCTGGTTGAAATTCCGAGAAGTCCTGCACGATTAATTCTAGCAGGAAAACCAGGAATCTGATTAAATCCATTATTTCCAGGAATAAGTTTTACTTCTACAGACTTTCCAATATAAGGATCGGTAAGAGCTTTTGATAACTTAACAAGTTGTTCAAATGTAGAAATTTTGCTCATATCTACACTCTTTCCGTTTACAACAACGGCTTTATTATCAATCATTTCTCCAATAGCTGGATCTAGAGCATCAAAAATTTGACGCAAGGCAACCATGAAATGATCTTTTTGTGAAGGCTGTAGTCCATAATTTCCTTCAACTCTTTCATCTGAAGTAGGTTCAAAGAAATTATTTGTAAATTCACCATAACCATCAATATCAAGAGTAAGAGTCATGGTATTATAAGTCTGACCCTTTGCCTGAGAAGTTACAGAACCAAGAGTTAAACCATTAAATTTTGCAGTATGAATACCTGCTGAAAGAAAATTACTAGTGTCTTTAAGTCCAGTTGTACTGGATAGATCAAACATTCCCATAATTATTTAGTTATTAAAATTGTTAAAATGGCAGATCATCATCTGCGTTAGAAGCTGTTATTGCTTCAATCTCTTTATCTATTTCTGAATTATTTAATGCTTCTGCATCAGAATTTTCTTCTGATAAAGTTTCATCGTCATTAGAGCTAGTTATTGGAATTAATTTCCAAACACCATCTTTATATTCTTCTAAAGTAAAAAATGTTCCAAATTCAACAAGAGTATTTCTTTTTTCTCCTCTAAAAGCTATAGTACCTTTTTGTGTTAGTCTATTACCGTCATGTCGATCTGTAAATATTTCAGCTTTTCCAATGATAGGTACTGCTTTTCCAATACCTTCGTTTATATACTGAATTGAAATTCTATCATCTGCTTTTGCATCAAGCTTAGCCAATGCTGTTTTTGACAGCTGTAATTTATTTTCAAGAACCTCTAGGTCTGGACGTTCATCACATTCAATAATAGGAGAACTATTTGCAGAAACACTTCTACTTTTACCTTCAACATCTACAACTTTAACATTTGTAATAGATTTTGAAGTTTCATTAAAATCAAAAGAAATTCTAAGCATTTTCAGAAGGAAATATACGTTCCCAATGATAAATTATATTACCATCATCTTGCATTTCTCCAAGTACAACATCTTTGTTTCTAAGATGTTCTGGCCTAGAACCACAATCTACAAATTTATCATTACTGTTAAAACTTAAAACAGAATTAGAATCATCATCTCTATATAAATATCCAATTGCATCAGATCTAGAGGCCAAAACTCTACCAGTTTTACCGGTTAAATCAATAACTTTTGCGGTGATATCACTGTTTGCTACAGCAGAATCTTTTACATGGCATACTAAAATTATATTAGGTACTACTTTTTGAAACATGTCAATTACCATTTCAATAGCATCTCTAATTTTACTATACCCAGCGCCCATTGGTGCATCAAGAACGTCTTTGCCGACAAACTTAGAACCAGCTGGAGTATCTAAATAAAGTTTAAGAGCCAATGGCTTTACAATTTCTTCAAGCTTTGTAATAGTATCTAGCGTAAGATATTTATAAGGACATCCTGCAGCTTTAATTGCTTTAGCAATATCTTTTAAATCCTCTAAATTTTTTGCTTCAACTTTAAGGGCATCAATATATTTATAACCACCCTCTAAATCAATAATTAAATTATTAGGAAGTGCAGCAAGCGCTGTAGATTTGCCTATTTTTGGTTTACCAAACACAATTAAATATTGTGGATCCTGTAGATTAGCTTTTATTTTTGTTTTTGGTAATTCAATTGCCATTTAAAAACTAAATGTTATAGTTTTTTTCTCTTCTTCTCGTTTTGGAGTAGAAGAATCTTTTTGTTTTGTTTCTTGTCTTATTTTACAGGGTATATTGTTATACTCTGATTGGAATTGTGTATAATCCGTTATTTGATCTGGAGGAGGTAATGCTAAAAACCATCCAACAGAACCTGCAAATCAAGTATTTATTACTTGATCAGCAATACCATATCGATTTTTGGAAATTATCAACGAACGATGCCATCTAGTTAATCCTTGATCTCCAAGTATTTTATAACCTCTATATGTTGCTAATTTTTCTCTAAATGGATAAAATAATTGAATAACAACATCACTAGCATCGCCAACAGCACCAGTCTGTTTAATATCATTGAGGGTTGGTTCACTTAATTCTGCTTTACGACGATCCATAGAAGAAGCATCACGATTTTGTTGCATTAACATAAATCAAGACATATTTAATTTATTTTTTAATGTAACCATATAAGATGCAGCTGTATCTATTTCTTGTTTCAATTCTCTTCCTTCTGATGGATTCATAAGTAGACCGTGATCTATTACTCCAATTAAACGTTGATTCGGATTTTTTGCAAGATATCTTTTCTTTCCTTCAATCTCTTCAAATGTGCCAAATCTACTTGCAAAATTTAAAGCTTCATGATATAAAGTTTTGCAATTAAGCATACTGTCTACAATGATTAAATGTTCTGAAATACCATCTATTCATTTTTTAGCAGATTTTAGATATTCTATATTATCGTCAGAAATAGGACTTTGAAATGATAAAATATCATCTAATGTTAAATAAACCCCAAATTCTTCGGCACAATATAAACTCATTAGTTTTGCAAGTAACACATTTGCAGGTAATTCAAGGCTAAAATATAAAAAATAAACTGGATATTTTTTATCAATATGTCGCAACATATGATACATTATAAATAAAATAAGTGCAGATTTACCAACTGAACTAGCTGCTGCAATAGTATAAAACCTTGAAGGTTGAATACCACCAATTACTTTATCTAATTTAGGAATTCCAGTAGATAATCCTATATTTTCACCTCTTTTACCTTTTTCAATTTGAGCTCAAAGTAATTCAAGATCAGTCATTATATAGATTCATAAACATTAAATGTACTTTCCACTTGACCTTCTTGTGGATGATCTTTAAGTTCTTTTAAATCTATTCATTTCTGACTTGCTACAAACTCTAAACATTACATTCCATATTATTCGCAAGATAATATGCGTTCTCTTATGAACTGCTATATATCACTATATAGATTCGACTATTTCTTTATCCTGTTTAGGATACACTCCATTTCCATCACCATTAGCTTGTGATGTACTCCCAATAGGGATAGTCTGTGAACATTTCGAATAATCAAAAAGGTTAATATATATTTTCTTTATATGCTCTATAAAAGCATCCTTATTTATATTCATTTTCATTCTATTACAAATATCACAACAAGTTACACAATTATCTATTGTGTATCCTTTTGATGAATCCAAACGATCTATTCCATTTCTTAGGAATTTTTCATTTGTTTTATTATATTTATAATCAGACGAATATTCTTTAGGTTTACTATTACAATAAAAACAATTACCAAATATAAGATTTCCAAATTCAGAATCTGTTAAATTTCATTCAAGGCCTCTGTCTGCTGCACCTCTCATATAGGAGCTTTTTACACAGTTAAATGGTGCATCTAATGTCGGAATCTTATGATTTCCACTTTTACATACATCACATTCACATTTTGTAGCAATTATGGTTTTTAATGATTTAATAGATTCTGTTCCACATTTTAAGCATTTTACTCTATAATATCTAGATGTTCCTTTTTCTTCTACAAATTCTAATATTTCATAAACATCTGTTTTAAATCCAACATAATTTTGAATAGTTTTATTTTTCTTACATTGAATACAGATAGCACGATATATTTGTCTTGTTGTAAATATATATCCACAATCTAAACATTTTAAAGTAAATAAATAACTAGCTGTTCCCGAAATTCTTTCTTTAGCTATTATTTTAAAATTACCTTTTTCAGATTCGACTTTGCTGCCGATTATCAATTTTCTTCCCATAATAAAAATTTAAAAATTAAAATCATCTATATAATTTGTTATTACAAATATACGAAATTATTTTTAAATTTCCAAGAAATGAATTGATTTTTCCGCAATTAAAAGTGTTTATTACCTTTATATTACTATAAAGGAGGACTTCAAATTAAAATCCCAAAGTTTATGTGATTATGTTCTTTAGCCCATTTTAATATTTCCATAATCTCTTTATGAGTTTCGGGATTATGTTTTATAGTAGAACTATAATGAAAGAAAAAATCATCTAACGACATAAACTTTTTACTGATATTTCGCAATGATGCAAGTTTTCCATTTATTGGAATGAACGCAGGATATTCTTCAAAAAGTTCTTTTCCTAATTTTCCAGAACCTTTAATTCATCCCTTTAAAAAGTTTTTATTAAACTCAATATCATCGGGATTATATGATTTTGGATTATAATCTTTATGAATAATACCCTTTTCTTTTAGAGATTCAAATAATGATTTTAATCTAGATTGACCTCCATTAGAAAATCATTTTGCAAAATATTCAGCATGTCCCTCTTCTTCTTGTGCAAGAAACGTTAAATAAACAAGAAGAAGTTCATCTGCTGTTAGATTATACGCAATCATTAAATTTAAAATAGTATCTATTTCCAATATTGTTAAATTAAATTAAATATTAATCTAACAACAAACATTTTAAAGTATTTTATATACTGTTATAAGTTGGAATTACGTTAAAATCTAAATTCTATATTTGGAGAATATTCTCTCTCCCTTGTTTCAATTTGTTCTCCTGCGAGAACTTGATCTAATTGTGCTTCATTAATAGTTATCACTTTAGATGTTTTGGAATTAGAAAATCAATTTACCTCTTGAGTTCCTTTAAGAATTAAGGTAAAAATTTCAGCAGTTTTACCTTCCTCAAATCTAAGACTTCTTCCAAGTCTCTGTGTTTTACGAATCTTAGAAGAATCTGTATGCAATATAACCTCAAGGTTTATTCCAGCTAAATCTAATCCTTGATCTGCTGCCTTACTTGTATTTAATACCCCAGCTTTATCAGAATTAAATTTTTCAATAACTTCTTGATTTTCTTTTGCTTTCTTTTGAGAGTGCATTGTATATCCAATTCCAATAGATTCTGCCATTTTAATTGTAGAAGAAAATGTTATAGCTTTACTATTAGGACGCGCTTCAAGAATTTTTCTTGCAATTTCTATTTTTTTTGGATGACTAAGAATGAAATCTTTACGAGCTTTCATTGTTCTCATAAAAGTCATAGCCATTGCAGTAACTGTTTTTACGTCCTTTTGATGTTGTTTTGCTCAAATAGCTCTTCTTATAGGATTTGTCGCAACTTCCATTGCTGTACTAAATTCAAAATTAAAAAAAGCAAATGCACTATTAAACTTTTTATTAATTTCTTGATATTCTGTAAGATCTACATCAAGCATTACAACATATTCCTTATGAGGAGAAACTCAACCATTTTTTTCAGCTTCTTCTATTGTAATTCTATCACAAACAGGAGCAAACTTTTCAATAAGAATATGTCTCATATCTAATCTTTCAAGTGTTCCTGTTAAACAAAGTATAAATTGATATTGTACTTTATCAAACACTTGAATGAACGTCTCTGCTCCTGTAAGATGCACTTCGTCTACAATTAAAAGATCACAACTTCAATTCAATTTAATAACACTATTGATAATTTCAACCCTAGCATTTAGTCCAAGACCTCTTTCATCGATTTGTTCAATTCACTGATCTTTTAGAATTTGTGTTGGTACAACAACTAAAACTTGAGAACTAGGGTTTTTAGTTACAAAAGCATCAATTAGATTTAAAGCAACTCTAGTTTTACTTTATTTAACCGAAGCCGGTGCACGCAACAATACTTGCTTTGCCACCAGCTTCTAGTCATCGTTTAAGACATAGTTTTTGTCTTGCTGTTCTGTCCATCCCACCAATCACTATGAGGACAATTCATACAATCAAACTCTGAACAATTATCACATGGTAATTCCCAGTCATCTTCTTTTGGATAGTCATAATAATTATAACCACTATAATCAGGTTCATATGGCCAACGATGATGTCTGTTATAAGCGTAATAATCTATTTTAATTTCATATTGCATGTTTGTTGGAATTGTTTTAATAAGTGCTTCTATGAAATTTAAACAGTTTTCTAATTCAGAAATAACAGTATATTCAGAATCAGTATGTTCTCTATAATAACCGCAACTTACATTTACAGCAGATAATTGCAACCGTTCGGCTAAAACACCAATATCTGTGCCAATTCCATATTCTTCCGTGTATTTATATTTTGCCATAATAGGCGTTGCTTCTTGAAGCCATAATTCGGATGTAGAATAAATACAATTAGTATATGTAATTAAATCAGAATTACCATGTCTATCAGCTTGTACAAAATAAGAAACATCACAGAAAAAATCAATATTATCTGCTGCTGCATCTGCACCTAAAAATCCAATTTCTTCTTCTGTTGTAAAACATACTTTAAGATCTGGAATTTCTTTTAACAATTGTAGTGCAACACAGATACCATTTACATCATCCATACCAAGGCCTATTTGTTTGCCATTAACAGGGTTTTTACCAAATATTTTACCATTTTTAATTTTTACAGCCTTGTTAGCATGTGGTTTGACACAATCTGTATGTGCAACAACACATGGATAATAATCAGGATTTGTTGTATTCTTTGTTATAAATATATTAGAATAAGAATCCATTGAAAACTCAAGATCACCTATTTTATAGCATTCATTAATTATTGCAGATAACATAGGCCATTCTTGTTTAGATGGATGATCTATTACTAATAATCTCTTAAGTAAATTTAAATCTAGTTTCATAATGATAATTGTTGACAATTTAATTTGTCAATAATTTTATAAACTTCGTGTATATAATATTGATAATTTATATGGCGTTCTGAAATATCTTTATTATCAAATGTATTGTATAATGTTACAGCAGAATCCGAACACAAATTTGTAATTCTTTCTCTAACATCACCGTTTAACTTATATTTCATTAATCTTTTTCCATTAGTAGACATATAATATCTATTAATGTGTCTAACTTCTTGACCTCCATATTCTACGTGAAAATCTTTAGCGACCTTTTGAAATGTGCAAAATTTCAGAATATCATTACAAGATTTAATTGTAATTTCAGGATCAATATCCTCAACAAAATATTTATTTAGAGCCTCCGGAATTATTAAAGGCGCTAAACCCTTTCCAAGTTGAGGTTCATCAATAAACATTCCTTTCTTTTTTATAAGATTAGGATTCTTAGATTCACTTCAACCCTTTTTTACGCCAATATAATCATTAATTGCATATTGATAAAACCGTTCAAATTCCTCACGTTCCAATTCCAATCCGGTGAGTTTTTCTCACCAATCTTTTACTTCATTTACTTTTGGAATTAAAGATTTATTTATTGTATAACACAATCCATCTGTATTTGATTGAACAATTTTACCACCAGCAAGAGCAATGCTTTCTGCGTACATTAATAATAGTAATTGACCATTAATTCTAATTCTTAAGACCGCTTTTGGATCATATACTCAAGAGAATTCAGATTGAAGATTTCCGGTTAAACCATTAATTGCAAGTTTTAGTGTTTCATTCTTTAATTTATTACCGCTTCTCTTGGCTTCAATTCTTTCATCACGAATGTTTTTATAAATTCTAACAAAAGCTTCGCCCAAATGTTGCGGGAATATGTTATTCTGAATAATAATTGACGGATATAGCGACGCAACATCGTCGTCAAATATCGCAATATCATCATCAGCTTTAAATATTTCTGGAACATTAACACTATGCAATCCACCCATTCCAAATGTGTGTTCAACACCATTTAAAAAGAATTTTCTTTCAAAAGAATTATCGTTTGGATCGGCGCAATGTTGTTTTAAATCATCAAGAAGTTGTTTTAATTCTGGAGTTTTAAATTCAATGTATGGAAATATAATTTCTCCAAAACACAAATTATCACAAGGGCTTCTTAAATCTTTAATTTGATTTCATGTTAATCCTGTTTCTTTAAGATATCTATCTTTAAGAATTTCCATTCCAAGATTAACTCCATCTTTATTCATTACATCTATACCATATTCTTCTTCAATTGCAATTCTTAAATCAATGTCCTTTTTACATCTAGTTAAGAATTCTTCAGTACTTTCAACATCATTAAGATTATATGCGTTTTCTTTATCAATATCTGACTCTGGCAATGGTGCATCAAAATCACCATCATATTCTTCAACATTTTTATAATTCATTGTTACTTGAAGTGCTTTTAAACTAGGTCTTAGTTTTTTAGACCATTTCATAGCCAATAAATCTAAATCATTATAAAGATTTGCATATTTATATTTACTTCAAGAAGCAGATGTTGTTGAATTAATAATTAAATCACTAAACTGTTTAAGCTCCATTGTTATTACTCAAACAGGTTTAGTAATTAAGCGTTTATAATTAATTAAAATATAAGATATAATTGGTTTATCATAATGTAAACTATTATAACCTACAAAATATATATCTTTTCATAAAAACAATCTTGCTATTTTCGGCATATCGTTTCTTCGATTAGATATTTCGTATGTAGCATGATTACCAGATTCAGTATTTTTAATAGTAACACTAAAATAATTTACAAATACTTCAATATCATATACAAACGCTGGTAAATTTTTAATCAGCATTTAAACTTATACCCTTTTGTGATGCTACTAATTCTAGTTTCTCTTTAAGAGATTCCCACTTTTGTATATGATATTCTAGATCTTGATCCAAAAGAAGTAAAATCTTATCTCGAAGCAAAGTAATAACATCAGTAGTCATAGTAGAGAACTTTGGACGGCTCTCTATTCTTAGAAGAGAACGAAACTCTCCATATGTTAAACCTTTAGAGTTAAAATGAATTTCTACATTAGGATTAAGAAAAAGACGCTCTTTAATAACATCTTTCCTATTTCTAAATTTTCCATTTGCGTCATAATCGGTTAAATCTTTTTTCTCTTGATCTGTCAGTCATATTCCAAGAGAAAGAATAAATTTATCAGATAATAGCTTTTTATTAAATGCAGGTAGTGCATCCAAACAAGCTGAAAGCAAATAATCAATTGTGATTCTTCCATACCCTTCTGATAATCCAGAAAAAATCTTTGAAACAGGATCAGAATTACTAATATTATTTGCTTGCTTATGAGCACTTATATAATCGAGCAGATCTTTATTTGTTTTAAGACCCTCAACATTACAATCATATAAAATATGACGAAGTAACAATTCTGTGTTTGCACAATCCCACATTTTTCTTACTTGGTCACGCTTTCTTTGTACGCCAGGATGATAAGGATCTTTATTATTAAGCATTTCCAACACATGAGAATATGCATGCTGAAGTTGTTCTGGAGTTAAATCCATCATTCGCACTTCTTTCCCATTTGACATTTTTCATACCCAACGATTAATATCGTTTTCCCTATCATCAAACGCTTTAGTTAATTTATCTGCTAAATCACTCATAATCTAAAAATTAAAATCTTTTTTGTTTATTATTTGTTGTTGTTTTATAAAATTAATTAGGTAACATACAGTATAGTTATATATTTCCTTACTACCCGTAGACGGTTTATAATAACATTCGCCTGCATTTACATATTCACATTCAATATATCCAGTATCACCAATTTGTGGTTTATCGCAGTTTCAATTTGGAGCTAAGGTTGTGGTAATATATCTTAGCAGGCTATTATTTTGTTCATCTAAATTCTTAAATACATATATTGTATATTGACCTGGTTGTATGGCTACTACTTCTCCAAAGTATGTTGTTCGCATAACGTTAATACATCGGCATTGTTTTTAACGGCCGCTAGTGCTCTACAACATATATGATCAATAGTATCCAACTTTTTTAAAAGATAATGGAAGTTATACCAATCTTTATCTCCAAAAGCAATATCAATTAAACTTATTAACTTACTTTCAAAGGTATCTTCCATATCAGATAGCATTTTAAACGGAGTTACTGTGTCATCAAAAGATATAATTCCGGGAATAGTAAATTCTGGAACAGCGGCACTATTTTTTATTAATTGTTCAATTAAACAATGCTTTATTTCTTCGCAGGATTTATATAAAGTTTTAAAAAACTTTTTATTGTTAATTAAACCATTTTCACAAAAATAGAATTTAGCCGAACTAATTAAAGCTAATTTATCTATTTCAAACTGAATTAAATCTATAAAACCTTTATAAAGGCTTAATGACATTTTTCCTTGTTCGTTGCTTTGTTCTTCTTGGTTGGTCTTGAATTTCATCATCAAGTTGCATTATTGTAAAATATGAACCATTTTTAGAATAGTTAAATTTACGTACAATTTTATCTGATTCAAACTCTTTTGAGTCAACTAGATGATAATACTTTAATCCATCTACCTTATCTCATTTATATTGTTCAATTACGTATTTCAATTATATAATAAGTTTTATGAAAATTAGTATTATATTGACGTTCTATTAAACTATACATATCATCTGAAATTGAAAATTCATGATCTCTAACCATAAATCTTATTTCAAGACTATCAGAAGTTGTAAAATATTTTAATAAATCATCATCGTTTATAAATATAGTATTATCATAAACTATACTGTAAACTTCATTTAGTTCTATTTCTAATTCACCTCGTTTATAAGTATCGTATAAATCAAATACTTTACAAAGTTTATCATTAAATGCAATATCCTCTGGATCTAAATGATCTAAATCAGCATACCATTTATTTCCAAGTCGTTTTGCTTTAATTCTATAGTCCATATATCTTTTGGTAAATTGTAACACTGTGCTGCAAATGTACATCATTTGTCAGCTTCCTCGTTTCATCTATTATTATTATGACCTTTTACTCACTGCATTGTAACATTATGTTTTGATAATAATTCAACTAACTCAAATCATAAATCTAAGTTTTTCTTAGTTAAATCATTATTTTTTATTCAAGATTCAGCAGAACCTGTAACAATGCTTTGAACCACATATTGAGAATCGGAAATAATTGTTAAGTTGCATCTTTCTTTAAAATATTTTAAAGTTTCAATTACAGCTTTTATTTCCATTCTATTATTTGTTGTATCGGTCATACCCTGATAAAGTCTAGCAATTACATTTTCATTTTCATCTAAAATGATGCTTGCTCAACCTCCAGCATTTAAACTTGCTTGATAGGATCCATCTGTATAGCAAATAAATCTTTGCATTGTTCTGTAAGATATTGTATAATATAACAAAAAGCCTCTTGATCCGATTTATCCAATCCAACATCTTCCATTAGATCAAATGTAGCATGACACAATTCATGAACCAAAACACTAACATCAGAACCAGATTGCATTCAAATTCAAGAAGTACAACAATAATGCATACAAATAGCATCTGTAATATCTGGATTAAATGTTGCTTCATCTAATCCTTCTATATCTTTTAAATAATCTTGAAATTCATATGGATCTCCTATCAAAATATAAACAGATTGTCTATAAATTGGAATTTTAATTTCGTGAATCAGTAACATCTGCTTTTTGGTAATCTACATATGGTGCAAGTTGATACGCTGTAAATTGTCCAAATAATTCTCCTTTATTAGAATCTATTGCTTTATTAATTAACTCAAACAATTCATCAGGATTTTCAGTTTCAATATATCCTTTTAAACTAACTTGATACACCGTAAATTCGTTTTGTTTCATTTTCAAATATTTCACTAACATATTTTTGTGAAATATCATGAATCTCTTGCATATTGGAAATTTCTACAGTTGCGTATGGTTTCTTAAGAGCTCTTGCCATTGCAATTTTTTGTCCAATTTTCTTTACATACTGATCTTTATGAGAACAAGTGGCAAAACCAATAGATAGTTTAGTTCCATCAAGAATTGTACAAATTATAACCCTTGGAAGATTTTTAACAAAACTAGAACCTGGAAACTTATATAGTATGTTTCCATTTACATCTGAAACAAAGTATCCGGATCTAATTTGCTGAGGAGCAGAATAATAATATTTAATTCCCATCTTTAAATAATTTTTTATAAAATTTTAATATTAGATAAATAACAAAAGTCATGATTAAGCTTTCAATAATAAAACCTAATCCGATAAGACATCCAAGTGATGCTAGACACCACATTAATATAGCGGTAGTTATATTAGCAATTTTATCTGAGTCTCTTTTAAACATCAAACCAGCGCCAATAAAACCAACTCCGGAAACAACTTGTGCCACAATTCTAGATGGATCGCCACCAACTCTAACTGATATATATGAGAAAATAAAAGCACCAAGCATTATTAGTGTAACAGATCTTACACCAACAATTCCATGTGTCTTCTGTCTTTCCAATCCAATTAGAATTCCGGATAAAAGTAAAATTAATAAGCTAAATAAAAACTTAACCATTTATCTATAAGTCTAAATATAAAACTGGATACTCAATTTTATAATCTTCATTTAAAACACTAACACAATAAACATCTGTTTTATCGAGAATTTCTTTATTATGATTAGATGAATGAAGATGGCCGTGAATATTTATTTTTGGAGATTTTTCTAAAATAGCATCTCTTAAAGCAACATTTCCAATATGTTCAGGATTTCTTCCCCATTTAGTCCAATCAAAACACATATCCGATGTACCATATGGCGCATCATGTGTTAATAATATGTCACAATCTTTAGGAATATAAGAATAAAGTTTATTTAAATTTTCTTGGTCTTTCATAAAAGCCCAATTTCCAAATATCTTACACCACGGTGTACCGTAAATAGTAATGCCGTTAAAATTATATAATGAATCCTCTAAATAAATAGTCCTATTATTTGTTTTATCTTGAATATATTTTGCTATTTCAAATCGTCCATCTTCAAGTTTTTGCCATCCAACTTCATGATTACCAGCTATCCATAAAACAACACTGTTTTCGTCTTTATATGGTAAAGAATTGACCCAATCAACAAAAGTTGTAATATACCATGACATTGTATCATGTTGATTCCGCTGATAATTTAAATCAACATTATCTCCAGCAACTAATAATAAATCAAAAGATTCCTTTATCTCTGGCAATAAACCGTGACTATCCGAAAATGCAGCCAATTTAATCATATTGTTTAAATATATCTTTTTCTATAACAACACAATTTGTAGAAATAAACATGTTTAAAACACTAATAGCATTTTCAAAAGCAAGTCTATCAGCTTTTGTTGGATTTATAATTCCACTTTTTAAGAAATCTACATATTTTTCTGAATTAGCATCCCAAGAAATATTATCTTTAGGAAATACATTTTTTCCAATTTCTTTAGGATCAAATCCAGCATTTGTTACAATTGTATCAAATATAGATGTTAATGCTAAATTTACAATATCAATACCTTGTTGTTCTCCTTCTGATTCTGACTTTGGCATATCTAGAAATGCTTTCATAAAAGTTAAGCCACCACCAGGAACAATTCCTTCTTCTAGTGCAGCTTTTGTAGCACAAACAGCATCATCAATACGATCTTTCTTTTCTCGCATTTCTAATTCTGATGTTGCTCCAACTTTAATAACACCTATTCCGCCAACTAATCTTGCAATTCGTTCTTTATAATACTTTTGCAAAGTTTCTTCACTATCTTGAAGTTTAGAAAGAAGTCCTTTTAATTCTAAAACTCTAGCCTTAATTATATCAACAGTACCATTACCATGTAATAGAGTTGTTGTATCTTTTGTAACTACAACTTTACCACACAAACCTAACATATCTCCTGTTACTTTAGATAACTCAATACCATTATCATAAGTTGCTAATTTAGCTCCAGTTAAAATTGCAATATCTTCTAATATACCTTTTCTATAATCTCCAAATGAAGGGGCTTTAACAAGACAACATTTAATATTACCCTGAATATGATTTAATCTCATATTCTGAATAACTTCGTCGTCATAATCTTGTGCAATAATTAGTAATGGTTTGTTATTTTTTGCCGCATATTCGGCGGCGGGAATAATTTCTCTAGTAAGCTGAACTTTTTGATCTGTAACAAGAATTAAACAATTTTCTAAAACAGATTCAGACTTATTTCTATCTGTTATAAACCAATGTGAAACAAATCCTCTTTCAAATTGCATACCGTTTATAATATCAATAGTTGTCTGATTGTTAGCTGATTCTTCAACTGTTATAATTCCATCCAATCCAATCTTCTTAAAAGCAGATGCAACTAATTCTCCAATTTCAGAATCTCCATTTGCAGAAATAGTAGCAATTTTTGAAACATCAGATTCATTAATAGGAATAGACGATTCATTAATTGTTTTATTAACAAAATCTTCCGCTATTTTAATTCCTCTTTTCAAATCTGATATATTTTTGATACCAGATTTATATTTAGCGTAAGCCTGTTCAACCATACTAAATGCTAATACAGTTGAAGTGGTTGTAGCATCACCAACAGATCTAACTGTATTTAATGCTGCTTGCCTTAGTAATGTAGCACCAACATTTTCATATTTATCTTCAAGAAAAATATTCTTTGCAACAGTAACTCCATCTTTTGTTACATGAGGAAGTCCGTTATTATAATCATCTAATATTACGCATTGACCTTTTGGACCAAGTGTTGAACCAACAGCTTTTGCTAATATAGACATACCTTTTAATAAACTTCCTTTTGCAGAACTATCAAACTTTAACTCTTTTGCCATTTAAAATCCAATTTTATTTGTTCTCTTTTTCTCTCCATACTCAGTTTTATCCGCATTATATATTTCAGCAAGAGTCATAGGCTTAATTTCAGTGAGACCTAAATTATATTTTTCATTTAAAGTTTCAACTTTATCTTTAGTTAACTCTTTAAACTCATACTTTGCATAGCATCTTCCTTTACGAAGTAAAGCTTGGTCAATATCCTTAACGTTTGCATTAAATGTGCAAATAAATTTAATATTCATAATATCTGATAGTAAACCATCAGACATATTAAGAATGTTACTAATTGCACCATTAAACATATTAACGCTTCTATCAGTTAATACTTGTTCGCAGTCTTCAAGAATAAAAACAGAATTTGCATTATCAATCATAAAAGATACAAAATCAGGATCTCCTAATCTACTAGTTAAAGAAGTTGGAACAATTATATAGTTTTTAGGGTATTTATCGCATAAATGTCTCAATAAAGAACTTTTGCCAGTTCCAGGAGAACCATAAAACAATACAAGACCGCTTTCCCTAGAATCTAGAAACGTAATTAAATCTTTATAAACAGGCATAAAATCATCATTATACGTTTCATTGATATTTATATCAACTTTTTTTATTTTAGATTCTATAGTATAATAAGATCCATCCGAATATCCAACAAGATTTGCTGTTGCTTCTTTAGACTCCTTAACTCTTTTAGGCAAACCATCCCATATTTGTTTTAACAGCTCTTCTATTTCCGATTCTGTATGTTCTTCTGGAAAATATTTCACAGATATAGAATTAAGATCTATAACAAATATATACTCGTTAGATGTAATAACATTAATAGCAGAACCAGAATCGGATATATTTAATGTTGTACCATTAGAATATTCTTGATCTGTAGCACCACCAACAAGACTGTACTTACTTGTTGTTCTCTTAATAAAACTTATATCCGGAATTAAACTATACAAAACTTCAGATGTAATTTTTTCTAGATCGCAATGTTTTTCCTCTTCGTTAAAAGTAAGCATTAAAGAATTAGGTACACAATTGTACTTAAAAACAAAATATTTAGAAGCAATAAAAACACCGCTTTCAGTGAAACAATCGATTAACTCCATAATTTCTTAATATAAATAAATAAACAAATCCAGTTTATAATAGGTACTAAACACAATAATGCCATAAACTGCGGATAATTAAAATACCCACGTTTATAACATTCATTCATTAAAATAAATGATAAAAGCATGGGTATGGTATAAATAAATAATATTTCCATAGCGGTGTATATGGGATTTGAACCCATGATCTTTAGCGTGACAAGCTAACATCCTAGACCAGACTGAACGAATACACCATCTCTTTCTTTATTTCTTGGAAAATAAATACTTATAAAGCTTATATATTCCAAAACCTTCAGCGCAAATATTAACTCCGGCAACCCAACCATAAAAACTTCCAATTGCTTTAAGAGCAACAGCGTTTCATACTCCAGCTGCAGAAATAATAGCGACCATAGCTAAAAGTATTAAACTAGCAACTTTACCAAACGTAATTAATGTTTCTTTATTAGCTTCAGTCATATAAAATACAAGTTTAAATTAATCAAATCTCTAAAAATTGTGATTCTATAGAATCAACATCTAAATTATTAGCAGGGGCTGCAGGACTCGAACCCACATATCCGGTTTTGGAGACCGGCGTTGGCGGTTTTGAAGACCGCTGTGTTACCATTACACCAAACCCCTATAAAATGATACTTATTTAAAAATGATCCACAGTCATTCGCGTAAACCATTCCGCCAATTCGCCAAAATGTCGGCAAATGTGGGACTCGAACCCACAATTTATTTTAATTTTGTAAGTATCATAAGATTGTTTTAATTTATTAATTTACGACGATACGCAATAGTTGTAAATGCTTCATATTCATTTACACTAGGTATTATATCTGTATCACTCCAAATCATCATTTCAGAATAAAGTTCATATCCAGCTGTTACTCCAACAAATCCATCTTCTAACATATAAACGTTAGTTGCAACAGAAAACCATCTATAGCTATGGATGTTTTGGCAATTAGAAACACATTTAATTTCTTCCCAATCATCTGGATACTCTGTAGAAAAAGCATCTTCAAATTCTGACAAAGAATTAATGGAATAAAGAGTTAATAAATTCTTGAACTTTTCAATGAATTGATTAATTGATATCATAACGTATTTTTCCTATAAATTCGTTTAAAACTTTAGCATTACAATAACTCATTGTAGAACGTATTGCTGCAACAAATTGAGAAGTCCATTCAGAAAGTGTATATTCAATCGGAATCCAATATTCTTTACCTTCAGAATGTTTTATTTCAGTTTTACCCATTTCTTTTTGGGCACGCTCTGTTGACATTCCATAATACATTCTTCCAGGTTTAAATACATAATCCTTTATTTCCACAATTCTTGCTAAACGATTTTCACTAGCAGGTGTAAATATACTATTTATGTTTTTAACAGCCTTTTCAATTATTTCTCCAGCAGCTTCTTGTGATTGAGCAAATATTTTACCACACATTACATAATCTGCACCAATAGCTAAAGCCACAATTATGTCTCTTATAGAATTACAACCGCCATCATATACAATATATGGTACAGACCTATACTTTCCTAATGGATAAGAATCATACGATTTAGCAACATATTCTTGTCTATATCTTGTTTCTCTTAACATATACAAAGCATTACGTCCAATACCAGTTAAATCGTTTGTTGCACAGCCATTACCAGAACCAATCATTATTCGTACATAATCAATACCGGCTTTAGCATATTCATCATATGCTAATGGCTCCGCAATATTTCCAGCCATAAGAATTAGTTTGTTATCAAATTTATGTTTTGCAAATTTACAAAGTTCAAGTAATTTTTTCATATGTCCATTTGCAATATCAATACAAATAAAAGTTTCAGATGTTAATGTATCTGTATTAATAGCAAAACATTCAAATTCTTCTAAACCCATTGCAATCCAAACCTGTTCAAATGCAAGTTTTATTCTAATATCATATGGAACAGTTCTTGGTATTATTGGAGTAATTTTATTTTTACTAAACTCCAAATAATTTTTATCGTTAACAACACATGACATTGGTGCAGTAAAAAGAGGTAAATGTGCGGAATCTAAATTCCAATCAAGTTTCTCTTTGGACCAAATAGCATTATAATACGGAGAGCATTCAGATCTATGTTCTATATTAGTTGTTATAGATGGAATTAATTGTATTTCATCAAAATTAGTCAAATACTTCTTCATTTTTATAAATTTTTGTAAAATCATCAAAAGTTATTATGTCTGAAATATCAAGCCAATTTAATTGTTTTGATTTATATGAAGTAACAAATAAATCATTTCCAATAATTTTCTTGATAATATATTTTATATATCCTTCCTTTGTTGGATAAAAGACAATATCTCCGACTTGCATGGTTTATTTAAAAATAAAACTTTATTATTTTGTACTATAAATGTTTTAGTATTTGGCCTTGTTATAATAAACCTAAAATCTAAAAATTCATCGTCTGATAAACGAACTGTTACAATAACATGTTTTTTATTAATATCAAACACCCAGCCTTCTAATAATGATTCGTCTGAATTTAAAATCCAAACAGTATCTAAAAAATCTAAGTCTGCTAGAGTTTTCTTGGGTTTATCTATTTTATTATACTTCGGCACTATTATTTTTTTAAGATTATCTAAAAAAGACATAATTTTTTATTTTAGTTAGGGTGTTCTGAGAGAATCGAACTCTCCTATCTAGAGCCACAATCTAGCCGACTAACCGCTATCGTAAGAACACCAGCGTCTATTCTACAAAATAAATAGTAGAATTAATATCTGTAATAAATTATCGATTAGACTTCCAATAATAGTACAAATCTAATCTAACCAATCTCAATTTTTCAAGACCATTCTTTTAATGGTTTATCTCCGTTTGCATAATGACAATCTTTAAATTCCATTCCAGATACAATTCCTAATCCAAATAAAACTGTAAACATAAATCTCAAAGGAATTACTAAAAGAAAATGTTTATATCGAATCAATTGATACTATTTTTTAATCACTCATTTTTTTTATTTATTACATTGTAAGTATTCAAATAATTAATCCGAATAATCTCAAAAATCAATTTTCTTTTCTCGATGATTCTTTTTTTCTGGATGTTTTGTTTCTTTTTGTTGTTTTTTCTTTTTACTACGAACTTTTTCAAAATTAGTCTCGTCTGACATATGTTCTAGTTCGTAAAATGAAACTTTAGGCATTAAAAATTAAAATTAATAAAACGTAAAAAGACACTGAAAGTCACTTTTACTTACAGGCCACTAATTAACGTGTTAGAACGGAATCAATTTCGTAGACTCACCGGTACGTCCAGCGTACTTTTAAAATACATGATTTTAGCAGTTAATAAAAGTTAATATTGTAAGTGTCTTAATCTATTATAATTGTTATAAATCTTTATTCACGTGTGTAGATATTTTTTACCGATATAAAATATCAAACGTTAAAATACATCCATAAAGGGCAAAAAGTCACGAAGCATACTTGTAGTCATTAGATTCTCTAACTCCAATAATTCATTATCCACTTAGTTGGAAGCTCTCGGTGGGAATATAAGTTGTTGAATAGAATCTTATAATCTATACACGATTTTAATTTATAACAGTGGTGGAGTTGAAGGGACTCGGACCCTCAAAAATCCTGCCGTGCAAAGGCAGTGCGGTTACCAATTTTGCTACAACCCCAAAATCACCTTTTATACTAACCCCAGAGGTGTAACTGTGCCAACCTACGATTTGGAGGAATAGTATGCTTCTATGAGAGGCCTTTCCCATCTTCGTTCCCTGCGCGCTTAGGGCTCATTAAGTAGTTTGTTTGAAGATTTATGGAAAAGCTACAATTACACGCTTGTAGCACACGTAGAGCTTACGTTCTCTCTATAACGATAGTAGTATATAGGATTACGATTCTTCCGTCGAAGACCAGTGAGTAGCGGGAGCAGGATTCGAACCTGCGACCTTCAGCTTAGACACTACGTTTGGACTCGAACCAAAATCCCGAGACTTAGGCTACGTGTACCTTACCATTGGTCGACGTAGTGTGGTTCGTTTCAGTGAACCATGCTGTATTGAGGCTGACAAGCTACCACTGCTCTACCCCGCTATTTTAACTAAAGTTTATATTTCTTATGAAGTAACTTTCCACACTCTTCACATTGGAGAATATAATTTATTTTTCTACCTATTGGATATTTTTCACCATAATTACCCCATATTTGGGTTTCCTGTTCTTTAATAATTTTCCATTTATGTTTATGGAAAATGAATCGAATAAAATTTTTTAATTTGTTTAAAATATCTCTCATAATAAATAGCATTAATTATGTGGGAATGGTAGGATTCGAACCTACTGCGTTTCATAGTGTCGGATTTACAGTCCGATGCCCATCCACCATCTGAGCAGCATTCCCAAATTGTACTCCCGCCGAGATTCGAACTCGACCTACCACCGTGAAAGGGTGGGGACCTACCACTAGTCTACAGGAGCATAAAACCAAACTCTTACGCGGTTTGGTATTACGTCTGATTGATTACAGAGCACAGTCACCAATCTGTACAAATAACTTTAACGTTTGATAAGATTACAGCACTCCTATGGAATTACCCAATGGTCTGTCACCTCTCTCTTTGCATAAGGCGGTCGAGACATTTACGAGGTTCAGGGTTTCTGATCTTACCCACTAATACAAACCCTTTTTCGCCAGCTGTTATTTACGTCCCTTGTAATATTTTACAAGTTATAGCCGGAATGGTGTTATGTCAAAAGAAGATGTTTGTCCATTTTCCTCAAGCCATTCAAACATTGTTTGTTCTTCGTTTAAGTTCTTGTTTGAATTGCTCTCTAAAATTGATAATATTTGTTCTACTTGGTTCATTAGAATAATTAACGATTATATTGTACATTTTTATTTGTGCAATTAGCTGATAATTGCTCAGATGATTTATTATCATTCTCTTTATCTTTATTATCTGATGTATAACCTTTAATATTATACCTTTGCTGAATAGCATTAGATTCAATATATCTTAATCATTCTTTAGTAGCGTTCATTATAATAAAGTTAAATGTCCAGTTATTTTATCTATTTCTTCTGATATGTATGGTCCAATACAAAGACACGTGTTTGTTGGTTCTCCATGAAATTCAGTTAGTCCTGAATCTGTTATAAGTTTAACAGGAAGAAAAGCATTTTTTGCTTTCTTATAAATATCAAGGAGTTCTTCCTCTGAATTTACACCAACACAAATCTTTGTAAATTTACCATTTAGCCAATCATCTAATACAGATTTTTCATTAAAAGAAACACTATATCTATATGATTTTATATCGGAATTATCTTCTTTAATTTGTTCTTTGTTGAATAATAAAAGTAACGCACCAAGTGAAGCGTGTGCTCCTTGCGCAATCATTTTTCCTTTCCTCATCCCGAGGTCTTTACGCATTACTATTACTTGTTTTGTGTTCATTTCTCCAATTGACAATTTGTTGGTTTATCTTATCATTTAAATCTTTCCAAGAAATAGGAGTAAAATTATTATTATCTACTCCTACATCATATTGTGTTGGATAAAGATATTGAAGTCTTCCAACATCTTCTGATGAACTTTTTGGCCCACTATGACAGTGCCCAAATGGAGCAAATGCAAGATTATTATCAGAATACAAACCAGGATCACCGTGAGCAAAACACAAAAAAGGAAAATGATTTAAATAAACACGCCTACCATCAATAGTAATTTGCATTTGATATGTAACATAATCAAATAATTGATCTATACCAGCGGTTCTGTTTTTCGCGTCATGATTACCCAATATAAGTATTATATGACCATTTAACTGATTTCTAATTTCCTTCCATTTAGGAAATCCTCCAAAACAGAAATCTCCAAGATGAAATACAGTATCTTCTGGCCCTACAACAGAATTCCAATTATTAATTAAAATTTTATCTTGCTCTTCAACAGAAGAAAATGGACGGTTACAAAACCTAATTATGGCTTCATGACAGAAATGAGAATCGGATGTAAAAAATAATCCGTCTCCAGTAAATTTAGTCACCATTTAATATAGGATTAGAATTATAAATTTGCATCATCTTTTCTAAAGTAAGATTCTCTATAAGTTCTGGAAAGTTTTCTAATTGACGCATAAGACCATATCCTAAAACAGGAGACTCTGATTCATTATTAAATAAACAATCTGTAAGCTTATGAATTAAAGAGAAATGATTAAATGCCCAGACAAACATATCAATCTTGTTTAACGATATCCATTGAACATCATCTATTTCATTTGGTTCACAATAATTGTTGTTTAAAATAATATCAATATAATGTGGTTTATAATTCCAGTAATTTATAGTAACATTTTGTTTATTACTTAAAGGATTATCGTCTATACGCCACATTTTTAAATCAAATGGATTAACGTATAAACCAGATTCTTCGTGTATTTCTCTAGAGCAAGCACCTACTAAGGTTTCGTTATAATCCAAATATCCACATGGACAACACCACTTACCTACTTCATCTGGACAACCAGATCCTCTTTTTACAGCCAAAATAGACAAATTATCAGGGCTTCCAGTTAAAACAAAACCACAAACGGCAATAGATCTGCTTATCCAATATTCCTTATTGCCTAATTTTACAGGAAAATTATTCATTGTATTTAAAATATAATAATGTTGGATTATCTTTATGTATGTCTATTTCAGGATATTCCTGACTAAATTTTTGACAATTAAACGGAGATGTTATAATATGAACACCATGTAATGTAGGTACTCTAAATTTTATTTTAGATTTATCGATATGCGGTTCAAGTGTATCAATAAACACCTCTAATAATTTTAAGCCTCCTTTATTAATGGCCACATGTTCTCGTTCATTCCAGTTATCGTAGTCAATATCCACAACCCAATTTTTATAAGGTTCGTCAGCATATTTTCCAACTACAGACGGAATTAAATTAGGAAAATGGAGATAATTATCGTCAATTGCCATTTTAGCAGCATCTGCAAGCATATTTAACATACATTTTTTATATGATCTTCTATTAAGGAGAATATATACTCTTGCACCTGTACAATCGGATAGTCTTTTTACTTCAGATTCAATGGCATCATAGTATTCCAAAGAATAAACAAAATAATATTTAACCATTCTATTATTTGCAGGAAAAGAAGCATCATCTTTCTTTCTCTGCATTAATTCAATGAAATAAAATTTATCTTTATCTGAAAAATCCAATTTTTCTCTTATTAATTGCCAATTATCTACTATCATAATTATTTTAATGTATTTAATCTAGATTTGTCAATAGGCAAACTAGTGTTTTCAGAAATAAATTCATCAAATTTATATACAACTTGTGCAGAAATAATAGGCATTATAGAATTATCTGAAATTAAATCTGTACACAATAATATTATTGGTATATTATGAGCATATGCAAATCCTATTTCCCAAGCCGTTCCAGAATCAGAATAATGTTTATCATAAACAGCAATTATTCTATCTGCTTTTACTAAAGCATCAACGTCCATTTTAAATACAGCATTTGCCCAGTCATAATTACTTATGTTTTCTCCATCTTTTATAAAATGATCCATTGGAAAGAAATACTCATGTCCTGATATATTAAGCAAGTATGACTTTAATTTATTCATTCGTTTCCTTTCTGTTTCGTTAAAAAATGGACCTGCTATATAAACTTTCATAATGCATTATCTATTTAATATATTTTTAGCTAAAATACAATCTTCATCAGATAATCCACGATAAGAATTTATTTGAACAAAATGTGGTTTTTGTTCTTCTGTAAAGTCAATTCTATCATCAATAATGACATAATTTTCAACCTCTGGATGCCACTCTAGCCACATTTGGATTTCTTCTCCTCTTGTGAAATGATAACAAGATCCATAAGAACCAAATATAGTAATTGGTGTTTTATCAATTATGTATTTTAATCCAGCTCTTTCTAATCTTCTTTGCCAACTGCTATCAATTCTCCAATCAGAAGATATTACAATCTTTGCATCAGTTTCTTGACACAATCTATTAATTCTTTCTATACAAAGTGGATCTACATCTTCCTCTCCGTTTAAGTTTCCTGGATTCCTATCATCTATATACCATAAAGTATAATTTAAAACCCCATCCACATCAAGGAAGATAATCTTATTATTTTTCATCGTCAAATAATTCATCAATTGCATTAGGAACATAAAGAGATTTTTTCTTTTTCTCCTTTACAATCCTTTTATTCATTTCTCTAATTTGTAAAATTAATTTCCAAGTTTTTGGTTTTATATGTTTTGGTCTTTTCATATTTTATTTATTGAGCGAGTAATCGGAATCGAACCGACATCCTCAGCTTGGAAGGCTGACGCACTAGCCATTGTGCTATACTCGCATGGTCAAGTACCAGGATTTCCACCAACTTTTTACAACCTTAATACAATATAAAAAAATTAACTAGTACTTTTTAAATATTATACTTAGTTCTCCTTCTGGTTTCGAAACCTAACAGAAGGTGTACTTGGCGGACTCAGTAGGGTACGATCCTACAACCTATTGGTTAACAGCCAATTGCTCTACCAATTGAGCTATGAGTCCATTGTCGGGATGATACGACTCGAACGTACGACCCCCTGCTCCCAAAGCAGGTGTTCTAGCCAACTGAACTACATCCCGAATACCACATTTATGGTAATGTGGTCAACCAGTTTTCAAACTCGAAAGCTTTAATAGGAATATTAAGTGTAGAAACTTTATTAAGTAATTCCTGATTTAATTTATATCCATGACTAAATACAATAGTACGATCAACATTGTAAGAATAGATAGAATCAATTGTTATAGAATGTTTTAATAACTCTATATCAAATTCAAACGCTCTAAAACTTTTCTGAAAATCGTTCCATGGATTATTTTCATCATCGATATTTAAAATAGGTTTTCCACTTAATAATGGGCCATTACCATGTCTTGTAATATACGGTCTACAAACATAATTTACTGTAATATCATCATTTCTATTAAGTTTTGATATTATTTCAATTGCATTTTTAGATGTTGTATTACTTGGTGTACACCAAGGCATAACACCATGTATTTGATCAAGTAATATACCTTGAGATCCCTCAAATATAACATTCTGAAAATTATTTAAATAATCTAAATGATAAATTTGAAATTTATTAGCCATTAAATGAACCTCTTCAATCCAATCATTTAAATTATTCATTGGTGTTTTAGAATCCAAATGATAATAATTTTCAGCAATACTATAAACTTTCTCTCTTAATACATGAATGTTTTGTGCATCTACAATTCGTACAGAATATCCATTTTTAATCCTATCCAATGTAGATTTAAACCCAGTTCCTACCGTACCATGTTTTCTGTTATTTTCATTATTCCATTGACTAATAACATCAAATGGTGTAACTAATTCACAGAACGGAGAGAAAATAATTTTAGGAAGAATTCCAAGTTGCTTTAACTCAATTGCTTCAAGAAATAATGTATGTAAATCGCATATACAATACTCAGACCAATAAGTAGGAACATTTTTTAATGTGCCACTTCCAAAATTTCTAAAACAATGTTGTAAATTATTATGTTTTACATTATGTCCAACTTGATTTGCACCAGAAAACCTTACAACAATACTATTTTCATCACATAAATTATTAACACATTGTCCCTTTGCTTCCAAAATTGTTATCCTATAGACTTTTTATTCTATAGTTCTTATACTTCTTTTTTGTATAAGTTCAGCATATATTTTCATCTACTTATTTTAGTTAAGATGGCGGATACTCGTGGAAGGATTATATTTATTCACCTTCTATGCGTTACAATGTCAAATAGCCTTTCGAAATCTATTTGCTTATCTCGGTATTAACATCACAGTCTTCACCGATTTTACCCGCTTCGATATATGATTTCTCATATAAAGGACGAAATTCTAAATAACGATTGAATTTTCTTTCAAGATATATATTAGAATCTTCATAAAGATATTTTACACAATTTCAAGCTTTTCTATCTGTTGCAATTAATACATGTGTTACAGTATTTCCATTTTCTGGATGAAGTAAACGTATATGTTGATATCCATTATTAAAATATTCAGCACATTTATTAAGAAAATCTTTTGTTCCAATAATACTCATTTCTATAGCAGAATGATCTGCGTTGGAATAAGTAATACATCCATCTCCATCAAAGTACCCTCTAATAAAATGTCTTATTAAAGCTGGATCTTTAAATATATTTTCATTTGGAAATTTAATAGTTAACGATTTTCTTGGAGTACAACCATAAGAATTTAATACTTCAACCATATGTTTATTATCAAAAGACATTCTGCAAAGATCTCCTGTTGGTAAACTCTGATACCTCATTTTGTAAGTATATCCAAGAAAATCCATAAATTTCTGCAAATGTGCTTTATCTTTAATACTAAGATTTACTGTAATTTTTGGTCTAGTAGAATCAATTCCTCCATCTGCATACAAAAATCCAAGTCAATAAGCTTTTTCTTCTGTATCAATAGAATCAAAAATATTATAATTTATATTGTTAATTCTATCTTTTCTAATTACTTGAATGTTTGTTTGTTTTAATCATCTAGCAAGTGTTGCAACACCAACATTTAAAATAGATGATATTTCTTTAAGAGTTTTTCCCTGATTCTTATAAAGATCAATCACTGTGTTTATATCTAAACTAATATTTCTTCTTTTTATTTCTACATTATTTAAACGTAAGTAATTCCCAATTGTTTGAGGACTTACTTTTAACTCTGTAGAAATATCTTTAATTGTTTTTCCAGACTTATAGATTTCTATAACGTTTGCTTTTTGTAAAAATTCAATCATTCGTTTTTGCATAATTAAAATTATTTTTTTGTTAAACCTTTGTAAATTTACACAAAAAATTTCAAAAATGCAAATTTATTTTTCATCACCAAAGAAACTTCCTAAAACTATCTCTATCATTAGTACTTATATTCGTTATTATCTAAATCAGACTTTGGCGATTCAGAAGAATCTTTATCTAGATACTTATGAATTGTATCACCAATAACCTTATTAATATCAGAGGAATCACATCTAAGAACATGATCTCCAAGCTTTTCATTCCAATCTGAACTAAATCTATTGTATCCATCATTTACATGAATATGAAATACATGATACTGTTCACAAGCTTTATTATAAGCTTCTGTATCAGTAATAGGTTTACAACCACTTTCATATCCCATGCAACGGACTAATGCATCACTACTTACTTCTGTAGCATTTCCTTCATCTCCAATTGTAAATAAGAAACCTTTCTTATGACGATTATACCAAGAATCAGTTTCCGTGTGATACCCCGCAGCAATCCAAGCAAGAAGATAAGATTCTACTCGGTTTCCACCACCGCCTCCTTCGAGATAAAGACTCTGAAGAGAAGAACAGATTTTTTCGGTATCAGATTCAAATTGAGTAATCTGAATAGGAGCACGATCATACAAATGATCTCCAATTCCCATAAATAATAACTCAGGGTCAGGAACGCCAATTTCTTTTAATTGATTCATGAGTTTAGGAAGAAGTTCCGTAACCATCTTATGTGGAATATGACCCATTGAACCAGTTACATCAAATGCAACAATAATAGGTGTAGTATTAGGATGTTCTTCAGAATCACGACATTCTCTAACACCTACATTTAACATTTTTGCATCAATATCTTTATTATATGTTCTTGCATCAATATTTAGACTTTTAATTGCATTAACATGATTAATACTCCTACTTTTAAATGCAGTATTAACATTGCTATTTGCTAAATTATTGTCAAGACTATAACTAGCATATGATGCAGTTGACCAACTACCAGAACCCATTAGTTATCCTCCTCTGTTGTATCAACAACTTCTTCTGTTTCAGGAAACATTTCATCATACCACTTCTTTACAAGATTATATTCAATCTTAGCGATACGAAGATCCTTCTGAAATTGAATTTGCGTATCAACCCAAGCTTTAGGATCAAAATCCTTTGAACCAGGACGAAGTGAGTGTGTAGATTCTACTGCAAGATCAGCATGATTCTCAATCTGATTCTGTAAACGAAGAACCTTTGTTTTGTAAGAAGCAACTAAATTATTTGCTTCAATTTTAGTCATTTCGGCAATATTTGCCGCACGTGCATCTAGTACATTTTTACCAGTAGCACCAAGTCTTTCTTTAAAACTGGCCATTAATTAAAAAATTTAAATTTTTTACGACACTTTGACTATAAATATTGGAATCGAACCAATGTATTAACTACCCAAAAGTTATGTCCAAACCACTAGACGAATTTATATTATCCTTATAATATTGTAAGTGTCGTTATTTGAGGCTCCTCCGGATCCCGAGACCGGTACTAGGGGTTACAAATCCCTTATTTTACCTGTTAAACTAAAGAGCCGTTAATGATACTTATTTAAACATATAAAGCCATTAATTTTTTTTGTTTTATAAAGTATTATAAGTATCATAAAATATTATAAAAGTTAAAAAATACACTCGTTAAAATAATTAAGCACTTCATTATTAACAGGTTCTTTAAAACATTCTAATATGTCTTGTTCCCTATCTTTAATAAACTGCTGAGCTAACAAACGAGTATTTTCTTGTACTGGTCTATCGTGACTTAAATAAATTTGATCAAAAATAACACCATCTCCTGCTTTATAAGCACTAAAAGTACAATCTTCTGGAGAACTCATATGAAATGCAATATAATTGTGACTTTGGATTCTATCAAAATAACAATTATATAAACAATGATGCATTGTTTTAGCCTCAATAAAAACTTCTTTTTCTGAATTTAATAATTTTATATTATCTCCAGAAATTATATTTTTATATATTGGAACTTCATCTTTATCTTCAATTTCTTTCTCCAAAACAGTACGTATTTGTTTCTGATGTTCTAGATTAATTCTTTTAATAGACCATTTAAAATCTACAATTTGATTTAATTTTACTGCATAAGTTAATAAATCATAATATAAATTAAGATTATCTGTATTTGTTAAAATATCAATACTGTCTTCTAAATTTCTAGTGAAATCTCTCAGGTCAAAGATATTAAAGTAATAATGTCCATTAGTTAATAAACAATATTTCTTTACAAATCTCCAACCGATGTTTTTAATTCCAAAAACTCGTTTCTCAATAAATTTATAAAACGTCTCTTCGTTGTATATTTTATGAGTAATAATTGCACGAAATACAGAACTTTTTACAAAAAAGATTCGCATAAGATGTTGTGGAATATCTCTATACCAATCAATATTACACAAAGTAAAAAATGCGAGAATAAACTGTAAATCACATTTTAGATTTATCCTGTTTGATTCAATATAAATATATTGTGATAAAGGAGCTTTCCGTAAAAAGATTTTGTTTCCAATACGAGTAATTACAGTATTAGTTTGACATAAACAAATATGATTATCTTTAATTGTTAATATACAATTTGTATTATTAGCATGTTTTTCACAAAGCTTATTCTTTTCAAAATAATCTAAATCTTTAAAATTATCAGGAATTTGTTTTGATCCAATATCATTAGTAACTTCTGTAACTAATGAATTGTCTACTTTAAAAGTCTCAATAAATTTCCTAAGACTAATCGATTGATCTTTCATGCTAACAGATTTTCTCTTAGACATAATATTATAAACTATGTTAACTTTATAAAAAATTATTTTATTTTATAAGTATCATAACTATTTTTATAGTCCAAATTTTTTTCTATATTTTCTTATTGTTGCTTCAGAAACATTATATTTTTGTGCGATTCATAAATTGGATCTACCTTGCGCAATATATTGTTTTATATTTTCAACTTCACTATCTCAATCTACAATTTTTCGATGTTTTGAAGCACAAGATAAACATAAACCAGAATTTGTTTTAGTTTCTCTTCCACACTCTGAACAATAATATTTTATCTTTTCCGTTTTATTCGCATTACCGCAATAATTTTCTGTTTGCGAATGACAATTTGGACATAGCATTTGTAAATTACTTAATTCATTATTTGTTTCGTCTCCATCTATATGATGTAGCTGACAAATAATAGGTTTATTTAATCATTCTGTTAATCCACAGCATTCACACTTATTTTGTTTTAATCCAGCATTGATTAATTTTTCTTTAAGTTTGGAAGATTTTATACAACTTCCATTAATAAGATATTCTTCAACTGATTTACATCTGCTTTTTCCTTTATCTTTAGACACAAATGTAAAATGAGATGTGTCTAGCCCATATTCTTTTATTTTATTTTTAAGGGTGTCTGAATTTCTACCTCTAACAGGAATTTCAAGTTCACGTAATGTATCTGCATAACAGAAATTATTTGCCACTGCTTTTTGTATGCGTTCTAAAGATCAATCATATTTTTTCATAATTAAAAATTTATTTGTTAAACATTTTATTTTGTAGTACAAAGATACAAAATAATTTTGTGCTATCCAAATAAATTTGTTGAAATGCCGGGATTCGAACCCAGATTGCAAGAGCCACTTACTACTATAACTTTCGTTACCGTAAAATACGTTTGTAGTCTGGAGTTCCTCTTAACCATAACAAATCTTGTTTTAGGTTCGCTCTATAAACTCTCTACACACTGTCTTTAAACATTGGCTCGGGATTGCCATCACCTTTACGTGTTAAGGGTTCCCCGAATTAGGAGCGTTCTACTTCTATTCTTTCAAATAGAGCATTCTGGTAACCAATAATGGTCTGGTAAATCTTGTGTCCTACCATTGGACGACATTTCAATTCAAAATGTAACTTAAAATAACATGTAATTCATTGATGACAGTATAAAATATTTAAGTTGTAAGTTACATTATTAATAATTAATTTATTGCAGGAACAAGTTTATACTTTTCTCCAACAATGTTTTTAATAATTTTATTTAAACGACTAATATAAACCCAATCGTTATCATAACCAATTGTAACAAGAATAACAGAATTAATATCAGATTCATCAATCCACCCATTAACTGTTTCTTCAGAAGATCCAAATCCAATAGCAATTTGTTTGATATGAAGAATATCTTCCTTTGTTTTTGGAATAACAACAAACACTTCACTTTCACAACTACCGGTATAGAATAAATCCTCTTCGGTAGAAGATTCACGAATAGACATATCCTTTAAATAGGATTTCATTGCACAGGCAAATGTTTTTTCATAAGTCTTACAAGCACCTGAATCAGCAAATTCTTTACCGTCACATGCTACATAAACATTAACATAACTTTTCTGTTCAACTTGTTTTGTAACCATAATTAATTTTTATTACTCATTATTTTTATAATATTACTTATGTCCTTTCTAGAGTATTGCAACTCTTTTAAAAATTTACAAAAACTAATTTTTAAATGTGTTTCTTGTCGATATTCTTTATATCGTTCCTTTAATGTAATACAGTTTCTTAACATATGTAAAAAATATGTGCGGAAGAAGGGACTCGAACCCTTACGCCTTGCGGCATCAGCTCCTAAGGCTGACGTGGCTGCCATTACACCACTTCCGCAAATATACTTTATTTCATCTACCGGAGGAAAAGTATTAAAACCCGGAAGTCCGTAAGCGTTGGATTAATTTGTTCGCCAGCTACCAACTATCCTACGTTTAGCATCTCACTTAATTTAATAAGGCTGATCTTTCACATGTTGATACGACGTAGATGGAATTTGCCACTCTCTTACCCTTCCTTTTATTTCTCTGGCTCTAATTCAATTAGAAGTCTAAATGGTCGTGGTTTGCCAGTTTTATTTACTTGCTCTTGTGCACAATTTCTACAAAGGGTTCTATACCAACCACCGCCAATAGTTCCAATATTCTCTGTTGAACCGCACTCTTCACACGTATAAAAAGATTTTGATTCAGCTTCATAAATCATTTGCTTTAATTCTTCTGTAGGATTATCTACATAAATTCTTAATCCTGCAAATTTTTCTTTTATTTGAGTTATTTCTATTTTAGATTCATGGCTTTTATTCCATTCTTCTACATAATCAATAATAGGTTGATATAGAGATTTCCAACCATGACCACATTCTATACCAAATAATTCATAACATGTTTTTGATTCCATAATATTAGATTTATTATTTGTGATTCCGATGCGGCTCGAACGCATGACCTACAGCTTAGAAGGCTGTTGCTCTATCCAACTGAGCTACGAAACCATTTAAATGTCTCTTTTAATGCTTATTGGAATCGAACCAATTATTTTTGAACCCTATTCAAATGTTAAAACCATTTAACTAAAGCTAATAAATATTGTAAGAGACATATTATAACGAAACCTACTATTTTGAAAATTCTAAATTTCTGAGAAATTCCGGAATGATACATCAGAAATGTATTTAAAAATAACAGGGAATAGTAGGAATAAATTGTTCAATAAAAGACACTTTAGTATTTTTGCTAAACCACTTAGCGACTTTTCCTAATATTGGCAGAAAAGACGAGATTCGAACTCGCGTAACAAAATATTTTATAATATTGTAAGTGTCTTATTAAAAGTCTATGATACTTAATTACGTGCTCTATCCGCTGAGCTATTTGTAAACAATACACAAAACAGGATTCGAACCTGTGACACCGGCATTAAAAGTGCTAAATTTGAGATTATAAGTATCATAAATAGAACTTCTGGGACTATCCCTAATCCCAGAAGTTTTAATACACAAAGATACGAATTTAAACTTGAAAATCCAAATTAAATTACATACTTTCTAACAAAATCATAACGATTACTTCTATAGATAGACATGAGTGGAGTATAGACATCAAAAATATCAATATCTTTAAAATTAACAAGCATTTGCTCAATTAATTCAATTTTACCAGGAATATACATTACCTGATCAATATCTGCAAAATGGTTAATATTATAGTTATTGAAATTTCCAATTTCTATAATTACAATATATGGAATAAATCCAAGATACTGTTCACACTTATGTTGAAGCTCGAGAATAGATGATTTAGCATCATAGCTATTATTCAAATCGCCATCAGAGCAGCAAATCCATACAGGATATTCTCGTAAAGCATCTAATGTGTCTGGTTCTGATTTTGCAATTTCTTTTAGTCTTTCAGCAATAGAAGAAATATAAGTTCCACCACCTTTAAATGTTGCATTTAAGAATTCAGAAATTCGTTTATAATTTTCATAAAAACTCTTTTCTGGAATAATAAATGGCTCTGGAACAATACTAACAACATTCTGTCTATGCCAAAAACTATTTACCACTTTTGAACCTTTACAATCAATTGCAGACAAAAATCTTGCCTGATTTGCAAACATTCCAATAAGATTTCTTCCAGTATCATCAGGATTCTTATAGAGAAGAACAGATGCAAGAAATGCTGCAAAATTATATGGTGCACCCTGCATTGATCCAGATTCATCTATGATGGTTAAGAAATTAAATGGAAGATTTACTTTGTTTTCTACAAAAGATTCTAACTTTAATTTATCCGGATTTCCAGAAAGAATCTCTTTATATAAATCTTCAAAAGTTGATGCACCAGTTGTAACTTTAGCTTCTTTCTTTACTTTTTCAAGACGAATCCTATCCTCTATAGAAGCAGTTCCTTGACGAACTTTTTCCTGAAGAACACGTTGTTCCTGCTGAGCATTTTCCTTAAACTTTTCCCAATCAAGATACCACTGTTTTAAATTTGGCCATTTAAGAATGGTTTTTGCATCATCCTTATATGAATAGAAAATCCTATTTTTAACACGATATCTTGCTTGCGCTGGAAGTTTGTTTATCCAATTGGTAAACTGCAATTTATCAAATTCTGATATTTTTCCAGTTGAAAATAGAACAGACTCAAGATTGGAATTATACTGTCTTCTCCAAGAACGATATCCTTTAAAATTAGCAAATTTACCATTAAAAACATAAGTCCAACCCATCTTAACAGAAATATCTTTCAAGAACTGAGCTTTTTCAAGCATTACTCGATAGGTGTCTGGCAACATTTGCTTATGTCCACTTCTTTTTCCAAGTCTAGGTAAAGTTAAGAATTTAGCAACAAGCATCTTCTTAAATGGATTGTTTCCATTAATAATAGACACTACGTAATCCTCTAAATCCTCTCTATACTTAGGAATAGAAAGCATATTATAAACATTTATTACATCTCGAGTTTTAGCTCTTGTTTGAACCCTACTTCTAAAAAGGTTATCGAAACAAGTATATTCATCAAACAAACCTGCCCACAAGAACTTTTTAAATTGCTCATAATCATTAGCAATTATCCAGTTCATTATAATGAAAAACTCATTTCTTTTAGCTTGTCCTCCAGAATCCACCTTATTTCCTTTAAAGATATTATGTTCACGATTTGTAATATCTCCAATAGAAAATAAAAGAGAGTAAAACATCTCTCTTTTTACTTTATCATCTTTTACCTCATTATAAGCAGAAGTTAAAAGACTATTTGTAATAGACTGACCCTGAAAAATAGAAAGACAATTTTTTAATCCATAAAAAGGATTTTCATTCGTTTTATTAAATTCTACCTTTACCATAAGTTAACAAATTGTTACTTTACATATTTTTTCATTTGATGATATACATCCCATAATGTATCGTTAAGGATTGCATCATCACCCCAATAAATGACATCATCTTTATCAACTATATATAGATTTTTACCTGGTTGCTTACAATCACCAAATCTATCAATGGAATATCCAACAGTTATAACAGATATATCTTTATCTCCACTATCGTAATCCCAAATAGTCATTATTGGACAATCTTCTGGAGATTCTTTAAAAGTAAATTGGGTTACTTCCCACTCTTCAAGTAACCCAATTATTCTTTCTTTAATCTCTGTAGCAATACTACAAATTACCTCCCAAAGATCGTTGTCATTTAATTGTTTGAGATATGAATGTCGTTTCATTACTCAAGTTCTTTAATCTTCTGCTGAAGTTCAGAAATAAGATCTTGAGGAGTCTTCTGAGACTGAACAAGTTCATCAAGCTGTTTTGTAAGACGAGCCTTCTCTTTAGCATTATCGGATAGTTGCTGCTGATAAAGCTTCCATCCAATTGTAAGAGAAATAAGTCGTTTCTCAGTTTCCAGTTTAGAAATCTCTTCTGCATTTGGATTTTCAATCCATTCATCTGCAACAGAAAGTTTTGTAATTTTATTCTGTACAAATTGTGCAAGAGAACGAAGAGAAGAAACAGCCATTCCATTTACAAGGTCAAATACATCATATTCTTGACCCATTGGCCCAGAATAAATGCATTTTCCGAGAATAGAATCTGCAATTAATGAACGAAGTTCATTTTCGTTTTCTTTAGTAAAATTAATCATAATTATTGTCCTTTTTAATTATTTCACCTTTCCAACAATATTCTGGAATTTCACACTTTGTATTTTCATCGTTTAATTCAGATGGCTTCATTAAATGTGTATCTGGATTATATTCAAAAATAGCTCTACAATCAACACATATACCTCCATTCCAAGTTCTAAGTTGTCCAGTTATTTCTCCTTGTTGATGACTAAAAACTTGTACACATTGCCATCCTTCTGGATTCATCCAGTCAGAATATAAATCACTCCAAAAAGGACCTCCGTAAGAAGCATCTCCTCCACGAGATCGTCCAATATCAAATATATTGGAGTTTAGGCTAGCGTATCCAAAATGTTGATTTGGGGCTTCATCGTTTTGTAACTCCAAGGCCCATTCATTTTCAATATAAGAAACAATATTATCTTCTGTTATTTGAAATGTACTACCTTTGTTTACAAGTATTTCATTAACAACTTTAATCCACCCATCATTAATACCTGCGTGTGTAAAGATAGTATCTCCTACCTTATAAATTGGATGAAATAAGTTAATATTATCTCTATAAATCTTGTGAAGTTCTTGATAATATTTCCTTGATGTTCTCTCAAAACCCATTGGTGACCAAATCCAACTAGCGTCATGATTTCCAGTTAAAAGAATTACGTTTTTATTATTCTTAGCAAATTCAATAATCTCTTTCAACTTTTCAATACCATCTTCATCATCAAATCCTTCCCAATAATAAGGATCCATATAATCTCCCATGAAAATGATAGGAGTATCTTTTACATTGAGAACTGGTTTATAGAATGATCGACAATGTTCATCACTTACCACAATTATTTTGGCCATTTACTATAATTAAGTTTAAATGTTAGTAAATCTATTGAATAAGCACTACTACATTCTTTAATACGTCCATCAGAATCAATTGCCATTTTAAATACGGTAATCCAATTATTGTAAACATCTACAACTTTTACAAGATCTCCATACTTATTTACATAAATATCTCCTAATGTTGGCTCGGATAATAGTACTAAACAAATAATTATTACACAAATTATTAAAATAATTGCAACCATTTTTATTCTATTTCTTCTGGAGTCCAAAGAGGAGCGGTAATTCCTCCATCTTTTGCAGACTTTACAAGTGAATTATAAAGTTCTACAGACTTTTGATCTACATTATAACCATCAATGAAATACCCGCGATTTGTCTGAACAAGTTTTCCGGGAACAAATTTGTGGTGAGGAAATCTTTTGTAAGATTTTTCATTTTTACGAACAGTCTTGTTCGATACAATAGAGTAAAGATTATAAAGTTTCATAATAAAAAAACATTAGGTGTTGTAGCGGTTCTCGGGCTTGAACCGAGGACCTTACCTTATAAGGGTACTGCTCTAACCGCTGAGCTAAACCGCTAATTACTTTCCAACATCTTGCCAAGATTTTTTAATAAAGCATTGTTAGCAGATTTCAAACTATTAAGAGAATTAACTTCTGCTGTTAAGTTTGCAATCATTTTATTATTTTTAGTTACTTCAGAATCAATATCTTTATTAACTGATTCCAAATCAGAATACATCTGTCTTAAAGAGCTAAAAGAGCTAAGAATGTCATTTCTTTTGACGATTAAATCTTGTACCATATTATTAATTTAAATGTATTACCATCCCCAATAATCAGATGAAGTTTCCGTAGTTACAACAGACTCTGGATCACTGTTTTTGCATTTAGGACATTCCGGAGAATGGATAATTGTGCGGTTTCCATGATTTTTAAGATGAAGCATCCACATCTCATGCCCTTCTAATTCAAATGTAAATTTTTCAACAATATCCTGATGACCTCTACAATTTTCTGTATGATGCCATTCAATTTTAGTTTTCTTAACTAAAGAACCAACTGTAGAATTACGAACACTTTCAGAAGAACAACAGCCAACTAAAATTAATAATAATGCTATTATACTAATTCTTTTCATAAAGGCTTATTAAACCAATCTAGTATTTGACAAAGTATATCGTCCTTTTTTCTAAGTTTAATGTTTTCAGTCTTTTCGTATTTAGTTGTTAAATACTTAAATGGCACAATTAAAGAACAAATAATGTTAAAAATAGGAATTAAGAGAGAAAGAAGAGCAATTGCTATAAATGCTCTATTTATAACAATAGGCTCTTCTCTATTACGATATACTGCAACCATATAGTGCATAATTAATATCCATATAAAATAAATAACAATACTAATTAGCACTAACCAAAGTTTCCAACTCATTACTTCTTCTGAGTATCAATCTTTTTAACAATATCCAGCATCATGTTATATCCAACAGCATCCATTGCATTTGAGCCAGAACCATCTTTACCAGATACCATTATTTCAGGAACCCAACGAACGTTTGATTTACTAAGAGCTTCAGCAATACCAACTGCTGTCTTATAATCCCATTCAGCTCTCTCCTGAGGTGTTAGACCTGCTGCAACCTTAAGTCTATTGGCTTCAGCTTCTGCTTGACCTTCAGCAACAATACGCTTTTTATCAAATTCAGCTTTCTCTGCAGCAAGACGAGAAACTTCACGTTCCTGTTCTGCCTTAGTAACTTCTACAGCTTTAATCTTTTCCTGTTCCCATTTTGCACGTGCAGCAACAGCTTTTCCTTCCTGTTCAGCACGAACTGCTTCCTGCTGAGCTGCAGCAGACTTTGCTTTAGAGGTCTGAATTAACATATTTGCCTCTTGCTGCTGTGCAATCTGTTGTTTTACCTTATCGGAATAATCAATCTTAGATACAGCAACCTGTCCAATCGAAAGACCGTAATAAGCAAATGGTGAAGCTTCAGAACGTTTAAATCCACCAGGTGCATTTTCATCAGGAATAAGAGTAGCAAGTTTAATTGTCTTCTTTTCTCCAGTTACAGCATCTGTAGTTTCCTCAACTTTAACAGCAGTTTTATAAACACCATTGTTAAGCTGATCGGTAATGTAATCAATCAGATCATTCTTCTTTTCAGCATAAGATTCAAATGCTGACATTAGAGGGCCAGATGCATAAATTACCTTAGTAACAGTCTGAGAAACTAAATCGTTCATCAGTCTATCCATGCCATTATAATCGGTCTGAATACGACTTAAATGTTCTTCATCAGTAGGAAGTTTTACTCGAAGTGAACCATAAATCTGACCATCTGAAGCATCATTAAAAATTACAGGAATAGGAGTACCTTGCTGCTTATTATCGTCATCAGATGAACCAAACCAGAACTGCTGAGTCTTAAAGTAATAAGTAGTCTTACCAAACCACTGGAACTTCAGACCCGGTGTAGTCCAGTATGCCATTTCACCAGTGAAAGGATACTGGTTAACAACGATTTCTTCATTACGAACGTCTTCTGCTACAGATTTTGCGCAGATGAGAAAAATTACACTAACTACTGCTACAATAATAGCAATAATTGAGCCTTTGCTAATGATTTTTTGATTGTTCATGTTTTTTAACTTTTTTATTTTCTCTATTAAACCAATAATAAAAAGGAATTAACGCTTTTCCAATAGTGATATTCTGATAAGTAATTTTAAATAAGTTAAAACAGTGGCAAACAACAGTTATTATATAAAGAAAATATAATAACATGAATGCAAAAATAATTAATTTGTATATCATTATAATAATTTAGCAAGTTCTATAACAGATATTGAAATCTTATACTCCTTAATATAATCTTCCATAGTCTTTCCATCCTTGAGGTACCAACAGGCACACTTGGCGGGGTTTTCATATGTCCAACAGCCCTTACACCAATCACAAGTCTTGGCAGGACAACCGATCTTACATATATGATCTTCTGGAATGAAAGGTTCGGGGTTACCATTTTCATCCCTATGAAACTCATTCCAAGCCTTTTCACTTTCAATGAGCTGATTCTTTTCATCTTCTTCAAACCCACAGGTAAAAGAGTAAAGGCGGAACACCTTTCCAATCTTCTTTTCCCTTTCCTCACGGATCATATCCAGTCTCTTCTGGGTTTCCTCATCAGGTAAATCATTACCATCCTGTGTCTTGAACCATCCATTCTTGCGGTATGCTTCCGGCTGATAAGAATCATACCAGGACAGACAGCGGTTATCATGGGGAGCACCCTCCTTGAAAGCATACTCAATGTAATAACCTTTGTCATCCTTCTTGAGAACAACAATGGTGTCAATCATAGGGCGTCCAAACACATCCTTCTTATTTTGGAGATCTTCTTTAATAAGTTCTATAACGTCCATTATAATATTACTTCCTTTTCAATTTTACAAAGCTTAAGGGCGTGCTGAAGCTGATGAACATATTCACATGTTATATTCGAATCATATATGTTAATGAAGCAAGGCCAATTTCCCTTTTTATCAAGACACGCTGTTGCTAATTCAAGTCCTTCATAAATCCACCAACCATTCCACACCGAATCCTTATTGTCGTTCCGGAGGAAATCAAATTCATTTTTCTCCAAGATTTCTGGTGTAAGAGGAACACCATCTACTTTGTCTTCTGAATGATACCTATCCTCAGCGAGGGTATATAATTCATCGTCGGCCATGATTTCGTCATCAATGCCATTTACGGCTTGAATCTTGCGAGGAGTGCCGTTTATCAGCACCCAATCCCCAACCATTAGTTCATTAGCTTTCATCTTCTTTCTATGTTAGGCTTATAGTTTATCAAACAATCTATCAATGACTACAATAGGGAGTAGTACAACAATAAAAGCTACACACAGAGGCCAGATAGCAGTACGGGCGCATACATCACATTTCCATACCTCCGGAGTAATCTCATGTACCACATCATATTCAATAGTGTACTCTCCATTTTGAAAAGGGAAGAATCGTTTTTCCATCCATATCCAACAAAGGATACCGAGGATATAAACTGCTAACAATATCCAACCAATCATAATTTCTCTTTTAGGCTTTCGTTAGGTTAATAAAAAGGCGCAGCGTTCATTTTCCTTCTTATGTGTTGCTATGCAAGTTACCACGAATGTAATGTAGAGCCTTTACTTTTCTTCTGCGCCATATGGTTACTGTTTCTTTCGAATTTGAACTATAACCTTATCTCCGGGATTAAACTCTTCGTAGGGGACAAACACATATTTTCTATCTTCTAAATCACTATATTTTACTTCATCAGTGTATCCCTGCCCCGTTATCCACTCAACACCAGCTTTGAAAATGTTAAGGAAAGATAATCCTTCACCATCTTCAAGTCTGATATGTGCCTGTATCGCTGCCTCGTCAAGATTTGAGGGAAGCAGTGAGATGTTGTCAAGCATTGCTTCTGTTCCATCAACGAACTGAACCACGAAGAAGAATTCTTTTAGACCATCAATAGAAAATGATTTTATTATATGAGGTCTTCCGTCACCATCTTTCAGGCGAACTTTATCTCCTATTTTAAAACCATTTATAGAGGTTATGGGTTGTGAAAGTTTGAGCATATTATATTGAGTTAAGTTTGTCAATTACATCCATAAAAGCATTCCTTCGTCCGTAAGAACGCTCTGCTTTGCGGCTTTCATCATTTCCTCTTCCGCCCACTCTAGCAGCACGCCCTTGCGGATGTATTTTTCATTTTGGACGGTATGACCTCTCATTCCTTTCTTTAACGGTTCAAGAGTCCAGTTTTTACATGGTTCGTCATCAAAAAAATAGCCGTGTAAGAAAATAGTTTCTGGTGCTTTCATTTGCTTTCCTCCTTTCTTGTGTTTTTATCCATTTTCTTGTCAAACCTACGATTGGATAAATCTACGAGCCAGCATTCAATAAGATCCCACCCTCCGAAGAGAAGAGCGCATATTAACGCTCCTATAATGCCGCACACAATACCATCAATCGTTATTATCATATTATTCCTCCTTTCTTGCGTTAAGACCGAGTTCGTAGAAGTAGCGGGCAAACCGAGCAATTCTTGGAGCCCAATCTTTATAGTTTCTAAGTTCTCCAATAAAGCCGATTGTGTATTGTTCAATTTCTTTCTCCAAATCCACCTCCGACTGCTCCTGCTGGAGAATCTCATTTACTTCATCCTGCGTGAACATAAAATCCATGCAGTATTGTTGTAAGCAACAAAGGACTATTTCCGCCCCTACACTTTCCATATATTCGCTAAGTATAGCAAGGTCATGTGGAGCAATATTCCTCTTAATTTCGGTGGCTCGTTCTTTTGTTTCTTTTATGCGGTCAATAGCGTTAGAACGATGCAAGCCAATCTCGCTTATCAGCAGGCCATAATTCATCCAGCCCTTCTTTTGTGTCTCCTGTTCGATGCGCGGTACCTGTGTAAGTTTCGGCTGCTCCTGCTGGAGAGATGAGATAGTGCGTAAGACATTTTCGTATTGTAAAACTACAGCGTCCCATTTCGTGCAATCAGATGATGTTCCGGTTTCTCCCGCAAAACGGGCTTTTTCCTTTGCATCAAGATATTTTTTTTCTATCTTCTCTTTTAGTTTGTCCGCGTCAATGTATTTCATGGCTAAAGTAGTTTTTGAAGGTCGTTATAAAGTGACACAAGAATACGATAGGCATCATATCCACCCACAGACGCATTATGAATTTCTTTTGCTTTGGAAACACAATCCAAAAGGCAACGCATCTGTTCCTCGCTCGGCTTCCAGCGCCTGTAATACATACTTTTTAAAGCGTCGGGATTGCTGTTCTTTTCAATAGATAGACATACCCCATTGAATCGCAGAATAAGACATTCACCGATTTTTCTCGCTTCTTCGATGGTATCACTAATCGCCTTGTCGATAATAGTACCAGGGCGGGGTTCATATACCCTCACATAGCCTTCCTTGCTCCACTCTGCGGGCTGCTGGTCTTGTGTTAAAGTGTCCTTGTCTGCTGGCCAATTTCGTGCAACATAGTCTCTGCGCTCCTTGATTATCTCATCGTCTTCTCCGATATGACAGACATACCAACCATGTCTTTTCAGGGCGTGGTGCAATGCTGCTGGAATATAACTATCGCAAATACCATAATCAGGTTCAGCTGTACCAGATTCATCTCTGGGCTTCTGCTCTTTCTGCCTTTCGAGGTAGGCAATAGCTTCGTCTTTTGTAACATCATTAATAAGTGTCCCATCCTGGTGGGCTGCTGCACAGATAGCATAACTTATTGCTTTCCTTATTCTCTCGTCCTTGCTCTCCTTGAGCTCAATGATAACCTTGTTACCTTCAATTCTAGCTTCATAGCCTTCAGGTATCTCACGCTCATAACGAATCGCCATATTTGCTTGTTCATTCATATTCTAAATCAAATTTTCGAGACAATACTTGATAGCCGCTTCACAAGCACTCTCATAATGCTCATATATCCATCCTTGATGATACGATTCATTGGTTTTAGCAACAGTTATCTCAATATCCCAAAGAAATTTTTCATTATCGAGTACACTACTTAAAATTGGCACAACAGCCACACCTTTATCTTCTCTCAGCCATTTCATTACCATTTGAATGGTTGGACAACAAATAAAACAAAAATCAGGTTGAATTATTTGAGAGTTAGTTCTATTACTTGTTGGAATATATTCTCCATTTTTATTATATCCTAAATAACATATTTCATCAAACTCTTTCTCTTTTAAGAGTTTCGCTACCTCAAAGCTAACGTAATCTTCAGTTATCATATAAGTTTAAATAAAATGTCGGTGTAGAAACAAAATTCATTAGGCCAGTCTTCAAGATTTCCATTCTTATCAATCCTAATGTATTTATTTTTGAAAAGAATCTTGTATCCAGTAGCCTGTTCTGCTTTTATTTGTGCCCTAACATTGTCGAGACTTATTATATTTGTTATAAGTCCGAGATTTTTTCTTTCTGGGGAAATCAAAAATGCTTCAAAATTTCCGATGTTGTTGTTAATTACAATTGCCATATCTATTCAGTTTTATACATCCCTTCTGGCGCTTCTAATGCTAGTCCCATAGGAATTAAACCACGATAATCGAAATGATGGGCATTGAGCCAGTCCTGTTTATTTGTTGTAAGAAAATATTCTTTGCATTCTCCACTTTCGATAGAAAGAAATTCCCGTGTTTCATCAAATGTCATACTTGACATGGGACGGAGATAGGGCTTGATTTCATCCGGATAAAAATACTCAGAAGCTTCATACAAACCAATTTCCTCCGTTTCAACGCAAACGCTCACTATCCTATCGTCACAATATCTCTCTATGCCTAAATCCGCGTCTTCTTCGTTATCATAATCGATTTGGCACTTGATACCATAAGGCAACCTTGCACATATATCTTTCAGTAGTAGTCGTTTTTCTTCTTGTGTCATATTACATTGAGTTGAGCTTGTCAATTAAAGTATTCCAGGCTTTCAACATAGCACCTTTACCATTAAGTTTCTCGGTGATAGAAGCCTGTTCTTCCGCCCACTCCAGTAGAGCGTCCTTGCGGATATACTCTACATTGATATCATGTTCGGACTTATCAAGATACCACAATCCATGAGGTGAGTTGTCCTCCGAAAAATTACGGGAAACATAAATTTTGTCTGGTTTATTCATTTATTCTTCCTCCCTTATAACCGTTAATTTAACTTTATCTCCGTATTTAATACTTTCGTCATGCGGAAATAAAACAGTAAAAACATGATTATCATCAAATCGAAATGCCGCCTTATCATATCCAAACACGCCACACGCGATTGTTACGATACCTTCAACATCGTATTTTATTACTTTTCTCTTGTTTTGAAATCTTACCTATTCCACCAACAATCCATATACATTCCTTTATATGGACCACTATTCCTATTAAGAAAAGCAAGAATATCATCGGGTTTCATAGTTCCTTCTGACAATAGTTGCAAAGCCATACTACAGCATCCGTAATCAACTCCTGGACAGACAAGTCTTGAAAGATTTGCACTCCTACAAATATTTTCAGCATATTCAGATGCTGCCCTTTGAATATGCGGTTTATAAAGTTCGTAATTGGTCATATGTTTCTATGTTAGTGAGGTTATGAAAACTATATTCATCACCATTATAACAATGATTTAATATTATTAATTGGTCAGAAACCACATCTCCGTTTTTACCAATGTAATATAAACTTCCTTTTGGAATCACAGCATTGAAAATTAAACTACCCGATGTACTCATAAGTATCGGTTCTGCAGCAAGACTATTCACATAACTATGGTATCCTTCATTCACTATCCAATAATTTCTTCCAGAAAAGAATTGTCGCTTTAACCCTAAAGTGGTCTTTTTACACTCCATGACACAATTAGCATCAAAAAATACACACATGCCTTGATATGGTGTATAATATGAATCACTAATTTGTTCCAATACTTTAACCACCCTTATATTGGTTTTGGCAACAAGCGGCTTTGGTTTTATAAAAAACAGTCGCTGTTTATGGATTTTTTCATTTATTGATAAACACATATTTTCTTAAGAGAAGTTGAAAACATAAACTATTTGTAGATTGATAACTTTTATTTTATCCACATTTATTATCGTTTGCGTTTTTCAATTAGTTCGTTAAATTTATGTAAGATAATCTCACTTGCCTCTTGAATAGACGGAGCGTCTTCGTCTTCACATCGACTGATGTTACCAGCTTCTACTTCCTGTTCATAGATGGTAATAAGGATAGCCACATCCTTCCAATTTAGTATAAAATCTTGCTTCACTTCAATATGACTGACGATAGCATCTTTTGACTCAATCTCGAAATCAATATTAAAGTCATTATCGTTACATTTAAGAGGCACATCGGCAGAGTTAAGACAATTGCCGATGTCCTTTATTTTTCTGTATAAATCAAATAGTGTCATTATTCTTCCTCTAATTTTTTACGAAATGCTTTAATAAAATCGTCACTATATACCTCCACAAAAACTAGCGCAATTATATAAAACTTTTATTGGAAGCATTGAATTAAGAACATTACAAACTCTTTCTGCTATATCTTTCTCCGCCTGTTCGTAGCCTTTCCGATGACAAGTCTGCTTTCCATATTCGGGTCATAATCCATATCTCGATAATCCCATTCGAGTTTTTCAGGATATGCCTCTAACGCCCTTTGTTCTGCTCTATCCATTATTCTTCCTCCATTGATGCTCTAAATTGCTTAACAAAAGCATATTTTATATCAGGGTTTTGCGACAATTCTCCAAGATGTCGAACAAGATATTCTGCTACTCTTTTAATCGTATCTTTTTCTGCCTGCTCATAAGCCTCTTGTGCAATCAGACGGAAAGTAGCATTGACATCTTCGTTCTGTTGAAGCCAACCAACTTTTTTTATTTTATACGGAAATTGCTTATTAGCATATTCTTCTGCTCTTTTACTCATATTTAATGATTAAAGTATCTCCTGGATTTGTATGTTCATATGTATATTTTCCAACGAAAATTGAACATAAATGATGATCGTCAATGTCAGAAAGAAATATTCTATAGTTACCTCCCAGAGTTGTTATTTTTTCTTCTACGAGATACCTATGACTTTCTTTAGTTGATTCTTTACAAGACAATAAACAAAGTAATGTAATAAAAATTATTATTATCTTTTTCATACTTAGTCCTCCTTGAATCCGGGAAGTTTTTCGAGAGAACGAACTGGAATACAAAGCATTTTATGATTAACCATACAATTAGGTTCGATAATATGAAAATCATTATCGTTTATCCAACCTTTTATAAGCATTGTTTCCGTTGTGACACAATCATTTTCATCTGTTCTTTTGGTGGTAGCTTCTTCTATTGTTCTCCACCTCGGCAAGTCCTTCAAGGCTTCGGCTTTGCCCTTATTCATTGCCTCTACATACTTCTTATCAAATTCTTCAACCGAGAGCACTATATTCCCGGACAATGCGAGTTCTTTCCTTGCAAGGGCAAGGAGTTCGGCGGCCATTCCCTTGGTTTCTTCAAGAAGTTCTGTTGCCAATAGGTGTTCACCATTCATAAGATTCAAACGACGGTGTATTGCCATTTCAAACTCGCTCAGTTCTTCCTCCGGCGTGACGATGAAAAGGTCTTTTCTTCCAACTCTTGAGGAATCAGACAAGCAATAGCCATTTTGTGCATAGAATAAAGCATTTTCTGTCCCGCCTTTTGATTTGACAAGAGCTAATATATCATCGTGTACTTTTGAATATGAATTCTTCACATCCCAACACACAACACGAACTTGTCTTCCATCTTTAGTTTCCACCTTATACTCTCCGCTTTCAATTTGCGGTCTGAATTTAATGTCAAAAGGTATCTTTGCCATATTAAATGTTTAATTTTATTTTTAAAAGATCTATAATTTCAGATTGTATCTTAGGTTCCCAAGGAGACATAATTTCAAGAATAGAGTTGATGATATTCTCTCTTTGACGATCAAATTTTTTAAATTTAATAACAAGTTCCTTACATCTGGAATCATTTTTGGAAAGACAATTATAATCTTCTATTCCACATGATATACGTCCATCTTCGCTTTCCCATGTTGTTAACTGAAGATATGGAGTTTGTTTTCCTTTATCGTCAAGATAAAATTCTTTTGTCACTTTGATAATAATAGCAGTTTCAATAGAACCATCTAGACATTCAAAGAAAATCCTATCTCCAACTTTATATTGTTTTTTCATAATAATTTAGTTAAAATTCAGATTGGACAGAAAAGAATGACTTTTCTCCAGAGCCTACAACATAGACTTCATCTTTATTAACAACAAAATCAATACTCCCTGTAAAATCTGAAATAACTGTTGCACACCAAGGATGTTCTTTTAGCCAATCCTGATCTCTATTAGACAAATTATCATAAATAAATACAGCAACATCTCCTCCATCAGCACAAAACTCTCCTAAGCAATTTTCTTTAAGCCAGTTCTTTTTAAATTCATTATATTCATCACTTAATTTCTGTTTCTTATCAGGATCTTTCTCTGAATTATAGTCATAAAAGAATTTAAAATATTTTTCGTTCCACTGATTAGGAAGATTGTTATTTTCTATGGTTCCTGGATATACCATACAACTTCAATCCCCATAAATTGTATTTCTTTTCATTTCTGGAAAAGAAGATTTCATGTAGCAAGGATCTGTTATTACAATAGTTTCATTTTTAACTTTCATATTATTTAAATTTATTAGTATTATACCATTCTTCAGATACCCAAATATTATTAGGAATTGAACCTGCAGCAATAAACATATCAATCATTTCTAATCCAGTATATCCATTTAACGATCTCAAATTAGTGTTTCTATATGCTATTTTAAAATCGTAATTTGGATTATCTTTAGCACACTGATATAATTTTTTAATGTTTTCTATTATTTGTTCTTTACTAATAGATCTGACTCCTGGAATTCTTAAATCTTTAGTTGGAAGTGCATAAGCATGTCCTTGAAGTCCTTCACCCTGTCCATATTTAGCTCCAAACATTTGTATTGCAGTAAGTGCCGCTCCAGCACCATGCCTTCCTTCTGGATTTGAGCCAAAGACAAAAATTGTATTTTCTTCAGGAATAATGTTTCCAGTATAATATTTCACAACTACTTATGTTTTATTGTAAAACTAATAACTTCAATAGGAGCACTTGTTTTTTCAAGATGGTGTCCATTACACATAAACCAATTATTGTTTTCAAAAACTGCTAGTGAATTACTTCCTCTATCACTATTTAAAATATATATAGGTTCATCAGTAGAATTGAATGTATAAGTTTTAACAGTAGGAATATTAGAATAATAAATATTATAAACTATTGTAGCAGTATAATCCCTATTAGAGTTACAACTACATAGAAGAAAAGCAATCAAAGCAATTATAACTTTTTTCATACCTAATCTTGAAAATGTTTTATTCCTTCATACCAATCATCTGGAGTAGGTTCAAAATGAGGACCACCAATATTCATTTCATATTCTTTCATTGAATCATAATCATCCAAATGAACGCCAAATCCAGGAGAATCATATTCTGGCTGTATATTACAACCATCATCACTAAAATGTTTCATAATTAAGATTTTTGCATTAAAATTTAATTTACGCCAAAAATCTTTTCATAATCAGACAAATCTTCATTCTTTGTTGATGAATTCAGATCACCTTTACATTTTCGACAGTCTGGATCATGGACTATTCCACCGTGTTTATAATGTGAATTAACATTAAAACTTTCATTAGTAAACCAAATGTAATCATGATTTCTAAAAGTAAAAGTTCTAAAATCTCCACGTTCCGGAACTTCGTTTCGTTCTTCGTAATGTTTTTCTTGTTCTGGAGTCATTTCACAACTAGGAATCGCTAGAAAAACTATTACAAATATTAGATCCCAAAAAATTGTTTTCATTTCAATTAAAGTATATATAATTTGTGTTTAGTGACTCTAGAGAGACTCGAACTCTCGACCCCCTGATTAAAAGTCAGGTGCTCTCTAGCCTTTCGGAACCAACTGAGCTATAGAGTCAAATTGGATAGTTACGTCGTCCTATCCAGTGCTATCCCTCAGTGACTCATTTCTCATTGGGATACACTTATAGCGGATATGTAGTCACCACTCACCGCACGAAAAAAATTTAGATACAGAGATATAAAGACCTCAATTAGTTCATTAAAACCCACTTACGGAATCCGTATTGGACCGAGGACGTTGAATTGAACTTACTCTATATCTATACTTATTTAACTACAGAAAATTTAGCAGTTCGACAACCACAGACATAATCCCATCCAGTGAGAATGAATAGGGTATCATCACTTCCTAGGTATGAATCACCTATCTCATTACAATCAAATTTACTGGTTCTCAGTTTTATGATTATCTCATTACCATAATCATCTATTAAATAACTGCAGTCACGCTGAATCCCAGCTCCTCCTGGAGTTCCTTCACATCGAGGAGACCTTTCTTTATGGACTCGATCTCGTTGCGAAGAGACAAGTACTTCTGGACATCTAGAGGATAAGTAGATTTTACTTCCTCCAACTCGCGTTCCTTGGATTTCAATTCCCGCTTGGTTGCAATGACGTCCTGCTGTAAGTTGAGGTCGGTTTCTTCCACCATAAAGGATACTTCCTTCGTAATGTTCGGAGTTAGAATTTCCTTGCTTTTGTAATTGATTTTGATTTTGTCCATTTTGTTTAAAATCTAATATAAGTGTTGATTTAATTATATTTAAAAATTCTCGATAATCTGATTCAACTAAATAAGGCCAACAATCGTCTTTAAATAAATCTCTCTTGCAACCTTTATAAGTTTGTGGTTTAGATTTCCAAACCGATGCATTATTAATTGTAAAAGTTCTGTCTACTAATTCATTAGACTCTTCTGTATAAAATCCGTCTAGAATAATATAACTGTTTGTAACAGCTCTTTCAATTATTCTTGAGCATGCATTAAACACAATAATATCTAAATCCTTTTCTTTTTTTAATTCAGTTAATGCTTTTACTAATTTTTTTACTTGATTATCGTTAAGTAATTTATAATAATATATAACCGATACCATATTTAATTATGATTCTTTTAATATATTATAAAGATCTTTACAATACTTATGATAAGGCACAGGCTGCGTTGAAATACCTGATCTAGAAATCCATTCTAATCCAGAAATATGCTGTTCTGTTATCTTATCTTTAAATATATTATATCCTCTAATTAAAGCTTCTCTTAAAGGTTCATTTTCATCCTTCTTACAATTAAATGTACCTTTACTATAAGAACCAACAATTTTAACCGGATATAATTCTAGTGCAATTTGTTCTATTGTTTTCATAATATTTGTTTTGTTTTGTAGCGGATGTCGGAGTCGAACCGACACAGCCTATGCAGGCCATCAGAGCTTAAATCTGACGTGTCTACCAATTTCACCAATCCGCCAAAAATCCTAGCTTTTAAATGGAGCTAGGGAACCAGATTTTATAAAAAATAATCTACCACACATTTATCTTTCGATAAAGTGAGGCACTATTTTACCACTATAGCTTTCGCTACCAGAATAAAACTCTGTTCAATCATTGACATTATCTCTGATGTGTCACAGTTAATTCTGTTTAATTCTGTTTGTGGTCTGGACTGTATCTTAACCATATTGAAATCTCGCGAGTTAGGTTTTAGTTTTCTAAGATTCCTCCAACGCTAACTTTTCGAAGATTCGGAATCTCTCAGTTGTCTTTTCCTATTTCAACTTAGGTTCCTCCTGTATCTAGTCTCTACACACTGTCTATTCGCTTATTGCAACTGTATACTAATTTAATAGTCAAGTTTTCAAACACTCAAAGATGTTATTGGGTTGCACGAAATAACATTGGCTCGGTATTGGCATACTCAAGGTTAGTTTCAAACCCATTCTATCATTCAGATAGTATAATTTAGAACTATAGCCTTCACCGAATTAGGGAGGTTCTACATCCAAGGTTTTCCTTGGTGCACTCAAATTTTTAAACTTAAGATATGATTTATTCTATTCTTAAATACAATTCTCGTACCAAAATTACTAAAGTAATTTTTGAAGATCATTAATAAGCAACATTAGTATTGGGAGATGTTCATCTTCACCCCATGTATCATGTGTTTTCAGAACAGAATAAGATGCTTCTAATGCGTCCATTTGTTCCTTGCTCGGCTTCCAGTGAGGCTGTTTACGGAAGGATTTGAGGAAATCTATCTTAATCTCAATAATTGCGGCGTGGTCTTTATCTTTGACAAGACTATCCTCATAATCTTTAATGATTGATTCCAACCATTGTTCATCTTCCTCGCTCCACTCTACTGACTGCTCTTTCTGTTTTCCTGCTAAAAATCCCTCACGAAAACCCTTTGCAAAGGCAAGTTCTATACGATTATCTTCATATCCATCTACTGCGGATGCCCCACTATCATTATAGAATTTCCAAGCCTTGTCAAGTGCTTCCTCAAAAGATTCTTGGTCATTATAGATAGGAGTCATCCGATTATACTTTTCTTTGGTTTTCTGCCTTTCTATATAAGCAAGAGCCTCTTCTTTTGTTGTATGTGAACCTGGAGAAATCACACTTCCATCCTCAAGTGCAAATTTTATGAAGGTTACAATATCATTCCTTATCCTTTCGTCTTCGCTCTGTTTAGGTTGAATAATAACATTATTTTCTTCAATCCGAGCTTCATATCCTTCTGGAATTTCATATTTGTAGTAAGGTTTCATGCTTACAAATTTAAAAATGGAAGTTCTTTTTTAAAATTTAAGATTTCTATAAATTCTTTGTTATCAACGAACTCTTTCCAATTCTTATTTAACCAATCAAAATCATAGTTGAAATTTGGTTTGAATTTGGAATCAATTTTGTTCATTATTTGTAAACACATATCGTCGAACAGTTGTTTACCATACTCAGTATCTATACGTTTACAAAGAATATGACCCCACCAGTGAACAATATCTTCAAGTTCATAGCATTGATCTGCAATTATTTGCTCACAAGATCCAGAATCAAAATCATCTCTATGTCTTACAACACTACAACGAACATTCCAAAGATCAATTACCCTATTTATTTTAATAACCTTTAAAATATTAAGATTTTCTGAAAGACACACATAATAAAGATGCTTTTGCATTATTAAATTATTAAATTCATCCTCAGAAATAGGTGATATTGGTTCATCAATAATACAATCTTGTAAACTTATAAAGGCCCATCCATTCATTCTGAATATAGTATAACGGGGATTTATAGATGATTGAAAAACAATATTTACATCTTTAAGTTTCTTAAGATCATTATCTGAAGCCTTACTAATAACAATGTAATGTAATGCCCCTTCATGAAGACAATGCCCTATGCTATTACTTCCTGCTGTATAAAATAGACTGTCATCTGGAAGTTCAATTACATGTCTTTGTGCGTCTTTAGGATGTATACTATAACATCCAAATCTTACAGTAATTTTCATATTATTTACTATTTTTTGCGAGTTCAATCAAAGTCTGCATTGCTTCAATATCCTCTTCAGATACACAATAAGAGGCTTCGTACCAAAACTCATACCATCCATCTATGGATTGCTCGAGTCGCTTTATTGCTTGTTCTTTAGTCATAACTAAATCAGATTTTCAAGACAATATTTAATAGCAGATTCACAGACTTCCTCATAGGAATCTTTATACAAACAAACGTTCGGCACATCCACATCATCTATTTCGCCGTTATTTTTTATCTTAATGACAGATGCTACATATGTGAATCCAAGTCCGCAAATATTTGCATAATCTGTCGTAATGACAATACGATGAACTTCCCTCAACCACTTCATTGCCATTTGGAGGGTTGGCGCTAGGATAGCATTATGCATTTCACATCCAGATGCTTCAACCTCATATTTTTCATAACTAAAAGAACCAGCATTCCCATAATGAGCTCTGCATCCTTCATCAAACCCCTTTTCCTTCAGGAGTTTTGCTGTTTCAAAAGAAACGTAATCTTCTGTTATCATAATCATACAATATTATAAAGTATAGACGTGCTGTTTCAAATTCTATACACCAAACTGTCAAACCATGATGTGTAGGCAGTTTCCAAACAAGGTTCTAACTTGGACTCCTTCCATACTTAGTTTATTGATACATAATGCAATTATAATAATCATACCTTCATTTCTTTAGGCTCTTTCCGTAAAAATCAACATATCGTTTTACTGTATCATCTATACAGTCTTTTAGAGATTCATATCCGAAGTAAGTATTTTCAGGATAGCCCTTAAGTTTTGAGTATTCCCAGTTTTTAGGATTGTTATATGCCCGAACTATCTTTTTCTTTAAGATTGATAGCTTTGTCATGCTTATTCGGTTTTATACATATCTTCTTTAGCTTCAAGGGCCAGTCCCATAGGGATTAAGCCACGAAAATCGAACATCTTTTTGTTAAGCCAATCGATTTCATTAAACAATACTCTATCACTAACAATCATTCCATCAGAGTATTTGTATGCTATTGGAGCATCTATACTATCTTCAAGAATGGCAAAATCTTTCTCAAATGCTTTTCTATATTCATTTCTTTCCTCCTTAGTCATACTTGACATTGGACGGAAATATGGCTTAATAGTATCTATCCAATAAGGAAGATTCGAATATTCTCTTATATAAACATCTTCATCCCTTATGTAATGAATTTCTCTTATGCATTCTTCATTATCGGCCTTAAATTTTACTCCATAAGGCAATCTTGCACAAAGGTCTTTAAGTAGTAGCTGTCTATCTTCTTGTGTCATAATAATTGAATTTAAAATTCAAGAAGGGTATCAAGATAATCATCAAGATAAGATATTGGAAAGTTATTTATTCTTCCTGTCTTACTTATTTGATATTTTTTACCATTGTAAATAAGATAGTATCCTGATTTACCACTTTTGGCTATTTTGCATTCAAAATCCAAAAGGACAATGTCATTTCTTATTATACCAAGAAATTGTTTGGTTGGAGAATATAGAAATGCCTCAAATTCTCCCGCATGTAGATTAAGAGTTAATTCTTTTTCTTTCTGTGTCATAACTAATATCCCCATTCAATAGACCAATATTCCCAAGGATCCCAAACTCTATCAATGTCGAAACCATCTTCACGAAGTCTCGCAATCGTATCATATGTTGCTACCCAATTAAATTCATCGGCACTATTCTTACTAGGGAGAAGGACATATGCTTCTCCATTCTCCATTGCTTCTTTTATTCTCCTTTGCGCTTCTTCATAATTTCGCTCATCATTACCATTTGTGTAGTAAGCATTTACCATTTCTTCTTTTGTCATGATAGTTTTGTTTATACTGATATACGCTATTTCATTTAAAAAAGCCACGTTATGTCATAAGGCCTGAAGTGTAAGAGACATTAATTAATAATCACTACTAATTTTTTCACGTGGCTTTTATTGGAATCCCAGTTAAGTATCACCTCTTCTGGGATTTGATTATCTCACACCTTTAATAGTTTATTGTCGGACGTCTCCTATCGTAACTGTGAGTAGGGCTGTATACAGCTTTATTGAAATTTGTTTCCTGCCTAGCTTTATCACAGGAATGGTGGACTATAGGCTCTCTCCACTTTGTAGAGCTATATGCTGCTCTCGAACAACAAAAAAATATAAATGAGGTTGTTAACCGGTTACCTCTAGCCTAGCTATCATCAGTGTTAAGCGGTTTCTAGAAAACACTTTATAGCTCTCTTAATGATATTACTGCAATATTAAAGTAGCATGTTAGCCCGCATCATGCTTAGCAGGAGCCTTGGTTACCAAGCCAAGGAAAATCGACTGTTGTGATAGGATTGTACACTCCTATTGGTCAGCCCGAAGCCAACTATCATGAATAATAGCTCTTCTATGACAAAAAAAATAAAATCCTCTCAGTTACTACATTCTAACATAGGTATTCCCAGTATGTTCCTTTTAAGTGTGGTTTTGGCATTAGAGAACTCCACTTATCATATTGAGGATTATTCGAAACTGGATTTAATTTCTTTTATAAAACATCCATAAGAAGATACAATAGATGCAATAATAAGCTTCCACTTTTTACACAATATTACGCAAAGAAAAATCGTGTTAACAACTGGAGTAGCAAGCATCAATATACTCCATAAGTTGATGGTAAACTCATTATCCGTGTAATAAAACATTACACCTATCATACTAATTATCCAGACGAGTAGAATTATTACTAGCATAATTTGAGTTAAAGTCTCTAAGAATGATAATAGGAATTCCAGCATCTCCAGATCCAGATAATAAATCCATTAAAGATGCATATAAATCAATTTTTCTACGAGGTGTTGTACCTTGAGAATCCATCTTATTGAATAGATTGGATTTATGATTAATTGTATCTTTAATGTAATTTTCTAACTCTTTACCGGTTAAATCGGATTGGTCGATAAAGGCTTTGAGTTTAATTTCGTTTGGTGTACCTTCAAGACCTTTAGTATATGCTGGAGATGTTACAGGATCAGCAAATTCCCAAATACCTGCAAATGGATCTTTGAAACAACCATCTGCATAAACCATAACCTCTACATCATATCCTTTCTGTTTGAGTATGGATTGGATTTGATCTACAAGTTGTTGGGCCTTTTTGGTATTTGGAAAGAGCTTAAGTTTTTCTTCTGTAGCTTTATTAGAACCTAAAAGACCATATTCTGTTTTATCGGAACATATATCTTTAAGTGTAATAAAATTACCAGAAGATTTTATTGGTGGACGAAGCTGACAATTGATATTAAAATGTGAGTTTATTGAATTATAATGAATTTTAGACTGAATAATTGTTTTACAACCTTCATTTTCGCAGATTTCTCTGTAATAATCATCATAATTCATTCCTGTAAATGGATGATTTCGGATTATATTTCCTACTTCATCAATTTCAGGCATAATAATTTCAATTTCATCTGTTGCCCTAGCGATACCCTTAAGAATCATCGCAAATCTATTGCGAGAGTAAATAGGATACCACAATCTAATTGGAAGATTCTTTGTATTTAATCTTCTTACTTCTGCGGCTACATCGTCAAGTGTAACATAATTACCTTGAGACCTAGCGACAATTGATTCTGTAATTCCAATAATATCACCTGATTTAGGTTCTAAAACTCGAAAAATAGAATCTGGAATTATTTTAATGAGATCATCTCCTTCTCTTATTAACGGAGCTGGAATCCCAATAGCTTGTCGAGCCATAATAGTCAAATATTTCTGTGATTATAAAATCTGGATATTCTTTAATTCCTTCTTGACTAAGTACGACGTAAGAATCCTCAGAAACCTTTTTAACATTTAAGAAGATATAGTGATCTTCATTATTTTGTTTATAGTTTATCTGAAGAAGTTTTGTTTCCGGATAATATTGGTTTTCTGTACATCCAATAAAACAGATTGATAGAAGAAAAAGAATTATCTTGTGCATAACTTTTGAGCAATTCTAATAAATTCACAAATATCATCTTTTGAACAATATCCAACATTCCCATCAGATATTTGATTGTTAATAGTTGGTTGATTATCAAAAAGAAGTTCAAATTCATATGGTAACCATTGGTTAGTATTAGATGAATGCATATATACATTACATCCATAACCATTTGAGAATTGAAGAGTTGCTTTTAAAATACGAGAATTTGGAGAAATCGGTTGAAAGTCAAGATTATCGAAATTAAATCTCTTTCTTTTTGGCATAGTCGGATACTTATTGTAATTGCAAAACTAAGAGCGGATAATAGATAAGTTGAGATTTAGTAAGGGCTGGAAGGGAGAAAAGATAGTCCACAAAAATTTCCAGCCCTCACCAATTTTCTCTATCGCCTCAACATTCTGTGAGATGGCACAATGTCATTACTTACTCTTACTCGAAGAGTTACGATAGGATACTCATCCGTTTTAGGATCCGGGAGTACAGTTTTGTCAATACGTTTAAGGATAATGCCTCTAAATTTTTTCATAATTGTATATTTTTGGATGGTTTTACGTTCGGAAATAACAAACCATTTAAGAGAATGGATATCCGAATTTTGGAAAATTTTCTGGAAAAATTTCGGAAATATAATATATATATTTATATAATAATATATGTAATTTCCAAATATATTTTTTCGATTTTTAGATATTTTCGGATTATTCACTCCTATTAAATGTTTGTTACGAAAACATATAGTTACTACGCGCGAAGACTTAAAACTTGTTCGGAGATTTCGCATTACGAGTGGATTTTTCCAATCTAATTCTCTTAGATGAGATTTCAACATTTAGATGAGCGTGTTTAAGCACTTCTTCACTAAAATGTTTTGGACAGTCTTTTGCAAACTGTTTGTAGGATTCACTGTGTTTCATTGTGTGTTAAATGGATTTTTTTGACAAATTTTTCTTATAATGAAATTTTGAAAATCATATTTATATTATATATGAACAGTATTAAGTTAGACTAAAAATATTAATCTGATGAAGGCATCACTCTATTCTAAGCTTAAAAATTCATAACCCCCACTTACTTCACAGATGAACTTTTTACATGTGTGAGGTAGAACTTTACATCTGACATGTAAATTTTACAAATTTTGAAGTATATACATTTGATATGTAAAGTCTACAATTTTTTTTGAAAATATTTCAAAATTTTGTAATTTTTGTACAAAATAATTTGTATAATTAAAAAATTATTGTTATATTTGTACAACAAAATAAATAAATATTATGGCAAGAAAAAATGTATTTAGTCAACACACAGAAACCTATGTAGATTCCAACACTGGAGAAGTTTTAGAGTGTACTGATTTTAAAAGAGGTTATATACCTATAGATAATACAGAACATTTCTATATGACCTTTATTGAATTCTTATCTCCTTGATACAAATTAAAACCGGAATCTGCAAAAGTTTTATTAATGTGAATGTGTGAACATGCCGAGTGAGATACTGGGTGTGTTTCCTTAACAACAATTAAACGCAAAGAAGTATGTGATACATTAAAATTGTCTCCGCAAACGGTATCTAATTGCATTACTGCTTTAAAAAATGCAAAACTGATTGATGGAGAAAAAGGAGAGTATCGCATTAATCCTTTCTTATTTTGGAAAGGAACTAGAGACAAAAGACGCGAGTTGTTAAAAGATGCTACAATTGAAGCAACGTTTAAAATTGTTCCAAAATCAAAGGTAAAGGAACAACAAGTAGAAAATGGTCTAGAACCAATTGAAATGAAAAATTTTGAAAATGAATAAGTCAATTACACCCGAAAAATGAAATGCGTTAGAAGAAGCTTTTGGAAATACTAACGCAGAAGAAATTCTAGATGGCGTACAGTTCCAAGAATATGAAACCGTTGTACGAGCCTTAAAACATCTTTATGATGATACAACAGATACAAAACAAAAGAATGATATTGCATCTATTGCCAGACGTTACGAGAATAAATGTCTAGGTATGTTATATGTAACAAATCGTCTTTATGGAGATAAAAACTCAGAGTTTACTTGGAAATATCTAAGTGAAACAAATTAATCATTAATGATATAAAAGTTTCAGATTTTGGAAACTTTGTTTCATTTTATATGAATGATTTGTTGCAAAAAAAATGAAAAAATAAATCCCAGACCAACTTAAAGGCCTGGGATTTTCCATTTAAACACATCACACGAAATTTGTACTCGATAATGGATTCAAACCATTGTTTCCTCATAGAGAGTGAGGTATCCTAAGTCGCTAGATGAATCGAGCAAATTGGTACTCGGTAAAGGATTCAAACCTCTGTCTGTTGCCGGAGAGACAACCGTCCTAGATCACTAGACGAACCGAGCATATATTCCGGAACGTATACAAACCGGAATGACTAACTAACCTAAAACTTAAACGCAAAACAAATGGAGGCTATACGTTTTTATGCACTGAATAAAACCAATCATTGTGCCTTTGATTGGAGTGGATTTTTGATTAGCAACAATTGTAGTATCAAAAAACTGTGTTAAGCCTTTATCACTTACTCAGGTTTAACGGTAAACAGACGACTTTGTGAATGCCGTTTGCATTTAAATGAAATTCATGATATAATATTTGTTTTGGAGGGAGTGTAATACTCAAAATCCAGTACATGAATTCCATTTATTTGCGTTTTCTATTCGTAAAGTGCCAGCGTTTGATAGTAAGTAATCACCGTACAAGCGACCTCATACGGTGATTATAAAACTATTCGGCAGTTGGAGCATACTCGCTGATGAGTACAACTGTCTGCTTCTTGGTAGCAGCTTCGCTCACCTGCTTGCCATCCTTTATTACAGGATTTCCTGCAGCATCCAGGACGTCTGTATAGATGCGATTTCCATCGCGATCGAATGCAGGAACATCGATTTCGATAGTACCGACGCCAGTGATTTCACCGACTTCTGCCAGAGCCTTAAGGCGAGCAAGATTGTTACCGAGATCATACCAGGTAGGATTCACGGCATTGTTGTTAGCATCGCGCTTGGCGAGTGCAGGAAGACCAAACCAAGTAGCTTTCTTACGGCCATTGAATTCGGATTCACACTTTACGATGTGATAACCAGACTTGCTACCTTTACGAACAGCGACCCACTCAACTTCCATTTCTTCGAACTTGGGGAAGCGGAGAGTCTCACCTTCACGAATGGTGTAAGTATCGAAATTTACACCATCGTTCTGCAGAGCAGAGAGATTCGTGACTTTCTTGTGCTCACGTGCATTCTGCCCAGTAGTGCCAAAGATAGGCACATCAACGTTGATTTTTTCAATATTCATATTTTTCTCAATTGAGCATTTAGTTGCTCTTCCAGTATGGGTTCTTGGTCTTAGTTGGATACATGAAAAAATAAGGGTAGCCGAAGCTACCCTTATTGGATAAGACGGAGAGAGAACCACTTTCCATCTTTACAAACAAACCAGCGATAATGCCATCTTTGAATGAAACCATCGCTGTTTTCAATAGTTGAGCCATCCTCCATTGCTAGAAGATCTTCATTACCTTCTGCTCGAATAGCATAGGTAGGAACATCAAAAGTGTCTCCGCCCACACTAATAGTGAACGGAGACATCTTAATGTCTGTAGTGTATCGCATTATTCTGATAATACAGAGATTGCCGCAATCGTGATCTTGCGAAGACGATCTGTGCGATGTGCTTTGCCTTCAGAATCTGTCTCAAAGACAGGCTGATGGGCTTCGAACAGATCATCACACTTGATTGCGCCAATCTCACAGAGTCTGACGAAACGCTGAAGATCAGTTGACATCATTGCCAACTCGCAATTGAGAGAACGTACGCTCTCATCATAGAAGGAGTCAAGCTCTCCTTCTCCAGATGGAATTCTCCGGAATGTAGAGACAGGAATCTCTACAAACCTCTTTCTCTGGATAGAATAGCCCGAGATGTACAGGACATCTGTTCCTCTGAATTCCTTCACAAACGGAAACGCTTCTTCCTTTCTAGGGAAGACAATTTCTTCATCCTTACGGAATGAGAAAGCGAGTCCACGACCTTCGCCAAGTTTTGCAATCTTGGCGTTCTTCTGCGCATCAGCAAGAGACATGCCCTTGTTGTTGCGAATCTGATTCTCCTTCGAAAAGGAGATTTCACTACGATTGATCATAATGGTGTTGTGTGTTTAAATGTTTACTGTTATTCCACAGTTGGAACCATTCATATACGTCTAATAGAGAAAACGCCCCATTTATAGAGGAACTGTAGAATATGTCAAAGAACTATTTTCTAATGAAGATTTCGAACCTGGAAACCGTATCTGTACATATGACCAGTGAACTTTGTTTCTGAATCATAATATACAATATTAGCGCCGCAATATCCAAGTTGATCTGTGTCTACGAGATGTTGAAGATACTCGAAGCCATCTTTGTTGAGAAGATGCTCTTTAGCAAACTTAGCTGTGCGTTTAGAAGCAGATGCTGGGCTATCAAACCAGAGTATTCTTGACTCAGGATGAACACGTTGCAGATACTCCTTAAGATCTTTTGCAGAAGTGGATACTCGTTCAATACTGCGAGGATATCCAACCTCGTCAATCCAATAAGAAACAATTACTTTCATTGTATAAGATGTTAAAGGTTAGTCATCAAAGATGTCGGATTTACGTTCTGCGTCAAGTGCAAACTTGCGCACGAACTTCAAGATGTTCTGATGAGCGAGATCAAGTCGATCTGGAGTAATAGTGGGCTTCGGCCTGGGATTGGCCTCATCATAAGCCTTAGCCAGTTGCTCACGCTCCTTCCAGTCAGAACCTTCGTTACGTGCTTCATTACGTGCAGCTTCCCAGTCAGCAGCGGCCTTCATCTCTGCATCTGCGAGATCGATTACAGCAAGTTCGTCAGTAAGACGATACTGATCAATGATGCTGAGTTCAACAGTGATGCCACAAGGGCCTTCGCAAGTGTTAATTTGCTTTTTCATTGTTTTGTTGGCCCGTATATACCCGATAGCACAGGATTGGATTTTAATTTATTTGTTAATAACAAACCAGTAGTCTCCTCTTCCATATACACGAGGAGCCACGTGTGCACAGAATGCAGATGCGGCTCCCCATGAACGGAATCGTTTATGAGATTCGATAAGCCTAGGATAGCTAGGGTTACCTTCATAAATGGTTACAGTAATCATATGACTTGAGCAATTTCGAGAAGATCATCCATTGTTAGATTATAGGCAGCAAGGAACTCTTCTACAAGCGCTTTCTTGCGAGCAAGTTCTGCAGCAGCCTTTCTCTCGTCTTCTCTACGCTGAAGTTCTGCAAGAAGCTCTTCATCTGTGAAAGACTCTAATCTATGTACAGTAGTCTCTTCATTACAGGTAGATACCTCAGGAATGACAGATTCCTCAGGAGAAATCGTTTCGTCACTTGCTGTACGAGGTGTTGCCTTATAGAGTTTTGCTGCTTCCATAATGTAGGGAACTAACTCTATACCAGTGATCTTCTTGCCAGTCTCTTGATCACGAAAACCAGAGTGAAGGCGTTCTATTTCATAGCCTTTATTGCTATGAGATGTAATACGGAATAGAACCGTAGGAAGAACATCAGTCTTATGAGACACAGCCCACAAGAACTTGGTAACAGTTAAGGTGCCAGCACCTTTAAACAGATCTTTCACAAAGCCTGTGAAAATGTTCTTTTGAACATTTCCTTTGGCATCTGTGGTTTCAGCAGTAGCCTTAGAAATGGCAGTGTACATGTTTGCATAAAGCACTGTACGAGCTTTGTTTGTTTTCATCATTTTATTTGTTGTTTAGAACGTCGTATTCCCAAGCACAAAAATCCAATGCATCCCAAGGAAGAGCGTCAGGATTATAATCACGTACCTCTTTGTAATACTGAGCAAAGAGTTCTTTAGAGCAACCATACTTCTTGAATGCGATAAACTCACAATCATCGTAAGTATGTGTGAGACGGTTTACCGTGGTTTCATCGCCTTTAATATGGGCGATCGCGATGCGAGTAACACGGACTAACTCGCTTGCAAATATCGCACCTAGTACGATACCTGCGATAACAGAGATAACGATCCACATATGATTATCTGTAAAGCTTCTCAATGCTGTTGGTTAACTTAGCTGTTTCTGATTTGACAAATTCAGCAAAGGCATCGATGTAACCATTGAGAATTGACCTTGTGAAGATTCCGTCGAGAGTATAATGCTCATCTTCGGTGATGGTGATACCTTGACGTTTGTCGCCAATCGTGTGAGATTTAAGTCCGCACTTCTTACAGAATGTTGCAACTGTAAGGACAAATGCGCGAAGATCTGCATCAAGCGCTTTTGCTTGATTGTTTCGAGTTTCTAATGTTCCCTCGAAATCTTTGATTAGATGATTGAGTTGTTCGATTGTCATCATAACAAATCGAGGCAGTAGGTGCCTGTCCTTTACAGGCGTTGCCAGCCATGTGATGTGTTTAAAGAACGTTATCGAAATTCCAGAGATCCAGAATTTGCTTTGTAGTCATAAGGCAGCCTGCAGCCTTGATGTGGCCATTGCCACCATACTGACGGCAGAATGCAGAAGCGTCAAAGTCACTATTCTCCGGAACACGAACAGAGATCTTGTACTTGTTTTCAATCTCATCTGCGATGCAAATAAACACGTCATGTGTATGAGCAAGCAAATGATTCTGAATACAAGCGTTTGGACGTTCATCAATGCGAAGCATGCATGCTTTGAAGCCGTTGATTACGGTCTCACGCATGGTTTTGAAGAGTTCTGCTTCGTGAGCAGCACGTTTCTCCTCAAGCGTATGTCCAATAGCAAAGCCTTCAAAGGCATCGAAGTCATCCATAAGGCGTTCAGCCTCATGAACGTGCTTCTTTGAGATGTCTCCAGTCTCGTCATATCCTTTACCAAAGGTATCGAGATACAGACCGTAAGTGAGAGCAGCAGGAAGCGGTGCATAAGCACCACTAGTGTCCATGACGTCAGCAGTGCCAACGAAGCGGATATGTGCAGGCTTGTACTCATCTTTGAAGAAGTACCACCAGACGAGCAGACATGCTCCCATTCCATCGACACGAAGTCCAGGGACTTCAGTAAGAACTGGATTGGTCATCAAACGATTGATGGTATTCTTGTGGTGATCACACCAGATAAGTTTAGACGCATTCTGAAGCATCCAATCTTCAGATAGAGAGAGATCAACAAGGATAACCTTGTCATAAGAAGACATGTCCGGCTCAGGATCATTGTAGGTCCAGCCAAACAACTCGGCATCAGGGAAAGCTCTGAGAGCTACCGCGGCGGAAGTATATCCGTCCCAGTCAACGCGGTGATACACGATTGCTGTTTTCATATGTTCAATACCAAATAACCTACAGCCTTACAGATTCAATGAAAAAGTAGGTACCATCTGAGAATCTGCTGAGGAAATTCTCGGATTGGAAACGACTTTTCCAGAGAGAAGGGCAGGGGTAGAATTGGATATAGTGTCTTTTCCCTCACACAACATCTATAAAATAAAAAATCCCCAGCATTTGCTGAGGATTCAATTTAAGATCTAACCCAATTATCCACAATTTGTTGTTTCTTCTGGTTAATTACTGCAATTTTCGCGTCAAGTTTAATAAGCTTTGCATTTAATTTAGCGGTTTCTTTTGGATTTTTTAATTTCTCAAAATATTTATCAATCAATCCTTCCGGATCAAAATATTTCTTCATCAATTCTTTCTTTTCTTCATCCGAAGCATCTTTACTTTCTTCATTATATGCATTTCAAACTTCAGATGTAGCTTCTGGTAAAGTTGGGTATATTCCAGAAGAAAAACCTCCGGGAGAAAATAAAGAACCTAACAAAAAGCCTAAAACACCACCTCCAAAATATGGAGTTCAACAAGAATAAGGAATGGGATTATAAGTTGTTTCCATAATATTAAAAATTTAAGAGTTAAACATATGTTGTTGATCAATAGTTTAATTTTTAAATTATGGCAATACAAATATATAAAATTTTTTGGAGATATCAAAATTTTATTGTATATTTGTCAAAATTTATGCTTATGAAGAAACTTTGATTATTGTTATTATGTACATCATGCTCATTCGTTAAAATAGAGCCTGTAAAGGATTATGTGTATAAAATTAATCCCAAGTTAGAATATTCGTGTATATTAGAGGATGGATTTATATACGATTGAGATGAATCTACATTGGGTCCAATTGGTTATACTGAACCAAATTTATTTTACGCATCTATTTATCAAAATGGAGAGTATTATACATCTAAAAAGTGCGATTCCACATCTATTGAAATTTATAATAATTCTAACATAGACGTAATTGTTTCTAATGTTGAATTAAAAGACCAAACGACTATTAAGCTACCGAAAACAAATCAAACAGGATTTCATTTTTTAGAGCAACTTTCGTTTTACGAACAACCTAATGAAATTTTTATCGGAAGACAATTCTTTTTGTCTGATACAAATTTATATAATTGACATATTGAAAAAGATGGATCTTATTGAACAAATCTTACCACAAATATAATCCCGGCAACAAATATTTATATTATACAAATAATAGTAAATAATCCGGATGTTGTATGTGACTCATTAATTGTTTCTGGTGTAGCTTGTGAATTAAATGTTTTAAATAAACAATCTATTAAAGGAAATGTTTTTGTCTCCTTACAGGAAAAACAAATAAAAGAATCAAATACTGTATATGCAGCAAGATTATTATCTTTTGGATTGGGAAATACAGAACAAAATTCATGAGATATATCTGAATCACTAAAAACATATCTCGCTTTTAAAATTTCAAACAAAAAACTAGAAAAATACATAAAAATAGATATAACAAAGAAGATTATTAAGCCAGGTGGTTTAATTACGATTAAAATCGAATATTCCAATCTAAATGGAGGAATGGACCTTGATATAAATGATTGGAATGTTCAAGAAATTGAAATTAACTTATAATATGAAAAAAATTACTACTTTTCTTTTAATGCTTCTACTTTTCGCATGTACAAAAGTAGAACAAGTTCAAACTACAATTACTTTTAACGCAGATGGCGTTGTATCAAAAGCTGTTATAGAGTCTACAACATTTCCAAATGCAGATTTTGGAGTTTTTGCAGATGTAAACTCTATAGGACAAGAACTAACTACAGAAGGTACAAACTTCATGAATAACGATAAATATACACATGCGTCTGGTACAGTAACTGCAGAAACAACTAAGTATTGGATTCCGGATACACAAACACAATTTTATGCATATTATCCTTATGGCACAGTAACAAATTACCTATTACATGTTGATGCTAATCATAAAGATGATGATTGTGTAGATGTTTTGCTTGCTAAACCTAGCATTGTTACTTATAATTCCGGAGAGAATCCTCCATCTACAATTAATCTAAATTTTGTACATCAGCTTGCTTTTATAGAATTTCAAGCAAAAGAGGGAACTGTTGTTAGTGGTGTTACAATTAATAGTATAACTTTTGCCGTTGCTCAAGAAGGAGATCTTAACGTTAAAACACAAGAATGATCCAATATAACTAGTAATGGCACATATACATTCTCGGCAACTTCAATTACAAACACTTATCAAACGATTGGAAAGGTTCTTGTAATTCCTCAAAATGTTGTTGCGATAACAATTAATTATAGTGCAAAAATATTTGGATATACCTACACAAATAAAGAACGTACAATACCAACATCTAAATTAGGATCTACTAATTGAGAAAAAGGTAAGAAATACATCTACAAAATTTCAATAGACAGTTCTGATGTTATTTCTTTTGGAGTTCAGGTTTCAAATTGGGATGATGCAACAGATACTGTCATCTACTAATATTTAAAAGTCGGTCTATTAAAAAGGCCGACTTTTAATTTTATTAAGTGCGTAAATAAAAAATTAATTTGTTTTATTAAAAAATTTTATTATTTTTGCATGAATGTTTAATAAAATTTTATTTATGTTATGGCAAATATACAATTTACTCCTTATACAAAAACCACTCAAGAAAACTATAAATTACCGAAATTAAATATTCCAACAATAGTAAGACGTTCAAAAACAACTCCAATAATAATTAACACACCTTTAAATGAAACAGAAGACGAAGTAATAGAAAAGCCTAAGATTATAAAAGGCATAACAACGTTTAAAGGCAACATCAATATTGGAAATATGCAGCCTGTTATTGATAAATTTAATGAGCATGGGATATCTATTCGTGTTACTTCTGGATTAAGACCAGGTGCAATGACTGCATCTGGAAATCTTTCACATCATGCACATGGCAATGCACTTGATATAACTCCTGGCGAAGGAGAAACGTGGGATACCATGAAATCAAAATTAAAAGCGTCACCTGAACTAGTATCTTGATTACAACAAAATGGATTTGGTATATTAGATGAAACTAAATCGGACACTATGCGAAAAACCGGAGCTACTGGTGCTCACTGGCATATTGGAAAAGATACATCTGCGATTAAAGGATTACAAGCGTTAATAGCAAGGCAAGGTGGAATATTAAAGGCACAACAAGGTGTAATGTTAATTGATTCTCAACCAGCATCTTATGCAAAGCAGTATAATTTATCATATAACCCATTTATTCAAAAACAATCTGATGATTTTAATAAATGATATGCGGCTGTAGCGGAAGCTAACAATTTATCTCCAAATCCAGATGATCCAGAGCATTATTATGATTATAGAGGTTACTTTAAAGAACATAATAATGCAGCTGAAGAAATAAAAGGACATTTTGATGATAAATATAAACTTCCTGGGCATGAAACATTTTCTATAGAAAGTAAATATTATAAACCAGGAATGATGGCTGGACATTGAGAAAACGAAGACGAATATGTTCCAACCCCATTTAGTGAGGATGAAATGGATGCCAGACAACATTATGCTGAATCGAGATTTAATAATTCAGCTGTATCTAAATCTGGAGCAAGAGGTGCATATCAGATAATGAAGGCCACTTGAGATGAAATTGTTAAGAAAAACTCACTAAATGCTAATATAAACAATTATTCCGATAATAAGAAGGTTAAAGACATTTATATGCGAAATCTTGAAAGATATCCTACTATTGCGAAGGCTAAAGAACCTATTAAAACTGCACTAAAATATGCGGCATATAATATGGGCATTGGAAATTTAGATAAATTTATAGCAAAAGAGCTTGAAAAAGGAATTGATGTTTATAAAAATTGAGATTGAATTGATGATTTAAATCATCAAACAAAACAATACGTTAATTTTATAGTTAGAGGAATAGATGGCTCTAATGATTTAACAGAGTCTGATTTTAAAAAAGCATTACCTAATAGATTTAAATAATTATGTTAGACGAAATTAAGAAAACATTTAACAACATTAAGAACGCTATTATAGAAAAAGGTGTTCAGATAGATGATTGTGATTCTCCAAAAACATATGCTAATAAGATATTAGAAATTAAACAGCAAGGAGATCAAACATTTTTATTTATACCAGTATTTAAATCATCTTCAACAAAACCTGCAAAACCAACTGGAACAATGAGCATCTCCAATCCTACAGCTTTTCCAGAAGGATGGGGAACTCCAGACGGACTTCAATCTCCAATTTGGATGTCATATACACTTATAGGAAAAACTACTGTATATATTCCATGGACAGAACCAATATTAATTAGTGGAGATATATCTTCATCTGACATTAAAGGAAGTAAAGCATTTCCTATATACACAGATGTTTCGTCTCTTTCTTTAGATATTTCAAAGCCAGTAGGCGGGACTTGAGATTTAACTACAAATAAACTCACAGGAAATATATCTTCAAGTCTTTCTGATGGAACATCTACATTATGGTCTGAAGACAGTAAACATGTATCTGGAACATATGAATATATGTCTTTCGGTACATTTGATGGAAAAAATGGAAGCATCATCGGTGAATGGTCAGAGCCTATTTGTATTAATTCTGCAAAAGACGGAAAAGATGGCAAAGATGGAACCGATGGAAAAGATGGTATAAACGGAGAAGACGGAGCAGCAGGTTTAGATGGAGAACCTGGAAAAGATGGCGCTAATGGCACTCCAGGTGTTTCAATAAGAACAACTGTATGAGAGCCAGAAAAAAAATATTATAATGGAGAAGATATTGATCCAGACGATAATATGATTTATTTAGATATAGTTTCTGATAAAGAAATGGGAACCGATGAAGAAGTACATTATTATACTTGTATACGAACCCATACATCTTCAGAAGAAATAACATATGAAAATGGAGATTTTTGGGAACAAATCGTTGGTATAAATCGTCCGATTAAAACTCCATTAGTTCTTGCAGATAAAATCAAGGCTGATTTAATTGATGTCGATAATCTAGTTGCAGATGAAGCTTTTATTAATAATTTAACTACAAATGAAGCTTTTATTGAGAATCTTGAAGTAAAACATCTAGATGGTGCAACTGGAAGTTTTTCCGGAGATTTAATTGTTTCTAATGAGCATGACCTTGGTTATGAATCAGTAGAAATATCATCTACTGGCGATATAAATGTAGAATCTGTATTTAATACAACACCCGAATTAATACAATCTTATCCAGAATATAACGAATCTCAATATGTAGAAAAGATTAAAATAGATCCAAGCGCATCACCTTATTCTATTGAAGATCCATTAATTAAAATAAATACAACAGTTCCAAATAAACCAGCTGTTAGATTACAAAATGGGTTTATTTGTTATCCTATAAAATTACTTAGGTCCAGTGTTTCTAATTATCAAATTACAAACGATTTTATCATATTATGCGTATTTTCTGCAGTTGGTAATGGATCAACTATATATTTACCAAAGGCTAGACATTATCAAATAGGAAGACATATTACTATTTGAAGATTGCACAAAGAATATAGCGTTTGACCAAAAATTTGTGCGTTTAACGACGAGGATGATGAGCGATTTTGATATGTTGATATGATAAATGGAAATACTTTGAGTACAAAAGAACTAGTATGGCCAAGTAGTAGTTATATAAAAGCGGATTGCTATTGTGTTGATGATGATGGTACACCGTATTGATATGTAGTTTTTAGTTAAACAAAAAATCCCGGCTCTTTCGAGTCGGGATTTATTTTTTTATTATTGTTTTAAATTAAGCTACGGTTACAGCACACTCACTTGACTTGCCGTTAATGGTCACTGTAATTGTTGCAGTACCTGCTTTAACTGCAGTAACAACACCGTCTTCTACTGTAGCAACAGTATCATCGGAACTTTCCCATGTGATTGTTTGCGGTGCTTTAGAATTTGTAGGTTTTGCTGTTGCAACTAGTGTTTCCTCATCATTAACAGCCATAGATAGTGTTTCTTCACTAAGTTCTACTTCAGTTATTTGAATACTAGCTTGCTCATAATTACTGCAAGCTTCAGGATCTGTATAAGGTGTGTGTGCATATTCATCGCTTAATTCCTTATTTTCTCCGAGCTTTTCTGGTTTCTCAATAGGAATGATAACGCTTTGTTCAGCGTTGTACAAAGTTTTTAAATCGTTCATAATTTTAAATAGTTAATTATTAAACACCAAGTATACTGTAAAGAAATTTTCTTCACCAAGGTTCGTTAATATCTAAATCAACAGAACGTGTTTGATCTGGTTTATAGCCTCATCTATAAAGTCTATTATGAGATTTTCATTCAGAAAGAAGATTATTTCAACATCTCTTTTCAAATACAATACATTCTGGATGTTTTTCTTTGATTATATTGAGTATGTTAGCCATTACTTTCTTATCATCTACAGTATAGCTATCTTTTATATGTATATTATTTGGAAATATAGAGCATAATAGTCCGCAAATTTTTTCTGACATAAGTTTAAACGTTTAAATTTTTGATTTGTTTTCTTTGTTGTCCAGAATTAGAATATAGACCTATATGAATTCATTCTGCAAAAGCAGAACGTTCTAGTAGACATTGATCCCATGAACAGTTATTGTCTTTTAAATATTCAACAACAAACTTTTTGAATTCTTTCATTTGTCCGTTCATTGGTTGTAAATCAGCTGCATTACCTTTAAGATGAGCACTTGTTTTAGAGCCTCCAACTGCAGAATTAAGTTTTGGACATCTGTATCCAGATGTTACTTTAATTGGAGAACCCCATGCTTCTCGTAAGTCATTTAAAAAATCAATAAGATTTAAAAGATTTTTCCTTACAAGTTCGGTAGGGGTATTATCTATATGTAACACTTTTGCAGTATCTGATTTACATAATTCATTAATTGTAAAATAAGATTTCGACATAACTTAAATAAGATCTTTAACAATTAAATTGCCAATAATTCCTCCAAATTTATGTTTCTTTTTAGATCAGCTTCTTGCATTTTGAGCGAAGACTGCTTTCTTTCTTATCTTTGGATCTGAAGAATTTTTACCTCTTCTTATACACTCTTCTGTTACCTTTCCTCCACAATATGAAGTAAAAGATCCTTTTTGAGACTCTTTTATGTGAATTTTAGAGCCTTTCTTCATTATTTCTACTAAATATTTAATTCTATCATCCATAATTTATCTCCTTTTATAATTTTCTGCAAATATAGGAATTTTCTGGGAATTTTCCAAATAAAATTTGCAATTGTCAAAATAAATTATTATATTTGCGCGGAAAATAATAAGACAATAAGGAATGAATAGTTTAACTTAAAATATTTATAAAATGGATTGGGTTACATTAGTTACGGCACTAATCGCATCTTTAAGTGGAGGCGGATTAATATCGTTATTAACAATACGGGAAACAAGAAAAAAATTAAATGTAGAAAATAAAGAAAAAGAAGGAGAGGTATATGTCAAACTTATAGACGAACTTCAAGATCAAATCGAAAAACAAAATGAACGACTTGATAAGAAGGATGCTATTATACAAGAGAAAGATGATATTATTGCTGATCTAAGACACAGATTAGATGAAGCAAATAGCGCTTTAATTAAAGCTACATTATTAAAGTGTAGCAAATTAGCATGTCCAGATAGACGTCCTCCTTTGGGGTTTACAGAACTTACTCCAGAAGAAATGTTGGTTGAACGTAAACGTTTATCAATAGAATCTTCAGAAGAATAGATATAAAGTTAATGTTAAATGTTTAATGAATTATGCCAAAATTAGAAGGATTAGAGTATAAAGAACTTTATGGATTAAGTGTGGATAAAGAAAATTCCGAATTATTCTTTAATGATGCCAAACACTTATATGTTAACAAAAATGATGGTTCTAATTATATTTCAGTAACCACGTTGATTGGAGAATACGAAAATAAATTTGACGAATACTTTTGATCACATTATAAAGCATTAGAACTGTTTTTAGATGGCGATGTATGATCAAATGTAAAAGTCAAGTTACAAAATACTAAAAAATGGAATCCTCAACTACTTACCATATATAATATAAACGAAGAGGATTTTCAAAAAGAAGTTGATAAAATTTTATCAGAATGGGCAGAAAATAGAGATGAAGCTTGTGAACATGGTACGTGAGTTCATTCTTTAATGGAAAACACATTCTATGGGAACACTCAATTCGATTTAAGTAAGTTCGGATATCCAGAGGCATCTGGATTATATGATTGCCCTAGAAACTATTTTGAATTAGATCTTGAAAATGCAATTTACCCAGAATTTTTAATGTCTTGAACATCTCCTGATGGAGTATTAAAGATTGCAGGACAGGCAGATTTAATTGTAAAGCATGGAAATGACATTCTTGTACTAGATTGGAAAACTAATAAAGAGATCAAAAAGAAAAGTTTCTATGATAAAGCAAGAAAGGATGTTGTGAAAATGAAATATCCTTTAAATAATTTTATGGATGTAAATTATTATCATTATCAATTACAGATTAGTACATATGCTTGGATATTGCAGCAAATTCGTCCAGAATTTAATATTAAAGGATTGTCTATAATTCATATTGATAGATCCGGAAAACAAACTGAATATCCATTAGAATACTGCAAGAATGATGTTGAAAGAATGATTAAACACTATCATCATAATCTTATTGTAAAACAGCAATTAGATAGAATAGAACCATATAAAATAGGATAATATGACACAGAAAGAAAGGTTGGATATTTGTGAACAATGTAAATTAGTGAAAATGGATCCTGTATATGGACCTATTTGTGATAGTTCAAAATATATGAATCCTGCAACTGGAGAAATATCAAGATTGCCAAAGGCAGGATGGATTAGAGGATGTGCATGTAGACTTAAATGAAAGTCTGCATCACCTACAGCTCATTGTGTAGCAGGAAAGTGATAAAATGAAAATATTTAATTGAATTAAAAGAGTTATAATAGGTTGATACAATGTGTTAACCAATAGAATATCACAACAAACTAAAGATAGATATGAAATTTGTAAAAAATGTGATAAAAATATAAAGATTGGAAAAGTACATATCTGTTCTGAGTGTGGATGCGTTTTGCCTCAGAAATGTGCAAGTCCAGAAGAAAAATGTTTAATGAATAAATGATAATATGGAAATTAATGATTGGAATAAGTTAATGTCTGATACAGTTATATCAAAACAAATTGAAGGAATAAATACAGACGATGTAGATATAATCCCATGTAATACTGGAGTTTTAATTAAGTTTTATGAAGACAACCCCTATCGTTCAATAGAAAGAACTGAATCTGGATTAATATTTGGAATACAAAGCTCGCAAAAAGTTGTATCTGAAGATTCCGGAGAAGTTGAAGAAAACGATGAATATGTTGCTTGTGCAAAAGTTATTGCAGTTGGACCAAAATGTCAAAATGTACGACCTGGAGAAGACGTATATGTAATAAAACACATTGCACACCCAGTACCATTTCGGAAAATGGGATATTATGAAATATCTGAACAAAATATATCTTGTAGACTTGTAAAAAAGGTTAGCAAGTTTAAATGTTTAATAAATAAAATATTTAAGAAAAATGTATAATGAATTTGATGAAAGCCGTGTCTATTTTAATCCTGGCGATGTAGTTACAATTAGACACGATATAGAAAATAAACCTACAATGTTTGTTGTAGAAAAGTGTACAAGGTCTATGTACAATAAAGAGACCAATGAGAAAGAAAACATATTTCTTGGCATTAAATGTAGATGGTTTGATAAAAACCAAGTAATGCAGGAGGCTTTGTTTTCTACTAAAGATTTAATAAAGGCCTAATAATGAATATTATAGAATTTTTTGCTAAAGGTGGTAAAACAACTGATTATGATATATTAACTGGAATACAAAATATTCTTGGTGTTGATGATAATCAAATGAACGAACTTTTACAAATTGGAATTAATAAGTATGGTTCGGAAGATGGTCTTATTTCCGCTATAAAAGATGCCACTAAAAATATAAACGAAGCTTCTACTGAAGAAGATCTTAAAGCAGCAATAGCGTCTGTATTTTCTACAGGTATGTTTAAGTGCGGTGGAAAAATGCAAAGCTTGGTTGATAGAATGTCTAAAGGTGGAAAATCAAAATGTGGCTGTAAAAAGAAGATTAAAAAAGGACGTTACGGTATTCCAAACGGCATTCAGTATTATAATGAGAACGGTGTTCCTGTTGAATTAAACCAACAAACAACAAGACCTGGAAGAATGCTTTATAGTGAAGAACCATCTGCTAAGGGAATGTCAAACCTTATGTTTAATCAATTAAATAAAAACATTCCCGGAGGTTTAAATCTTCCTATTGAATATAATGTTTTTACACATAGTATGTTGGATGATCCAGAAAGAAGTGTTGGAATTCAACCATTAAGAGGTTTTGAAAGAGACAGATTTCAACAACTGAAAAATCAATGGCAGCCAAAAATGCAAGATGGTGGTTCTATTGATGAGCCCGCTTATAATGTTCAATTATCAAGAAAACAAGCTAAACAATTAGCAAAGAAAAATAAAGGTTTTAACAGCTCTCAATATAATACAGCTTATTGGAATGCTAAAAATGCATTACGAGAAAATTCTGATTTTCGTGGAAAAGACTTAAAAAATGCAGCTAGAGTTATGGCTTCTGGCTTAACTACACAAAGACCTCAGTTTGGTCCAATTCAGACTAGCGCTCCCAAAATTAATACTCCTAAAGTAACAGGCCCTCGTAAATATACAGAAGGTATTATTGAAACAGGTCCGCTTACTGAAGTTGGAACACCGATTAGAAAAAGTGCACCTGTTAGAAAACCAGCTGTAGAAACACAACCAATAAGTAATGCTCCTTCTGTTTCTGATTCTATTGCCGCAAATAGAGCAAAAACAAACGCTTGGTATCAATATCAATACGAACGTGGATTATATGATCAGGCTAACGGAAATTATCGTCCAAATCAAGGTTCTGCAGCATATCAGCATTGAATGTGGAAAGACTTTAATGACGCCTGAGATAATAATACTGGAACAGTTAAAAGAGACTTCTTAATGAGAACTCCTACTCAAGATGAACTTCTTGCATTTCAAAACGCTGGTGAATTTACACATGGTTCATTACCTTGGTCTCGTAGAGATAGAGAATCATATGGCGTTGATTATAACAAACGTCAATTCTATTTTAACGACGATTCTCGTTATCGTGCAGATGCAAGGGCCAAAGGAATTGCACCAACAAGTAATCTTTATAATGGCGTTGCTGGAATTATGGGTACAATGTTAGCTCCTGCTTTTGGAGAAGCTGCAGCACAAGCAATTAATGGCATTGCTGATCTTGCAGTTGGAGCTTATACTGGATTTAATCCAACTGGAATTGTGATGAAAAGACCTGGTGTTATTAGAAATCCTAAAACAGGAAAACCAATACAAGCTCGTTCTGCAAATGGCAGATTTGGAAATAACAAACAAGGAAGTTGGTTTATGGATATATTTAATGGTCAGAGAGTTCCTGGATATAAAGTTGGAGCTCTTAAAAATGGTGGAATTATTAAGAATTTATAATATATGCAAATCTTTATATTTGATAATGTAACGAATACACTTCAAATAGACGATTACTCCATATTATTAATTAAAGAATTTGCAGACCTATGAGAACCAGAAAGAAATAAATGTAAAGAAGATAAAACAGGTACTAAAAGACTTTTAGCATATAAAGAATTTACATACATTTATTTGGTTCTTGATTTCAAGTCTCCATATTTTAAATCACCCATAAAGGATAGACAAGAAGCGGCTTTAATAGATTCCGGATTAAAAGAAAAAGATTTAGAAAATCCGGAATTTATTGCTGCTTATAAAAAATATGAGGAATTGCAAGATGCCGATCCAATTTTAACATCTATTAAAGTTGCATATAGAACTTTGTATAAATTTCAAGTTTATTTAGACAATATTGATTTTACTGAAACTGATGTGGACGGTAAGCCTATTCATAAGGCTAAAGATATTTTAGACTCTATAAAACAAATTAGTGTAATGAGAACAACTCTTCAAGAGTTAGAACAAATTCACAAAACTGATTTGGCAGCAGAATCAAAGATTCGAGGTGATGTAGAGCAAGGTCTATTTGATTAATTGAGGAATAATATGTCAAAATATATCGTCGATCCGAAGGTATTAAATAAGGAGAAACCAAAGAAAACAAAAAACAAAGTTGAAACTCCTTTAGAAAAAAGAAATAAGAAACCAAAATTTTCGGATAAATATGAAGAGGATTTAATAAGACAATTGTTTGAGGAAAAGAAAAATAAAATTGAAGCAATGGATATTTCTTCTGTGCAAGAACAACAAGATGATATTTGAGTTCACCACAAACGAAAAAATGCAGAATGAGATGTTCCTATTACTGAAAATATAAAATATTTTGACCCAGAATTGTCTTATGAACTTACTGGATATAGACCAATTACAATGGAGCAGGGATTAGATTTTAATCCAACTCCATTTAGAGAAATGGCAATAACATTTCAGAATACTGGTAAATATACAGAATTCCCAAATGGCTCTGTTCCTAATAGAAAGTTCTGGAACAGAGAAATGGATAGGATTAAAAATGGACTTACTATTGGAAAGTATAGAATTACTGGAGACCATTATTATTTTCTAAATTATTACCGTATGCAAACTGTTCTAGAAGATGCAACTGCTGGTACTGGTCGTGAATATAACTTTCCAACATTTCTATCTAAACAATATGAGTGGTTTCATTATGTAGAAATGGCAGAAAAACTTGCATTAAACGCTGGAGCATTAAAAGGAAGAGGTACCGGTTGAAGTGAGATGACAGCTGCAATGTCAGTAAGGCCATATACTTCAAATCCTAACTATAGGGTTGTTTTAACAGCATTTGATGACGGTAAATTACAACCACTAAGAGACAAATGCTGGTATCAGTTAAACTGATTGAACGCTAATGCATATGGTTTTCGGCATATTAGGCAGGTTGTGGATAACGCTACAACAAAACGAGCTTCTAAACGAACAAAAGAAGGTGCTGAAGTAGGATGGATGGCAGAAATACATTCTATTATTGCTGACAAAGCGTCAAAAATTCGTGGTGATCGTACAGATAGACTTATTTATGAAGAAGCTGGATCTAATACAATTCTTTCTAAATCTTGAATTCAAGGTGACGCACTTGTTGAATTGGGTGGTAAACACTTCGGTACAAAAATATTTCTCGGGACTGGAGGTGATGATGTAGCGCTTGAAGGATTGGCCACAATGTTCAAAAATCCAGCTGGAGCTAAAGTTTTAGCTTATAAAAACTATGATACTACTGATGGAAAACCAGAATTAAGCGCATTCTTCTGTCCTTCTCATAAATTTGCATTAGTTAGTACCTATCTTGATGAAAGAGGTGTAACAAATTGAGTAGAATTTAAAAAGCATTATGAGGAATATAGAAAAACTCTTCATGGCCAAGATTACTTAGACGAATGTGCAGAGCATTGTTTTACTCCAGAAGAAGCATTATCTAAAACTGGAGAAAATATGTTTGATGCAGAACTAATAGCTGCAAGAATGGCTCAAATAATGGTTAAGAAGGATTGGATTGAACCAAAACGAATGATGCTATTATGGGATAAAACTGCAGAAAAGCAATGGTCTAAAATAAATGCGTTTGAATCACCTCATGGAAATGTTTTGGTTGTAGAGCCACCATTGGTTGATGATACAGGAACACCTTATAAAAATTTATATGTTGCCGGAATAGACTCAATTGATCAAGGTAAAGACGATTCAGCTACAGATAATGATGTTTCTGATTTCTGTATTGTTATTAAGAAGAGAGTCAGAGGAATGGACGATCCTAAATATGTTGCCATATATAAAGATAGACCAAGAGACATTCGCCAAGCATATGAAACTGCACATAAATTATTAGTGTGATATAATTGCAATGCTATGCTTGAATATACAAAGATTTCTATACAGAAATTTTTACAAGAAAGAAAAGCAGACGATCGTTTAATGAAACGCCCAGAATTTGCAGTATCAAATAAAGCAAGAAAGATTGTTACTAAAAAATTAATCGGTTTACCTGGAACAGAAGCTGTTATTAAACATGGATTGGAATTAATTAGTAACTTTCTTAACGATTATTGATTTACAATAGATTTTCCAGAGATTCTTCAACAACTTTTAAAATATACTTATGCAAATAAACGTAAGTTTGATATTGTAGCTGCTTTACAAATGGCAGAAATTGGAGATGAAGAGTTATTTGGAATAAATCCAACTAAGGTTGTTAATCAAAATGCCGTTTGAGAAGATTTTGGATATTATAGAGACGAAAATGGTCATATGCGGCGTGGTGCAATTCCAAATAATAGTAAATACGAAACACGATGACGGACATAGAAAAAGATATTAAACGGATAATTGAAGAAGTAACGGAACGAGAATATATTACAAAATTGCAAGTATCACATGAAGACGATATATGAACTTTATACTTGTTTTTGAATAGAGAGCTCGTTCCGTTAGTTATAAGCATTCAAGGTGATGAAAAGCGATTTAAACAGTTTGTTGCTGAAGAAATGAAACGTCGTAGGTTACAAGAAGTTAAATACTGAAGAACAGAAAGAACGCTTCCTGCACTAGAATGTAATGAGAACGGTGAATTTGAGTTAGGATGGTAAAGGAAAAAGAAATTGACAAAATCAATTCGTGTATTAGCGATTTGGTTTATGATAAAATAGCTCTTAAAAAGGCCTATAATTATTATCACGGCATCAGAGATGCTGAACAATTTAGACATATTGAGGAAAACTACGGTATTGGAGTCCCAACATCTGTCGGATTCACTCCGTTAATCAAGAAACATATAGATGTCTTGGTTGGAGAATATCTTGAACTCGATCCAGATTTACAAGTAACCTGTAAGGATGATGAAACCGTCTCAAATATATTAAGAGATAAACAATTAAAAATAGATAAAGCATTATATGATTTTTTAAAAAAATATTTGCAAAATACTATTATAAATATTCTTTTAAACAATCAGCAACCAGTTAATGATCCTTTTATAGAAAAGGAAATGCAGCGAATCAAAGAGGATATTGAAAATTCATTTGTATCTGATTATGAAATAGCTGCACAAAATATACTTGAGTATATAAAGCATTCAAGAGATATTGATTTAAAAAACAAAGCGAAGGAATTATTTACAGATCTATTAATTGGAGGTATTTGTTACTTTAGAACAAGAAAAAAGAGTGACAACATTTGTTTAGAAATATTAAATCCTCTCGATACATTTATTGAAAGAAATCCTAATGAATTTTATTTAAATAAATCTAGAAGAGCTGTAGTAAGAAGATGGCTAACTAAAGAGCAAATTTTAAATGAGTATGCAGACGAACTTGGAAAAGATGCAATTGCTCGTTTAAATGGAATGTTTTCAAGAAGAGATAGAGGTGATAGAGCAATTGTAGTAAGATCTACTGGTGCTTTATATGCAGATGATGCTCAAATTCTTGGTGAACCACATGAGCCAAAACCAGGCATTCTTGCTGGTTTAGAAGTACATCCAATATTTCCTTGAGATGATGCCGGACAATATACACATATAAATTCTGAATTAATCCAAGTCTACGAATGCGAATGAGTTGAATGAGACAATAATAAAAGAAGATCTGTATTACACCAGGGCATTAAAATCGGCGATGATATTTATATCACAAGAGGCGAAGCTGATTATTATGTTCAAAGCAGAAGTAATCCGAGGGATGTATCACTATCGATAAACGGAATGTTTTTTAACGATAAAAACGGACAACCATATAGTCTAATGCTCGCTACAATGGACTTACAGGATTAAATTTACTGGTCCTGTCTAAACCCCGTGAACTGCTGGAACGCTAAGTTGTAAGAATGTGACATCTTACAATATGCCAATCAGCAACCAAGCTCTTATATAGAGAAGGCTCAACGACTATTATGTAAGATTCAAGTGAATCTGAAGTGCGGGGACGTTATAAATTAAAACAGCTGATAAAACCACATCTTTATCAGCCTAAAACATGAGCTAATAATAGTTCTACAGAATGCTTTGGTGTAGAATTATTAGAAATTGTAATAAATAATTTATAACGTATGATATAGTCTGATCTTATACGAAAGTATAAGCGGTTCTGACAGAACGGCTGTGAATTAACGACTCACAGTGAACAAAATGAAGTATGATTTACTATTATACTGCAGAGACAATCTCATTGCCACTAGTGGTACTGTTGGAGATTGGATTGACATTGCACACTTACCTGTAGCTTTAGGTGTAAAATTACCAGAAAGAATTATGAAATGGCAGGCTTATAAAAAGAATGGCATTGCCTTATATGATTCTTCTCAAGAAGGTGCACAGATATTAAATACTACTTTTAATGGATTTGATGATACAATAAAAGCCCAATCCATTCAAGCTATTCAAATTGCAATTGATAGTGTAGAAGCACAAGCATCTGCTATTACCGGTGTATTTGCCGAAAAACTTGGACAAATCGAACAACGAGACGCTGTATCAAACGTAAAAGTTGGAATACATCAATCAACACTTTTAACAAAACAATATTTTCACGCAATGGATTTAATGTATAAAGAAATGAATTATGATATGTTAAATCTTGCAAAATATGTCTATAAAGATGGTATCACAGGTACTATAATTCTTGGTGATAGATTGGTGAAAACATTTACAGCTCTTCCTAAGTATTATACAATGACTGATTTCGATATTCATATTGAAGATAGTTCAGAAACATATAAAATGCGAGATCAGCTTCAAGCAATAAATGTTGAATTTGTAAAAGCCGGTTTGGTTGATGCAAAGGATTCAATTGCTATAATTAGAGCTAAAAATATGACTCAGCTTAAGCAATATATGGATAAAGCCATTAAAGAAAAGAAAGCTGAAAATAATATGGTTAATCAACTTCAGCAACAAGTTGAACAAATGACTGCTGAGAAGAAACAATATGAACAACAGATTCAACAACTTAATTCTAAAGTTGAATCTCTTCAGAAACAATTGCTTAATAACTCTCAGCAAAAGCTTCAAATTGAACAGCAACGTGCTGATATTGAAGAAAAAGTTGCAAACGATAAGAAGGATTACAATGATAAGCTTATTGAAGTTAAAGAAAGACAACTTGAGGCTGAAATTCTGCAAATCAGAGATGGTAATCCATATAACGATCAAATAAAAGACGTATAATATGGCAGTAAATAGTAGACTTTTTATGGAAATTGGTTTTGTTAACGATTCTTTTCAAGCAATAGACAAAACACCATATGAAAGATGAATAAATGAAGGTTATCTAGATAACGAACATGAACATTTAGTTTTACAACGTATTGTGCAAATAGTAGATGGTGATGATAATCAGCTTGTTGGATTTGATATGAAACAGGCAGATACTGTAGAGAAATTAAGAGATCCATACGAGAAAGAAGGTCTTACAAACGGTCTATATTATTACCAAAAAATATTAATTCCATCTGAAGAACACGTTACTACATCGAATGTAAAACTATACTTTGATTCAAATCTTTTAGTTCATTATGAAGATACAGATGAAGGTGTCGGTAAAATTTATAATCCTAAATCTGATTTTGATGAAATATATGAAGTTTTAAGAGATGAATATCCTGATAATTGCTTTTACTTTGATGATTATGCTTTTACAATATACAGCTTAGTAGAATGTTATATTCTCACTGAAAGAGAGAGAATTAACAACTATCTTAAAAATAATTGTAGAGCAAACTGCAATAATGGAATTTCTGATTTGGATACCAGAGCGGATATTTTAATGGCCGCAATATATGTATTGAGAGATCTTATAGAGAAAAAAGATTTCTTTGAAGCACAAAGAATTCTTAACGGTTTAAATACCTGCGGAAATCTCTGTAAGAAATATACAAAAACTCTAAAGGGTTGCGGCTGTGGAAAATCTTAAAGAAACTTTATTTAAATTATTAAATGATGAGCTAAACGATTTAGCGCTTGGTCATCCATATAATATGAATAGATTATCGATGATGAGAGAGATTTGTCACTTATTGACATATTATCAGTATGTGGATATGAGTGATGATGATATTTTAAAGATTGTAAATTTCTATGAGTACTAAAAACAACCTTCCTTTTTCTAATCAATTTGAACGAGGACATTCGTTTAATTGAGCTGAAGAATGAGCAGTCGGTAAATATTATATGAATGATGAATATGTTACCGATTTTGTTCGATATGAAAATGCAATTCTTGCTTGTAGAAAAAATCATAAAGCTTCAGAAGAATTAAAGCCGATACTTGTTTTCTTAGATGGAAAGGTTGTTGATGTAGATTCTCCTTACTGGAGTTTTGTTGTAGCGGCAAAAGATGAAGGTGTTGTTACATCTTCTACTTATATTGCAGCAGCTACACAAGAGGATGTTGAACAAGATTCCAGCGTTATTATCGGAGATCCTTACATTAAAATTGTATATTCTTCTGGAGCATATACTTATGTTCCTGCAAAAGATCTGGTTGTTGGTGTCAATGTTGGTGTACCAATAATGACGCAAGAAATGTTAGATAATCTTCCAGAAAAAAGTATTCCTGAAGATTACATCTTAATGGCGCAGGAATCTGATATTACAGATGCTGTTGGAGGTAATTATTTATCAATTTTGTTCTCTGCCATAAGAAAACTTCAAGCAGAAGTTGCAAAGCTTCGAAACTCTTTTGAGTTTGGTATTGAATCATATACAAACAAACAGACAGCCGTTTCTGGAGTGGTATATGATACTACAGAGGATGAAGATGAACCTTTATGAGCGATAGATGAAACAACACTATCTGAAATTCCAGAAGCAACTATTGATTTTTATGCTCCTACTATACCGCTTCTGCCAAATCTAAATGTGCATTACACCGCAGAAGGTTATGCGGAAATTAACGGAAATGCATATTGAACAGATGTTGATGGCTTTTCAGAAATCGATGATACAAAAATCTTTTTATATACTACAACAACTGGTACTAATATTAATGTGAGTCTTACTGGATTAACCTCTAATGAAGTTATAAGAATTCCTTTATATGATGTATTAAACGCTTTTGGAGGCAGTAAATATAATATTTGTGTTCTTGTGTCTAGAAAAATGCAAGTAGATGATGATGAACATGAATATGGCAAAAATTACATATGAATAACCGCTAGTGATTTTTACTCTAACATCACCATTGCTGAAGGTTATTATAATCCTAACAGCATGAAACTCCAAACGGAAATGTTTGAATTAGATGATAAATATACAATATCTAATGTAGAGTTTATCGATCTAATTCTTACTAAGTTTAATGCTTATTCTCAATATCAGGATTTTAGTCATGAGGTTATTGCAGCAAAACCTACAGACCAAGATTATAAATATAAAGCAGCGCATCTTACTATTAGAAAAGTAGACACATTGGATGAGCTAGAAGAAGTAGAATCAAGATTATTAAATAACGAACTTATCTACCAAGAAGATAAGGGTATTTTATGGATTAAAACTAAAAACGGACTCCGCGCTATTGGAAGTGGAGACCATTCTGAGGATACAGGTATGACAGTTACAGAAATGATTAAAGAACTCTCAGATAGAGGTCTTATTTATAAAGAAGGTAACACTTGAAAGCTTTCGTCTTTCTCAGATGTTACATTTGTTCATAATGATACCGGAACTAAATTTAAGTTTGAGGTATCTGCTGATGGACAACTGAAAGGGCAAGAGCTCCCAGAAAAAACCCTACAACAAATAATGGATGGACTATCCACTAAAGTTTCTACGGCAAATGAGCCCAGAGGTTTTATAGGAAAATTAAATTTAGCTAGAGTCGGAGAAACAGGTAGTTATGATAAAGATGCTAAATTGAATTCCGATAGAGTTAAAATTGGAGCGGTTTATTGTCCTTTAAAAACAGATACAAAACACGGATGTTCTCATGGATACATCGAACTTGAGAATACATCGGAACAAGACATTCCTTTAGAGGGTTGTTATCTACATTTTTTACATCCAAATGACAATAGAGTTAGTACTGTAGACTCTCTTGCTTTAACAGGAATTCTTCCAAAAGGTGGTACATATCTTATTAGATGTAAAAAATATGCAGATCCTGATACAGATGCAGATGTGTTTATTGATGTAAAAAATTATGATCAGGAATGGTATAAGAATCAAGCCTTACTGGATTTAACAATTGATCAAGAGTATGATACAGTAATAAGTGAAGGCAAAGAACAGAAGGTTGCAAAATACCCATATGCTTTTGCCTTAACTTATGGAAATACTGTTAATGATGCGGCTATTTCAGCAAGTACGGTGTTTATAACAAAGAAAGACGGTGTTACTGTATATGCGTGGAACTTTATTGATGCCTTGTTAATTGATAGATTACCTAACAATGGCAGCGGCTGAGGTCCAAACTTTGCATCAAGTCGATCTAATACAATAATTAAAAACACTTTTGAGTTGGACCCAGCAAAACAAGCATATCAGGCATTATTTTCTAAAGACAGCTCAAGATTAAGACTGGCCAATATTAAAAACGATATTCAATATTTGGATTTATCTTTGGACAAAATCGAATTTCCGTTAACAGAGGATACATACATGATTTCCAAATTTACTCCTAAAGCATCGTTTGAACATAAGAACGTATGTACTGACAAATCTAAAATTGATTACAGCAAACCAAATATGGTTACATGTTCATTCGGTATAGACATGTATAAAACAAGATGTTTTAACTGGATTTCTGCTGGAGAGTTTGATGAATATGTGTTTATAAAGATTAATAATACATGGCATAGTTTTCAGTCTTACACAGAACAAACTGGCCTTTTAGAACAGTCCGAAACATTTCCTAGAAGAAAAGAATTTGCTTCAAATATTGTAAATAGTATTTACAAACGGATTGTTGGTGATTTTCCTGGTGATGGAACACATTATACTGCACACAAATGTATAATTGATATTGTTAGCGATGCGGTTCTAACTCCAACAACCTTCACATATATTGTTGGTCGCAAGGATGCTAACGGTAATCCGGATTTAGAACATTGTTCTGATGAACAGACGTTTACATTATATCCAACATCTTATGTTCCAAGGATTTACCAGATTACAGATCAGCAAGGTTTCCACTGGATTGAATATCAAGTATGAGCAGCTGCTGCTAAAGCCATTAATGAAAAAATTAATGCAGATCTAACACAAGATCAAATCATTCCTGTACTTATAAATACTGGAGACATGACACAAAACGGAACCAGAATAAATGAATGGTTTGATTATTATCAAGCAGGACGGTGCTTATTTGATCATCTTGAGCAAATGAACGTAGTTGGCAATAACGATTTGTGCAATACTGATGTTAAAGCGCTTGGTACCGGTGATGATAATGGTAAATCAAACGGATATTATTTCCATGTGTTTTATTGTTACGAAATAGATCCTAATAATGTGCCATTAATTTCTAATGGTACAGAGGACGTTTATGTTCCATCACTTTATCACTTTGATTCGTTAACCTACAGTTTTATAATGATCAATAGTGAAATTACATATGTAAACTGTGATAAATGGTTCAATAGACACAAGAACGAAAATGTTGTAAATGTTTATACTGGTTGGGAAGTACCGGCTAAAAAAGACGATCCTGTTACGTACGATGACTCATTTACATCAATTTATACAATGATTTACAACATGATCAGTTCTGCAAAATCTAATAGTAAAAACGTAATTGCAGTTTGTCATGAAATGCCATTTACTGTTATTACAAAGGACAGTCTTCAGGCAGTAGATGATGCTAGAGAAAATCCTAGATCTATTGGTGGAACAGGATCCTCTTTAATTGGAAGTCATACTAATCAATTATCTTATGCAGATGGAACCGCCATGCACTGGTTAAGTCGATTACTTGAATACTTTGAAGTAAAATTAATGATCGGTGGACATAAACACACTTATGCTTGTACATTCCCTTTAAGAGAGAATTATAAATATTATGATCTTAATGAGCAAGGTCAAATAGATACTTCAGTATTAAAATCTAGTTTAAACGGGCCTATGACTATGTACAGCACTCTTGAAAAGGACAATAGAGTGGTGTGGTTAAGTCAAGATGGAGGTAATACATATCATACTTCTAAGCTTCCATATACTCCTTATAAATGTGAGGGTGATTCTGAAACTGGAGCTATTTCTGGACTTTATGATATTTACACTCCTGCGAGATATGTCCCCGGTCTTACTGGAGGTGTAACCTATTTAATGTGTCAAGCAACTGGTTATAAATTAACTTCTAACAAAGAGTTACCTACAAATTATCAATTGTTTTCTAACTTAATTCCGAAAACAACAGTAAAAGCAGATAAGAGCGATGGACCAGATGGTAATCAGAAGAGACCGATGTTTATAATCGTAGATATGAGTGGTAATACTTATACAGCACAATTGATTAGAATCAATGGTATTTTAAATAATGACGCTGGTTTTACTCAAATTGATAATACTCCAAAAGATTCTGTTCCTTCATTTGAATGAGCAACTATTCCTCCAGTAGTTAATAATGTTGCTTCTGGAAGATATGCGACATGGGTTTCCACAAAAAGTAATTTAATCTCAATTTAATATGAAGTTAAATGGTAAGACTAATATTATAACAGATAACGATATAGTTACTACCGGTAGAAACGCCGGTAGTAACTTAAATACCGTTATTGAAAATATAGAAGATGACGTTACTAAATTAAAACGTAATCTGAAGTTTGTTTATGAACACGGTTCTGTTGGTGGCGGAGGTGGCAGCGGCAGCGGTGTTGGTAAATGGGCCATTACAGCAACACTTGGTGGAAAAACAATTTCCAACGGAAATATAATCAGTTTAACACCTGGAGAAACTTCTTATACGTTAGTAATTTCAATATCTGGCGGATCTGGTGATTATAATGTATTATACTCATACGGCAAGTCAGAATACACCGTTAAATTAAATGCGGATAATAATTGGAGACATTCTATACCGTTGATACTTACAGATAATGGCACAATTTCTATTGAAGCAACCGATAATATTCTTGTAAAAAATGTATATGCTGATTATATAACAAATCCTTATTCTTTTGGAGATCTTAAGATCGTAAATGAAAAATGGGAGGAATATCCAACAAGCGATATATTTATAGAGGATGCTATTATTAATGGGCTTGGTATAAGTTGTACTTATAATATCGCAATTAATGCTAAAACAACATATGATTGGTACTTTAACGAAGTTCATCAAGATGATTACTCTGGAGAGTTAGATGGCATTAGTAGTGGTACATTTGTGTTACCAATAAGTGATGAATACTTAAAACCGGAGATGGCGAATGCTTATAATGTTAGATTTACTATAACAATACAGCCAGAAAATCAAGATTTTGAGGTTATTACAAAGAACGTATCTTTTAATCTAATTCCGAATAACATTTATTTAAAGCTTGCACCACAAACAGGTATTGTGTACGATGCCATACAAGAAGAAGACTATTATGAGTTTAGTACTAATCGAGAGATTGCGTTTAATTGTCGAATTTATAATGGTCCAAATACTGGAAAGACCGGTGGTATTATTTCTGCTGTAGCAGAAGGTGGAGACAGCGAAGAAATAACGGGTTACTCTGAAGGAACAACTGTTACTCTAAAAATCTTGTTTAAAACGCCAGGCTGGAAAGCTATAACGTTTAATTATAGTCTGGAAGATAACGGAAGTGTTACAAAATATTTGTATTGTAGACAAATTGAATCTGAATTTAATTGATTTAAACAAGCCGTTCCTACAAGACAAAATTATTATCGTGGCTGAGAAGAAACGACATGTGTTGGTATGTCTGTTACAAATAACACATATGTACAAATGACTACTGCTTCTGAAGAAGTAAGCTATCCTTTTACATACTCTTCTGATGGTTGTAATCTTCTGTTAAATCTTGGTATCCAGTATAATAATATTAATGATTATAGACAACCAATCGCGATATTTTATAACAATGCTGGAAATCCATTTGCTACAATTTATCAAAACAAAATTGAATTTGAAAGCGTTTATTCTTCGACAGCACCATGTCAATTCTTTTTAAACAAGGAAATGGATTTTACTCCTGGAGATCCAGACAAATATCATTTAATTACAATTGCGTTATCCTCTGTGTGGAGAGATCGTGCGCACTCATTAGATTATAATGAAATCACTGTTTATTTGGATGGTAAATTAGAAGGCGCTGTATCAGATTTTACGCCAGCCACCGTTATATTAGGTGGAATTACTTTATGTCCAGGTAGTTATTCTATAAATCATATAGACGCTTCGTACTTTGCTCCAACTTCAAATTACGAACGCATTTTATATGATACAGACGTAAATTACTACTTCTATTCGTATAAATCTAAATCTAGAAGTGTTACTATAGATGAAGATGCTACTTCAATATTAAACTTTTTGTATGATGTTCAAACAAAGAAGGTAAATTACTCTGTAGAAAACAACTTAGTTAAAGTAGATTCCACGCTATATGACAATGTAGCAAAACATTGTGACATTCCTACACTTGTGTTTAAAACGAATCGAAGAAATACAGAATACAATGTCGATGTTATAGATTGGATGAATACTGGATATACAGATACATCTTCTTCTACAAGTCCATCTAAATATAAAATAGCTCTTACCGAAGTTAGGTGAGGTAGAAATAAAACAGCTACTAGTAAAATTGTAATTCCTGTATCTGTAGGTCAGAATACATACTTCTATCTCAAGCTTCAGGGTAGTTCTACAATGGGATATAAAGCTAAGAACTTTACATTTGGCATTGAAGCTGGTAGTGACTTGGCAGCTAATGTTACGCCAATATTTTCTCCAAACTTTAAAGCCGATGATCCAAAAACATTCTTACATGAAAAAGAATGAACATTAAAAGCGGATGCTGTAGACTCATCGCATACGAATAACGTTGCTATGGGTAGATTTATTAATGACTACAATAATTTCTCTTATGATATTGCACAAACTGGAGTAAGTGAAAACATTCTTAATCATGTAAGAAAATGTCTTGATGGATTTCCGGTACTTGTGTATTTAGAAACGCAATCTGCTAATGTTACCGATACGTATTTCTTAGGTATATACTCATTTAACTTAGGACGTGATTCTTATTTTAATTTAGGATATTCTGATTTAAGTCAATTAGATCCAAACTATTTAACTGATGCTTCTAATAATACATTTTCCTTTACTGTAGTTGGTACAGGAGATTCTCGTGGCATAGACCCTCTTGACGGGTTTGTTGCAGCTGAAGTTCAAGATAATATAAAGTTTTGGGACTTTTCTCAATACGATGATTCTGTATTGTTTTCCAGAAATAATGAAAATGCAAACTTTATGTTCGGAGACATTAAAACCTCAGCTGGATATGTAAATGCAGAACGAGACATCAAAAACTTTGTAAAATCAGTTGCTGGTGCTGGTGGATTCCTGTTTAAATCAATGGGAAAAACATTAGACCCTGTACATTCTTATCTTGACGATAATGATAACATTGTTGAGAATCATATGCAAGATAATCAGGTTGCGTATCATATTGCAGAACACGTACCTAGCTGTAAATGACAGTATAGCAGAATTAACGATCAATATACACCATATCGTGGAGATTTGTGAAATAATAGTCTTAATATTGACTTACTTGAAAATTGTATTGGTTCTACAGATCCAGAATCAGAGATTGTTCCAACATTAAATTATCGAAGTCTTGCTTATTATTATACAACGTGTATGGTATTTGGCTTGGTCGACTCTGTTCAAAAGAACCTTACAATTAAGAAGTGAAAGGATTCTTTTGGAACTTTCTTCTATGATATTGATACTGCATTAGGTAGAGATAACGATGGTAACAAGAGTTCTTATTTTGCTTTCTCTGATTATTGGTTTTCCAATATAGATGAATACGATGCGGATGGAAATAAAATAGATAGAATTACTGGAGATACAACTCCTGCCGCAAGAACCGTTAATAGAGGTTGTACTGTATATAGAGATTATGCTCCTGTTAGAGCTGAAGGTCAAGATCCTGGATATGATATTCCATCATCTTATTTATTTGCTATTGCAAAATACGTAAACTGCGAAGGTATTGGCGGATATTCTGAAAACGCTAATTATATATCGCCACAAGATATTTATGCTACATGGAGACAGACTGGTAATATTTTATCTACAGCTGATAATTTCATTGATACCTATTTTGCTTCTAATTTGGATGGAGTTCCTGAGTGTTTACTTAATTTGAACTACCGTAATAAGTATCTTTATAATACAACGGGCACTCAATTTGATAAAATTTCTGGAAACCTGCATGGTCGCGGTGTAGAAGAGGTTAGAGATTGGTTAACTGGTAGACTTCATATTCTTGATGCTTATTTCAATCTTAGTTCTGAAGATATTAATATTACTAATACATATAAAGAACCTAAACCCACTGTAGTTGTAAATAATCCGGATATTTATATAATTAAAGATGTGTTTAGAAATCCGAATGATACTAGATCCATTAGACGTAGTGGTTCAATTACATTTACGGTCACTGCAAATGATTATACACCTCTGGTAATAAGTATGGCGTCTGGTACACAGCGTTTCTTGTTAGAAAAGAAAGAGGTGCCTTATGAAATTACTGTTAGTCCAAACAATGCTGATACAAACTTTGGTGGATCTCAGTTGTGAACAAGTCTTGATACAATTAATGGATTTGTGACATCTTTAACTGATAGAAGTACATTTAATTTCAATACAGATAGAATTGATACTTTGGTTGGAGACTCTGGCTCTGTTACAACGACCTGAAATGTTAATGCTCCATTTGTTAAGGAAATTAAACTTAACAGTCCAAATTATTCCGGTGCTTTAAATATAGATAGTACAGCATATAATGTTGATAAAATTGATATTTCAAAATCTAAAATTGCTTTAACGGTTACGGATTCTAAAGTTTCTGAAATAAATTGTTCTAACTTGAATGGAGCAGCAGAATTGAATATTTTACGTTGCAAAAATTTGAAATCTGTAAATCTTACAAATGCAAATGCAACTAAATGTGAAATATCGCCTATTTGGACTTCTAGTATTAACTTGTCTAACAATAGAATTAAAGAGCTAACTGTTACTGGTAATATAGATCTTACATTAGGTAACTTAACCGTTCAAAATAACGGTTATTTGGAAAGATTAACATTTGCCAGATTTGGAGCAGTAAACCTAAATAACGCATCAAATGTAAAGAAGATTACTTGTAACGACGATCCTAATTCTAGTATGTTAACATCGTTTACAGCACAAAACTGTACAAAGTTAACAAGCATTGAATTACCAGTTGATAATTTGGTGACGCTCAATTTATCCGGATGTTCTAATCTTACTGAAATTGTTCTTAAAGGTTCTGATTTTTCAAAACTAAGCACACTTAATTTATCTGGCACAAAAGTTAGTTCTATTACATTTAATAATGAATCTCCAGCAAGTTATTTGGATTTAACTAGATTCACAAATCTTGGAAAAGCATCTTCTGGTACATCTATTAATCTTTCTAAAGATGAAGCCGTTGTTGCTATTAAATTTAGAAATGATGAAAACAGTCCTGTAAGATTAACAAACAATTTTCAAGGATGCACTAATCTTGAAAGAGTCTATGGTAACGTTTCTATCTGTACAAATAGTTGTTTTTCTGGTTTAACTAAGTTCTCAATACATGGATCAGATTTAAGTAATCTTACTTGAAACGGAAGTAGTGTATTAAATGGAACAAAAGTAAAGCATCCGAATGACATTAAAACTGGAGGTCCTAGTACATATTTTGTAAGTGGTAATGGAAATATAACGAATATGACATTTGGAGCATCAAATGTAAGTAGCTGTTTCTCACAAACAAATTGTACAATATTTGATTACTATTATGCTCTGGCAAATATAGGTTCTGCTGAGAATATAGATTACCTATTTGCATATAATCAAAACAGTACATATGGACGTTTCGACGGAACTGTAAACAATAATCCGGATAAGAGAACTTTCTTATATTGCTCAAATATTACTTCTTGTGGCGGTTTATTTAGTTATCATTATTCTGGAAAAACAATTTATTTAATATCTCCAACAGTTGTAAATGATTCTGTTACAGTTGATGATGGATTATTCTCATATTTGACTAAATCTACAAATATTGGAGCAATGTTTTATGGAAGTTATTCTCTTATATTTGATAGATTTTTGTTTAGAAGAAGCATTGGCAACTATCTGTTTAGAAATATTGATTATTACACACCATTATATGTATTAAATACACCACCAAGCGATTTTAGTTGGGCCACAATATCTAATATTTATTCCAATGTCACAACGATGACTGGTAATATTACTGATATATTTAACAATGTTCCTAATCTAACATCAATGTCTGGTTTCTTGAGACAAGTTGAATATTTGGATTTAGATAGTGACTTTAAAATTCCGTCTGGTGTAGCAGTATTGAATAATGCATTTAGTGCAAAGATTGCTGTTTGCAATAATTTTATGTTATCTAATTATTTTAGAACGCCTTCAAATGTACAATATCTAAGATCTAGTTTTAGAGTAACAAATACAAGTTCTTCGAATGTATATATGGAATTGAATAACGATTCTTTTAGTGCATTTACAAACTTAAAGGAATTTGGTTTAGCAACATCTCCATATGCAGAAACTTCAATTAATAGTTCTTGTTTCACAGGTTATAATAAAGTTATATCCGGAACGTTCCCGTTTGACATATTCTCTAGAAACACATTATTAGAAAAAGCAATTGGTGTATTTATAAATGTAACATCTACAGCATCAATTACAGATTTACAATTACCTGGAACCTTGTTTAAATATAATACGAGATTACAAGATGTTTCTGGTATATTCTTTGATTTTGGCGTAGATTATTCATTATCCGATGATGTTAACTTTAAAAATTGTCCAAATATTAAGACTCTTGATTATGCTTTCGGTTCATCTATTGTAAATGGTTCTAAACCTCATTTAAGTGGGCAAATACCATATAAATTCTTATGACACGGAGAAAACGTGGATACATTCACTTATTATGGTACAGATGAAAGAACTCCAATTTTAGACGATCAAGGACAAATAATTGGATATGATTACATCAATGTCGAGCCTTATACGGTTACTATCAAATCTGTTAATGCAGGAATATCTTCTATGAAATATTGTTTTCAGCATTCTAATATAAATGCTTACGTAAATACAAATAATATTGAAATTGAAGACAATCCAAATTATCATCCTTATAGATATGTTAGTACGTCTCAAGACGGTCCATTTACTGACGAACTATCGAAAGTGGATACTAGAAAATGAACATTTATTTGGGCATTTGATGGAGACCATTATCCTTCAGAATATACAAATACAAGTAAAGACGATTATGAGGTTCTTGATAGAACTAGGGGTGCAAGTTTTGAACTTCCTAGCACAACAATAAACTGCGTTAAAGTTTCACTTGGCGATGGTGGTATTGGAAACTACAGTTCAAATAATACATATATAGCACCTCCGGATTTATTAAGATATTGCAACAATAATTGTGAAATTCGAGGTTTGTTCTCTGGTTCAGGACTTACTGGCTGAAGTAGATTAGTATTTACATCTATGGGAGAATTTAATATGTACGGATATGGTTTAACTGGAAGAATTTGTCCATATATGTTAAAACCAGTTCCAAATACTACAGATGTGTCTGAAATGTTTAAATATTGCAAGAAGTTAAGCTATTATAGAATATTAGATGGTGCTGGAACAATCGGTAAAGCATATATGATTCCAAATGAATTCTTTACATATGCTACAAAGATTACAGCACTTAATAATATGTTTGAAGATACACTTCAGCCGCAATATAGTGATATAAACGATGTGTTTAAACCACTAACAGGTACAATTAGTATTACAAGTATATTCTACTCTACTTATTGGGATAGTCAAGATAACGATGTTAATGCTGGAGGAAACTATACTGATGTAGATGCTGCATTTAAAACAAATGAAGTTTCAAGTACAACAAATGCATTCTGTATAACAACCGCTACAACAACTAATAATGGCCGTCCAATGAGTCAGAAAATTAGATTTAATGATGTATTTAATTCCAAGTATTCAAGAGAATTATACTCCAATAACTCTAATTACTTTAATACATTTAGAGGCTACTATAAATTAGGTAGTGGAACAGATAATGAAAGATTTGGAACGAAAACACTGTATGATTCTTCGACAACCAATAATTATTATGCATTTTAAATATGAAAAAAGTAAAGATTAACTATAATGATACTTTTGGAACTATGCATTCTCGTGATTATTATCGTGGTGCATCTTTCCATTTTTCTGGAAAATGAATTTCTGGAGCTCATTATGTTAGTGATGATTATAATATTGACTTTGTGGTACATGGCCAGACTCTTCTGGCCTGTGCCAAAAGTCATTTATCTTCATTAGACAATGAACCAACGGAATTTATAACAGATGAAAGTGGCACTATTATTGGTGTTATATCAACATATTGGGATTTTGTTTTATCTGGAATTGTAGGAAATTCTCCAGGTGTTAAAATAATAGATAACTATTGGTACATTTGTAAAAACACTGGTGTTCCAGAAGAAGAACAAGTCTGGGAAAACACTGGCGTTAAAGCAAAGATGGAACTTAGTGACTTATCTCCTGAAGAGATTGCACTATTACAGGAACCTGGTAAGCAAGTAGTTACTGAATTTGTTAATAATACTATTACTCAGGAAACTGGTCAGAATATAGACAAAATTATGTCTCAAAAGGCTGTAACAGACGCACTAAATACAAAAGCTACTGTTTCACAAGTTACTTCTGCTATTGCTAATGAAGTACAACGTGCTGATCTTGCATATCAACCAAAAGGAGATTATGCCACCAATACTACTGTAAATACAAATAAAGAAGATGCTGATCGTAAGTTTACAGCAGTAAATGAAAGAATCGATACAACAAACGAAAACGTATCTAATAATGCTGATGCAATACAAGAGGAAATAGAAAATAGAGAATCTGAAATAGAAAGAATTGAAGGTTTGATTTCTGCAGAAGAAACTGCTAGAGTTGAAAGTGACAATGCTTTATCTAATAGAATTTCTCAAGAGACTACTGCAAGAAGTACAGCCGATAATAATCTTGAACAATCTATTGCTAATATTAACTCTAAAATTCCTTCAGAAGCAAGTTCATCTAATCAATTAGCAGATAAAGATTTTGTTCATAACGAAATCTCAACAAGTAGCGCTACTTTTAGAGGAACTTATAATACATTAACAGAACTAGAAGCACAAGAAGCTGATAATAATGACTATGGTTTTGTAGTTCACACAGATGCATTAGGAAATACTGTTTATTCCAGATATAAATATAATGGTACAGAGTGGTTATGAGAATATGATATTACTAGTACTGAATTTTCTCAATCTCAATGAGAAGCAGTTAATTCTGGTATTAATTCAACTTTAGTAACTAAACTATCTGATTTACCAACTAATGCAGATTTAACAACAACGTTAAATAGTAAAGTTGATAAAGTTGCAGGAAAACAGTTATCTACTGAAGATTATACTACTGCTGAAAAGAATAAACTCGCTGGTATCGCTTCAGGTGCTCAAGTTAATGTTCTTGAAGGAGTTAAAGTTGATGGTACAGAACTACCTATTACAGACAAGAAAGTTAATATTGATTTATCTGGTAAAGTAGATGTTGCTGATTCTGAAACTAATTCTGATGAATTTGTTTATAGACAAACAGGTGATGGGCTTAATGTCGAAGCTAAGAATGCTAGAATAAGTAGCATTAAAGGCAATACGCTCGTGTGGAATCAGATGGTGGAGAACGGTAACTTTGTCGATAACTTGAATGGATGGAGTGTTATCACACCGGGAACGATAAGTGTTGCAAACAATGTCTTGTCTTATTCTTGGCAGAGTCCTTACTCTAACAACGGCATTGAACAAGTCAACTGTCCAATCATTGCCTCCCATAAGTATTACATCGCGGGGACGATTAAAAACACCGCAGATGCCGAAAGGAAATATTATATAGGATACACATACGATTCAAGTTTTAGGGTACAAGACTCATTCTTAGCTGGTCAAACGAAACGAATCAGTGCAGTAACAGTTGCATCCTCAAACTCTGGCAAACAAGGAAAAAATTTAGCCATTGTCGGCCAAGTAAATATTAATAATAGCATAGAGGCAAGCAATATTGTATGCATCGACCTCACCTTGATGTTCGGCGCGGGCAATGAGCCTTTGACCGTAGAGGAGTTCGAGGCGATGTTCCCCGATACATACTACCCTTATAACGCAGGCACGCTGATTATCAACGATGCTTCTGCGCTGGAGACCGTTGGGTTCAACCAGTGGGACGAGGAATGGTTAAGAGGATATTATAATGTCGCTGGTCAATATCTTGAAGCCGATAATAGAATTTGCTCAAAAAATAGAATAAAAGTTTTTGGCGACACCGATTATTATATCAAATCGCCAAACGCAATGACAATCTTCTTTTTTGATGAAAATTTCAATAACCTCGGTAATGCAATCTCAGTAAATAACGCAATTTTTCATACGCCTCAATCGTGTTCTTATATCTTATTCTATGCATCTTTTACTGATTATGGTAATGTGTATAACCACGACATCTGCATCAACCTTTCCGATGCCTCAAAGAATGGCACATACGAGCCGTACTGGAAGAGGACGCTGAACCTCGGCCTGAACAACATCAGGGTGAAGAGCCACAATATATGGGACGAGGAATGGGAAGTGGGAATGATTAGTCAATCTACTGGCGTTAATAAGGCTGATTCAACAAGGCTTCGTTCTAAAAACTATATATCCGTTAATCCTGGCGATAAGTTGTATTTCTACGGGGCAAGTAGGTATGTTTATTATTGGATATTCTATTATGATTCCAATATGCAATTTATTGTTGGTAGCATTGATGGCTCTACGGGGTATAAAAACAATATTGATATAAATAAAATCGGCATTGTTCCCGCTAATGCAAGGTATCTTCGCTTCTATTGTGCAACCCAAGTCAATACTTACCAGAACGACATCTGCATCAACCTTTCCGACTCTAATTTCAACGGTCAGTATGAGCCGCACGGGATACTGACATTCAATGGGGTAAAGAGTGCGCCGGGTTCTATCACTAAGATTGGTGGGACTCTTGGTGGAGCATACGATGAAATCAGCAATAAGTTCATCAAGAGAATCGAAAGGCTTGTCTTTGATGGAACCGAAAATTGGGGTAAGGCAAATGGCATCTTTAAACTTGTTGGCTGGTATGATGGTCATCCGCTCCCCTACTATCATACTTATACAGACAACGTGGGCCAAGGTGGTGTTGGCATGTGTAGTGTTTTCGGCCAGTCATATTTTACAAGTGGTGCTGTGACTGGCACATATAGCCTGCTTATTGGTGAGGCTAACTGGGGCTTTGATATTTTGTCTACGAGAGTTCCGGGTGGCTCGGATACGACTGTTGACCAATTTAAAGCATGGCTTGCATCTCTTTATGCGGCTGGAACTCCAATGACACTCGACTACGTCCTTGCCACCCCCATCGAGTACGAACTCGTAGAACCAATTCGCACAGATTATCCTGTAGATAAATTAGGAACAGAAAGAATTATTTCTGACACAGTTCCTACTCCTCCATTCTGTGCTGATATTACTTATCATGAAGCAAATATTAAAGATATAGAGATAGAAGGAATAACAGAATATCTAAAGAGAGAAGAACTTACTGATGAGTTAGATAAGTTAGATACTATTGAAGAAGGTGCTCAAGAAAATAAGATTGAACATATTACTCTTGGTGGAACTGAGCAAACTATTACTAATAAAACAGTAAATCTTCCTGCGTATCCTACTACTTTACCTGCAAGTGATGTATCAGCATGAGCTAAAGCAGCAACTAAGCCTAATTATAGTTTTAGTGAAATTGGAGGTACTGTAGCTGACTCTCAATTGCCAGATACTATTAGTTCTGATATTACTGGAACTGCTATGGGACTTAAAACTGAAAAGTTAACTGGTCAGGAGTTCGTCTACCGCATCAGCCCTGCGAGTATTAAAGCCAAGTCGCTTACCATCGACAGGATAAAGGGCAGGACTCTGGCGTGGAATCAATTGTGCCCTCTATTCTCTACTGTGGGTGAAGTGCCGCGTTGGAGTATAGAAACATTTATACGCGATGTATCTGCCGATGGAAAAACTATAACGATAACTTTTACATCGGCCACAAACCCTCGATTCAGGCTATATCACGGACTATTGCCGACACACACTTTTTTTGTTTGTTATGATTATCGTATAAACTCGTTGGCCTCAACGATTGGTTGGTCGGCTACTGGCGTTCTTCCACCACTTGTTCCCGAAGACTCACAAGTTGGTGTTTGGCAACATAATAAAAAATTGATAAGTTATAACGACTCCGTCGACTACAGTGTGACATTCCCGGATATTGGTTCCAGTTATGAAGGGGCCCAAGTGTCCGTGCAAAATTATAGGATAGTAGACCTTACTCTATTCTTTAACGGCAGTATTCCAGACGGATACACTGCTGAGGATTTTGAGAACGAGTATGGCTATTTGCTCCAAGATGCTGATGTTATATCCGGCACTCTCATCTCCAACGATGCTTCTGCGCTGGAGACCGTTGGGTTCAACCAGTGGGATGAGGAATGGAAAAGTGGTGGGTATGATATTTATGGAAACCCAGCACCTTCAAATGAATATATAAGAACAAAAAATAGAATTCCTATTGTCGCAGGCCAAACTTATTATATTCATTATAATGGAACGATAGCGAGTGGTCAATTTGCAAGTTATATATTCGATTCCGCTGATAATTTACTCTTACGGGTCGAGGGCTATAATAAAACTGTTAACGCACCGGAAAATTCGTCCTATATGGTGTTTAACTATAAGGCAACAACCTACAACCACAACATCTGCATCAACCTCTCCGACCCTGCCAAGAACGGCACATACGAGCCGTACTGGAAGAGAACGATACACCTTGGACTGAACAACTTCAGGGTAAAGAGCCACAATATCTGGGACGAGGAATGGGAACTGGGATATTGGAACTCAACTGGCTGGCACGCCAACAATAACTTCCTCGGTTCGAAGAATTATATCGCGGTATTCCCCTCTACTTCGTACTTCTTTAAGAGTCCCACAAATGTTAGGGAAATTGAATTTTGGGATGTTAACAAGAATTACATAGATAGGCTTACTTGGAATGAAGGAAGTGCAAATAGTGGCTTCACTACACCAGCGAATTGCCGTTATGTTACCTTTTATTTCGGAGGAACCTACGGCACCACTTACCAGAACGACATCTGCATCAACGTCTCTTCCTCCTTCAACGGACAGTATGAGCCGCACGGGATACTGACATTCAATGGAGTGCCGAGTGCCGGAAGTGTCTATGACGAGATTGTCGGGAATAAGTATGTCAAGAGAGTGGGAAGTGTGGATTTGGGGAGTTTAAATTGGACAAGAGCACAATATGGTGATATATATTGTTTTGTGTCAAGCATTTCTGGTAAGAAATTCGCGATAGAGAACATTCTTTCCGCAAAATATATTGTAGCCAATAAACTTGCTTCTGAGTTATTAAAGGGTGAGAGTAGGGGAGACAATTCATCATCGGCAATCTATATTCGTGATGATGCCTACTCCGATGCAGCTTCCTTCAAAGCCGCCATGTCGGGCGTAATGCTGAACTACGAACTCGCCACCCCTGTAGAGTACGAGTTGGTGGAGCCTCTTGTGCCCACGGTGAAGGCCGGTACGACCGAGGCAAGGATTAGTCCTAACGCTGACGGCCTGTCCGCTCCGTTCAGGGCAGACATAATTTATTCTGTTGCAGATTATATAGAATATGCTGATAGGGCTGGGACTCTTGTAAAAGGTGCTTCTGTTGATTTAACTGATATTACTGCAAATGGAGAGCTTTCTGGTAATGCTTTCAAAGTTATAGCTGAGCATATTGCTAAGTTAACATCAAGAGTTGAAGCATTAGAGAATGGAATTGGTGTTACTGATACTTTATCTTCTAATTCTGTAGATTCTGCTAATGGATACTATATAAATGGAGATAAAACTGTTATTATAGGTTCTGGAGCTCCTATAGTAGTTCCAGCATTTGCAGGACAGTTTTATATTAATACATCTGGTCCAGCATTGTATTATGCTGTTAATAATAGTGCAACAACAGATTGAAAACAAGCTTAATATATGATTAAAAGTTATACAAATGAATCTGAGTGGGCTTCAGCAACGAAGCCCACTACAGAATCTACAGTTGGATTACTGTTAGATTCTAATACACCTGTTATTAATGGTGTTAATGTGTTGGTTACAATACCTAAATATGGAGATGCAGTAGTTCTGGATGCAGATGGTAATATCCGTTTCATTGCTTTTGGAACTTTTAACAACGATACTTTCCCTAGTAGTTGGACTAAGGTAGGAGTAGTTTATCGTGTGAGAGGTAAGAAAGTTGATGTTATTTCATATACTTCTTTAGGTGGAATTAGATACTCTGCTATTTGAAGATTAAAAATTACAGGATATACTCTTGATTCTGCAGACCATACTGCTGTATTAAGAAGTTATGATAACAATGGCGCTTATACTGATTTAAGTTTTACTTATAACGCTGCTTCTCCTTCTGATTTGATAAGTCAGTTTAATACATGAGCAGAAACGTCTGGAAATGATCCAAATAACAGAGGTTTCTATATGTATTTAGATGGTTCTGGTGTAGTGCAGTTCTGTGAAGCTAATTATAATCACTGGAGGCAACATTCAGATGGATGGGTAAGTGGTTTAACTTCTTCTCCAAGTGTTGCACAAGAAATTCCCAATATTACTTGGAATCCTGATATGGATGGTATTTCTCGTATTTACAATACTGTTAATATTGGTGCTGTTAAACGTTGAGGTGGTAGAACTTTAAGTTCTGTAGAAGTAATTACTGCTAATAATACTCCTATTTCAAAGGCCTCTTTTGAAAGCGAATACGGTATTAATTATCAAAATGCTTATGGAACTTATGATAATTATCTTGAACATAACTGTGCAAAGATTCCTGTAAATAAAGGCGTATGTTCGTGAACAAATGTTGGACATGAATATACTTACGCTTTAGCTGATTTAACTTATAAAACTAAAGCTGGAGAAACAGCTTATATGTATAATGCTCCTCATCAAGTATCTACTTTTGGTTTTTCTACAAATAGTGATCTTGCTGCTGGGAAATGATATATTCCAGATGTAGAGGAAATGATCGTATTAATGAGACCGATTACAGTAGGAAACAGCGGAATTAGTACAGTGGATCAGTATGATAAAGTAAACCAGACCATTTATGCTATGGGAGGAAATACTATAAGTACCAACGCCAGGCGTTGGTGTAGTTGTAGGTACGGTAGCGACGATGTGTGGGCTTGTGACTCCGGTGCTTATTTGTACAACAGCGGTTTCTACGGGACATTGGCTGTTGTTCCTGTGTGCCGCCTCCGTATTGCTTAGACGATAATCTTGTCTGGCCGCGTTTTGAGCGGCCAGACTATTCATCAAAAACTTATAAATTATAATTTATCAGATAAAAAGTACAAAATTTCAGCACTTGGAACAAAGCCAAAACTAATAAAGAAGACATTAGATAAAACAGATATAAAACCGGTATTAGAAGATTTATTTGAGTTTGTAAGAGACATTTTAAAGTTAATGGGAAAATATGATAGAAGCACAACAGGCGCTTCATTATATAAATCTTTATTACAAGCGGAAAAGCATTTTGCTTTGTCATATTATCACGTAGGAATTACAGAAAAGAAATATGAAGAAGCGTATGATTTAGTTTGTGAATTAGAAACAATTAAATTTCTTTTAGAACAAATATTTAGATTAAATATGATTCATGATTCTAAACAACACGTTGAAGGATTTAGAAATAGAACATATTTAATAATAGCAGATATGCAAGAACAGATTGATAAATGATATAATTGAATAGTTGCTGAATTGCAACAGTCTATGAACTCATATTTCGGAATGATGAAACGTCGTTCAGAGAAGAAAGCTATTTATAGGATGATTTTTAGTTATATAAACAAAGAATGATGACATTATGTGAAGTTTAATAAAAATCGGTTATGTATTCAAGTAAGAAAACAATATAAAGAGTTTTAGTAACATATTGCTAAAATTTTAAATTTATAAATCCCTGTGACTCAATGAGTTACGGGGATTTTTGTTTTATATTAGCATCGTTAGGTTTCAGGTCGTTTATGTATTAACTTTGCATCGTTGATCAACAAAAGTATAGTTTTTAGTTTAATTTTTAAAAGTAAAATAAAATGGCAGAAGAAAAAACTTATGTATTTGGCAATGATGCCAATTCTCTTCCACTTGCTTACGCTCTTAACGGAAACGGATGGAATAATGGTGGCCTTGGTGGCTGAGGCGGCGGTATTGTTGGATTCCTTCTTGGCTTAGCTTTTGGCGGCTTTGGTGGAGGTTTCGGTGGTTTTGGTAACGGTTTTGGCGGTGGAGTTGGCAATTTAGTTAACTCTGATAGTAACCGCGATGTTGTTCTCCAAGCTATTAATGGTACAGATGCAGATGTTCGTCAATTAGCTTCTACACTTGGAATGAATTATGAAACAATTAGTGCTGGTATTACTGATGCACGTATTGCTCTTCAGAATGTAGGTTCTCAGGTTGGACTTTCTAGCTTACAAGTTCAAAACGCTATTCTATCTGGCGACGCTTCTATTGTTTCTAAACTCCAGGAGTGTTGCTGCGAGAATCGCCTTTTAACAACCGAACAGGGTTATCAGGCTCAGATTCGTACTATCGAGCAAACTAATCAGCTTGGTTCTCAAGCAGATCGTAATACTGCTGCTCTTACTAGTGCAATTAATGCTTTCCACGATGACATGACTCGTGAATTCTGTGAAGTTCGTGAGCGTGAAATGCAAGATAAGATTAGCACTCTTACTGCTGCTAATGCTGCTCTTAAGAGTCAAATTGATAATGCTAACCAAACCGCTGCTGTTGCTGCTATGCTTGCTCCTATCCAGAAAGAAGTTTCTGAGATTAAAGCTGCACAGCCTGCAACCACAACAGTTACTTATCCTCAATTAACAGCTATCCCTTCTTATATGCTTTATGGAAATGGTAGCTATTACGGATATCCTTTTTATAACGGAAATGGCTCAATCTGGGCTTAATTTAGCTTAGGAGGGGCTTTTTGTTATGGCTACTAGTTTTTTATTTAACAGAGTAAACATAAATGGAATACCTTGTATTGAGGTAGCAAGCCTTACAGAAAGTGCAACAACTGTTACATATAATTTCAATCAATCTCCATCTGTAAATCCAAGATTTTCTGGATTAATTGCAGTTAGAATTGATGAAACTCCTACAACTACAACATTGCCTGTAAATTTTAATGTTCCAAGTATTGCTGGTACAACTATTGCGCTAAGTCTACTTGGTGGAACACAGGCAACTGGCGCTGATTTAGAGGAAGGTATCCATTTAGTATTTTACGATAGATCAAACGGTATATTACAATTATTAGTTTAATTTATGTTTCAATCAGTAAGACCAAATAGTCCAATTTATGTATTACATAAAGGAGAAAATGCTAGGTTAGAAACAGGATATGTTGTAAATCAACCTATTCCAAAACCAAAGTATCAAATCCCACATACATTTGGACAACCTCAAGAAATGATTGTAGATTTAGTTGTAAAACTAAATGATTCTACATTTAATTATAATTCATTACCTGCACAATCTGATATTTCAGATTCGTATAGTAATGGTGAAAATATTGTTATTTCCGATAGTAGAGATGCAATGAACGCAGAGATTATGAGTACTAAACAGAAGAGTTTAGATATCATAAATAGTATAGATTACCACAAATCACTTGTTAGTCAGTATGAAAAAATATTATCTGATTTTAATCCGGAAATGGCGGAAAAACAAGCACAACAGCAAGAAATTGCATCTTTAAAAAATCAGATTAGCGAAATGAGCAAAAATATGGCCTTACTGATTGATCAGTTAAAAATAAATAAAGGATATGAACAGAATGTGGGAAATTAGAGAAGGTTATGACCATAGAATGGGTCGGAGAGATAAGTCTGTAGACGAAGCATATGAATGCGGATACGAAGACGGTTATAGAGACGCCATGGAAGAGATGGAAGAGATGAACGAAAGAAAGAGCATGTCTTCTTATAGAAAAAGAGATAGTAGAGGGAGATACATGTAATGAGATTAGATGCGAGAGATAGTTTTCCTTCTGGAATGGAAGAGTACTTGTCTATTTATGGATGGCATTTTAGCAAAAAGATGTGCGAATGAGCTACATCAAATATGTATAAAGTAGATGCCACTGGTGCAAAGAATTATATTACACCAATGAAAAAAGAAGTAGTAGACGAGCTTTTGAAAAGATATAATATTAAATTGGAGAATAAAGTATCCTATGATTATGTCTTTGCTGCAAACATGTGTTTTGCTGATTATATGGGTTCTTCCATAGAAGATGAAAGACATGTTGCACTATTTGTCAAGGATTACGTAGATGATGAAGATGGATATTCGGAATTACCGTTTACAAGATTCTTTGCAGATTGTATAGGTTCTGGAACTCCAATTAATTGGGAGGATATGATATAATGATAAAACAGAACATTTACCTTGATGATTGAGATTGATATGTTACTGTATTTTATGCAGTAGATACCTATTATTTAGATGATATTTTAGGAGAATTAGAAGAGATTGGATGTTCTGGCAGTAAATTAAATGATATTGAAGTCAGTTTAGCAACAGAACAGTATAATATAGGATTAACATATTCAAACTTAAAAGGTAGATGTTCTGTTGTTGTTATCGGATTAACTTCATCTCCTGCAGAATTTCAAAATACATTCGACCATGAGAAAGGGCATTTAGCAATGCATATTTGTGAAACAGATAACATTGACCCGTTTTCGGAAGAATTTCAATATTTAACCGGAGAAATAGGTCAAGCAATGTTTCCAGTTGCTAAAAATTTCCTTTGTGAGCATTGTCGAATTAAATTACAAGGTGGGGAATAAAATTCTCCACCTTTTTTTGTTTTTATCAAAAATTATTATTATATTTGCCGCGAAAATTAAAAATTAGCAAAATATGGCACAAAATATAGTTAAGACAATTAAAACAGACCGCGAACCTAAACGGTTTAAATCCGGTTTAGATCGACTTCCGGAAGTGAAACAAACATCACGTCCACCGAAAATTTTAAAGGTCTCAGATAAAGAAAAACAAAAAGTGAGGGCTGGATTTTTACCAGGAGGTATTAATCCAAAAGGAAAACCAAAATTAATTGAAGATGGAAAGAAACTTAAATAAGAAATTACTTTTAATTGTAACAAAATATGCTCCGTGATTTATTTCAATAGGATATGTAGTTGAATTAATATTAGCGTATTTTGGATATAATTCTTTCTTATTGGCTTGTTTATTTTCTACTGGTATTATACCTATAATCTTAATACTTTTATTTTCTTTTCAATTTGGGTACTGTGTTTGACACAGGTTGCCATTGTATTATACTTTTACAACAAATATAATTAATGCCTTTGATTTTTATTTTGGAATTCCTGTTCCAAATAAATCAATGCTGATTATATATCTTATTTTACTTGCAATCTTTGCTCTTATTGGAGCATATATTAAAAATAAACATAATGTTAGAAAAAGAAACACTAAAGAAAACATTACTTAATCTGATAGATCTTATAGATACCGATAGTTCTAATTATACAAACGAAGAATATAATGAAATACTAGATTCTATAAATAGAATAACAAATACACATAACAGATTAAGTAAATACCAAGCTTGTCAATATTTAGGAATAAGTCGAGCTACATTTGATAATTATGTTAGAGATGGAAAATTACCAAGGGGCGAAAAAGCTCTTGGATTTAAAGAACTCTCTTGAGATTTAGGAACTATAAAGAAGTTTAAAAATGCCAAAACCAACAATACCAATATTAGGACAGATTCTAAGTAATGGATGAAGTACAGCTAAAGATCTATGAGATTATGGTAAACAACGGTATAAGTCATTAACTAGAGAACAAAAAGCAGAAGCTGTTAGAAAGGGAGATCAATGAGTTAGAGATAATGTATTGCCAGTTGTGACTACAGCTGGAGAATTAATTCCACAAACAAGTATTCCTATGGCAGCTTATAATGCAAGTGAAGCTGCTAAGAATGGAAACTATGAAGAAGCCTTTCAACATGCTTTAACTCCAGTATTAACAGGAAGTGTTTCTAAAGGAGTTAATCTTGGATTAAAAGCTGGTGAAAAAGCAGTTGATACTGCTAGTAGTGCTTTGAAAACTGCGGATAACTATGTAACAATTCAAAATGCACTTAGAACTGGAAAATTGAGATTTGGAAAACCTACTACATATAGAGGAATTCATCAATCCAAAACACCACTTACAAAAGTACAATTCCCGTTCCAGAGATGAGATGTTACTACGCATGGAGCAGATCCTAATGGATTTTGACTTACTCTTGCAGATAGTCCTAATACTACTGGTACAATGGCGAGCAGACCATATGCAAGTAGGTGAAGTGCAACTTCACAAAAACCTTTAATTCAAACTGGAGAAGTTAAAGGTTTACTTGGTAAAAAGAATAATACACGAAACGCTATTGTAAAATATGGAAGAAAACATGGGGCTGATGCATTTGAGTTTAGAGGAATTGCAGACAACAGACTTCCTCAAACAGATGTTGTAATGGTTACTGAAGGAACTAATCCTCAATATTTAGGTGGCGTTGGCCAAGTAAGATATGCAGGCCCCACTACTGGGAAATCAACATTTATCAAAGCTAATCCAGACTCTGGATTAGTTGATTTGGATGTTGTTCCTGGTTATAAACAATTAAGAAAAGATATTGCGAATCAGTTAGGATTAGATTGAAAGGATCCTAAAGTTACAGATAGTCCTGAATATCAGCAAGCTTTCAATAACTTTATTAGAGACTGGGCACAGAACACTGAGAACACTGGTAAAACTTTATTTGGCTCAGCTAAAGGATTATTACGTGGAGACAATCCCTTAACAGGACAGCCATTTATTCCAGATTTTGAAACATTCGTAGCTAGAAATCAAGCAAGAGGATTTAAAGAAAATCCAGAACAATTAAGAGCATGGTATAATAGTATTGTTGATAGTTATCCTGAAATTAAAATCGACAACAGATTTGTTGGAGAAATTCCTTTTTATAGTGCACCTAAAACTTCTGTAAAGTCTATACAATTAGAAGAACCGATAATGGGGCGTGGACCTGGAAGACCTAAAAAATCTAGTACAGAGGCACTCATTTCTCCGGAAGCTTGAGATGAAATGCTATTTGAAGACATGATTGGCGAACAGGGTGCTATTAACGCAGCACGTAAGGCATCTCAAGCAGGAAAGAGAGTATTGAAGCCAATAACAGACGCGGAAAAACTTGGCATTCCAAAAAGTTCAAGATCTGATCCAAGAGCTTTAGAAGACCCTTATTATTGGGGATATGAGCAGTGGAATCAAAGGTATAATGATGCTGTTAATTCCAGAAATGTAGGAGAAGCTCAGAGATTAAGAGATTTACATTTTAAGCATAAATCCAACGCTGCTCCAGAGGTTGTATACAGAGGAGAATCAGAAGACGTAACAAATTTTATTTTAGGATCAGGAACTAAGCGGCCAGGTATATCTTTTACTTCTGAAAGCCCCGCTGTTGCTGTATCTTATGCGGATATAACAAGTCCATATGGGAAAATAGAAGTTCTTCCACAACAAATAGACGCACGTCAAAAATGAATTGAAATGGCTAGAAAGCAAGGTATACTTACATCAGAACAAGAAATATTGGCCTTGCAAGATATAGAAAATAAAAAAGTAGCATTAACTGCCGCTTTACAGGAAGCAAATTCTTTTTCTCATCCACAATTAAGAAAGTTATATATTTATCCAAAAAATTCAAAAACAATTGATGCTATGGGTGCTAATTGAAAATATGTGACAGACACACAGAGTGGATTAAAAGGTGTGCCAACAGATATGCACGCATTTAATGCTAAGAATAATGGTTTTGATGCCTTAAGAATAAAAAATGTTTTTGATATAGGTAAAGGGGGATATAATATAAAATCAAACGATGTTGTCATATTAGATTCTAAAATTGCGAAACTAGCAGATCCAATTACTAAAACAAATACAGGCGAAATAATTCCAATAGTAAAACGCGATAATTTTCATAATCCTGATATAAGATATAAACAAGGTGGAAAAATAAATTTAGTAAGAAAATGTCAAAAGTAACAAATATAATTTGTATTGTAATAGGACTACTTGTTTGTGGATTGTTAATATTTTCACAAATAAAATGTAATAAATTGCAAAAACAATTAAATGAAGAGAGAATTAAGAATTTAGAACAAATTGACTCTCTAACTTACATAAATAAACAACATTTGGAAATAATAAAGACTTATGAATTAAAAGTTTCCGAGTTAAATTCGGAAATAGATTCGTTAGAAAAAGTCAAAAATAAAATTATTATTAAAAAAGATGAGATTATTGTATCTAATGATGCATCTTCAGCAGCTAATCTATTGAAGAAAAATTTGGAGTTATGAGACGATTAATAATTGCTATTATTTGTTTGTTTATTCCTATTATGTGTTTTTCTCAACTTCCGGATTCTGTAAAACACTTAGAAATTGTTTCAGAAGTAAAGGATACAATGCTTTTAATAAATAAGAACGATGCTGATATAATTAATACTGTCTTTTATCAACATGATGTTCTTGATTCATTAAATGTTGTTAATGAACAAATTATAAACGGATTAAATACAAAAAATTCAGATTTAGAAAATATAATATCTGAGCAAAACATTATATTGAACAATAAAGATACTCAGATATCTAATATAAAGCAACAAAATAAAGAGGTAATCTCCAATTTGGAGAAACAAGTAAAGAGAGCAAATATTGAGAAAACTGTTTGAGAGAGTTTAACAGGCGTTGGCATAATTGCAATAATTTTTTTAGCAATTTTTTAAAATATTTTTGGAAATGTCAAAAAAAGTTTCTATATTTGCGGTGTTTAATGAGAAATAATAAGAACTATGGAAATTAATGAACAAAACTTTAATGACCTTCTTTCTAATGATGATGTCCAAATAGATGAGGATATCAATGAAGAAGACATTCAAAATGAAGATCTCCTTGATTTAAGTGATTTTAATCATTCAGAATCAGATGACAATGACGATAATGATGACAATGACGATCACGATGGAGATGATAACAATGAAGACAAGCAATCCGATTTTATAGCAGAGTATCTAAAGGGGTTTGGCATAGAAGATATGTCAAAAATCCAGATGGAAGATGAAAATGGAGATATTCAAGAGGTTGATTTTAACACTCTTTCGGAAGATGAAAAACTAAATATCTTTAAAGAACTTTCTGATCCAGGATATTCTGATTATGAAAAAAGTGTTATTACATATCTAAGACAAAATAATGCAACATTAGATGATGTTATTGAGTATTATAAACAACAAGCTGTTGAAGAATATTTAAGCGAACATCCAGAGGACGTACATCAAAAAGTCTATGATATTGATCAATATACGGATGATGAAATATATCTTGCGGATTTAAAAAACAAATATCCAGAATTTACGGATGAAGAGTTAACATCAAAACTCGATTCTGCTAAATTAAACTCTGAATTATTTGAAAAAGAAGTTGCTGCTATTCGTGCTTCAATTAAAGCCAATGAAGATGAAGAAGCAAAACGACATGAAACAGAAGAAGCACAAAATTATCAAGAATTTCAAAACAATTTACAGTCTGTAATGGCTAGTTTTACGCAGATTGAACTTGATCCAGATGACAAGGAACAAGATGCATTAGCATTAGATGTAACTGATGAAGATCGTGCAGACATGATGAGATATTTAGTAGAACGAGATAAAGATGGAAAGAGTCAATTAATAAGAGACTTAGAAGATCCAAAAGCTTTAATTGAACTTGCTTATTACAGAACCAGAGAAAGAGATAATCTTACTGGTCTTACAAGATATTGGAAAAATGAATTGGCCAATGAACGTAAGGAAAAAGCAAAGCTCCAAAAAGAATTGGATAAGTATAAAAATAAAGAAAAGAATTCGTTTGTGGTATCTCCCGAAAATAAAGATAATAAAACTGGAAAGAAAACCAGAAGTATTATGGATATTTACGGGTAATATCTAATATTATATAATAACTTTTTAAATTTTTAACTAATATGAGAATATCTGGTTTTACAACTATTAGACCTAACATGGCTGATACTAGAACTGCAGAAGATTTTATGAAATTTCTCTCTGTTAAGCCTGCTCGTCTAGGTCTTGTATCTACAATGTACGATCAGTACACAATTACGCATCTTACTGAAGCACTTCAGAATATCTATACAAAGGGCAAACCAAAGGATAGCTTTAAGAGCATTGATTCCTTCGTTGTTGAGTGGGATATTCAGGTTAAGAGAATTAAGAGAGTTCCTATTCTTCGTGTTGAAGGTGATGGATGCAATGGTTCTGACATCCTATTCTACTTCCCTGAGAACTATTATCAGAAATTCGATACCTTTATTATCGAAAAGACTCGTGATCTTATCATTGTTATGAATCGTCCACAGAGACTTCGTGATAATGAATTCCTTGTAATTGGTAAGATTAACGATTCTGATTACACTTCTGCTATCGTTCCTGGTGATCTTACTAATGCAATGACAAGATTCGTCACTAACTATATGCCAGAACTACACGAAGAAGGTTATACAAAATATCAAAGCAATTGCGAGAAGCATCGTAGCTTTATTGCAACACACAGAAATGATGTTGATCTTTCTGCTATGTATAAACCTCTAGAGGATGTATTCATTCAGATTGGTGCTGGTAAAGATGGTGGAAAAGATGATCCTGTGTTTGTACTAAAGAAAGCCGAAGAGCAAGTAATTGAAAATTATCTTGAGGCTCGTGATATGGATCTCGTTTGGGGTAAAGCAAACGTTGATGCTAACGGAAAGCCTAAGATTTATGATGATGAAACTGGTCGTCCTATTATCTCTGGTGATGGACTTATTGCCCAACTTGAACGTTTTGCTACTAAGTTTGTTTTCTCAAAGCTTACTGTAGCTTACTTCCAGAAAGCTCTTGCTACTCTTGTTGCTAAGAGTGTTAAACCTACAGGTAACGAGTATCTATTCCTTGTAAATACTCGCCTATGGAACGAAATTAATACCGTTCTTGATCGTTGGCTTGCTGAACATAAGACTGATGGCGCTGTTCTTTATTCTAAAGCTGCAAATGGTTATGTTGAACTTGGTGCTACATATCATTCTTATGAATTTGCTGGTAACAAAGTTATCTTCAAAGTAGAACGTACATTTGATGTTGAGTTCCCTACCCGTAATTACGGTATTATGGTTGATCTCACAGCAGATGGTATTTCCAACAAACCTGCAATGGAAATGCTTACCTTTAAGGGTGGCCAATTCATTCACAACTGGATTGTTGGTGTTGGTGGTAAGGATGGCCTAAGCTCTGGTGAAGTTTCTAGCCGTGTTGCTGGCAGCCACATCGTTGCATGGGGTTATGCAGGTCTTGCAATGTACAATCCTTATCGTTCTGTTATCTTCATGGGTGAAGACACTAACACATCACTATTTTAATATAGTATAGATATTTAGATTAAAGGCCCGTCTATTCGGGCGGGCCTTTTACTTTTCTTAGATTTAATGTTTTAGATAATTGAGAAATAATATGGAAAATAAAATTATAACAATAAGATCTGTTTATAAAGTTAAAGAGTATCACTTTCAACCAACTAAACAAAAGAATGGACTAAATTGGCCTTGGGTAAAGCCTACTAGAATTGGTGCAGACGGACGTTCAGAAATGATTATGTCTGATGCAGAAAGAAATAATCCAGATTCTGCTTATTTTATTCCAGAAGATTTGGATATCGTTGTAGTAGACGGAACCACATTTAATCTTGGCGATAAACTTCAGTACAACAAATGGATGGCTATTAAAGATCATGATTTGTTTGCTCCTTCTAGAGATGCTCGTGATGAAGACGGTGTTCTTTTAATTGATGGTGATGCTAAAAAATATGGTACTGCTGAATTATATGTAGATGTTCCTGGCGAAGAGTCTGAAAGAAGTGTTAGTCGTAAGAAACTTATTATTCAAGCAATGAATCTTGTAGAACAAGATTCTGTTGAGGGCAGACTTACAAAATGTAAGCTTCTTGGTAAGAATATGAGATATGCGCCAGCCTCCGATGTTGAAGATTATCTTTATCAAATTGCAGAAAAAACTCCATCAAGAGTTATTGATCTTTATACAAATGGAGATACTGCACTTCGTTTGCTTTTAATTGAAGCAAAAGATAAAAATATCATAAGAAAGAAAAATGGAGTATTTATGTATGGCGAATCTGTTTTAGGTATGACAGACGATGCCGTAATTAATTTCTTTAAGATTGCATCTAATAATGCTGTATTTGAAGAAATTAAGAGAGAAACATTCCCTCAGTTTATTCAAAAAATAGAACCCGGAACAGAAACAGGTCCAAAGTCTAAAACATCTAACACTAAGAATTAATTTGAAAACAATTAGATAGCCTATGACAGAACTCGATCTTTATACAGCAGCCTTAATTGAACAGAATAAGTTGGAGGCTCCTCCGTTAACTATTGAAGAGTACAATTACATGATCAATAAGGCTATCATTCAATATATCAATTTAACATATGCGAGATTTGATTTAAATCAACAATCATCAGACGATTTGCGTTGATTACAGAAAAGTGTAGAATTAGATGTTGCTAAACAAAGTAAATTGATTCATCCATTGGAAGAAGC